ATACTCTGCATCACCCTCAATAATGGTATGCTGCTCATCCGTCCAGGAGTTAAGAGGTAGAATTCCATCAATAAGAAGTCGCTCAGGTTCAACACTGAGACTTGCAACAGCTCGTTCAAAGGCCATTTGATTGGCCCTCGTCATACCAATGGCATCAATTTCACTCGCCTCTACACGACCAATTCCAACATCAAGTGCCGCTCCTTCAATTGCTGCAGCGAGTTTTGTTCGACGCTTTGCAGAGAGTTTCTTACTGTCCTTAATTTGCGGAGTGAGTTCACGAATCTCCTCTGTCCATTCATCTTCAGGAAGCCACACTACGGCTCCCGAAACAAGTGGACCCCAGAGACATCCACGACCAACCTCATCTACACCCGCTTCAATCTTCAAGTCGTTAGAATAGCGTGTTTTTAGCATTGTACTTTGTATGTATCCTTATGAAACCATCAAATTTTGCCTACTGTAGATAGATGTGGAAGATACTGATTCCACTGCTATTACTTTTAGCAGTTGTCTTCATACAACTTCGGCGTGTGGAAGCCTTTACAGATCCCGCATGTGCTCGTAAACCAGGTGCCTATTCAGTCCGTTGCACGGATGGAACTGTTCTTGACCCCCAAGGAACAGCCGTACCCTCCACATGTGGCTATAAACCAAATATTACAGGTGTTGTAACGGATCCGAATGGTGGTATCTGTGGTTCAGTTCCTGCAGGCTGTAAGGGGTGGGCATTTAATGGTGCTGGTGTCTGGACAAATTTCAATTTAGTTTCAAATACGGGTACTGCTGCTAGTACGCAGGCTGCTGGAAATCGCGGAACAGGTGGTCTTAGTGTTGGTGGATATAATGGCTCCTATCTTGGAAATCCAGCAAACTATCTCCTTAATACAGATAGTATTAATTCACAGTTAGGAAGTACATGGGGGGGGTATTCTGGAACCATACCGACCTTTGGAACATCTGGAACGACAACAACAACACCAGGAACAACAAGGACAATCCTTCCTCCTACAACAAATACAACAACTACACGAGATGCTTCTGGGAATGCTGTGGATGCTTCTGGAAATGCAGTGACCACGCGCGGCTCTGGAACCATTAATCTGAGCCTTGCCGATTTGATTACATTATTTGGCAGCACGGCAACAGGAACAAGTGCTCCTCCTGCAGCCACACCTCCTTCAAATAATCCTGCTCCTTCAACCACTGCCGGCCAGGATTTCTACAATCAGTTCCGCCCGATGCTCCTAGATGACATCAATAAGGCAATTGAGGCCAAGGCGACTGTGGCACCTCCTGCCCCTGTAGTCTCTGCTATAACAGAGGAGGATGTAAGTTGCTCACCCTCTCTACAGCAGGGTACAGACTTCAGTAGTGCTCAAAATAACATCCAGTACAACCAAGAATATATCCGCAAGGACTCAATTCCTTGCTACGCATGTAGTCTATAAAATAATACTTAAATGTGGTAGATGGGAAACGGTCTTCTCTTTTTTGGACTCGTTTTAGTACTTGCTATATTTGTTGTGGTTGCCTCCCAGACAATGCCAACAAAGGAGGGTTTTCAACCCCTTGTAATCCCTACACCCGGTCCTCCAGCACAGCCGATTAATGCTGGAGCGAAGGCGATGCCTTACACCGAGCCTTCAACGCAGATTTTATCAGCGCCTATTGGACAGACGTCAGATGTTACATCACGACCCTTCCAGGACCCTGCTCTTGATAAATCAAAATATGTCATCCTCTATTCACTTCTCCAGGATATGCACGGATTCAAGGCGTTTGAACTTGAGAAGATTGAAGATACTTCAGACCCTTCTATAAGTTTACCTCTAAATACATTCCGCGGTGATCTTCAGCGCCTCGAAGATGAAGTTGCATTCCTGAATCGTAATCCTGGCATTGATACAACGCTAACTGTAGAAGATGTGCATGAAATTCGTGTGAATCTGACGTATCTGCAAAAGAAGGCGCGCTCCATGAATACTGGAGCCATTGAAGGGTTTGAAGATGCAACAGTATCACCCAAGGCGACACTTGATGATCTTAAGGATACCAATACAAAAATCAGCGTAGAGATTGCTCGGCTTCAGGCGAGTGGAACAACGGATCCGAGTTTTCAGGCCCGTGTGAATATCTTAGTAAAGATTCAACAGCAGATTGGAAATTACATCACGCAACTCCAAAATAATACTCTTCAACCCGAAGATGTTCCGATTACAAAGGAGAATCTTAGAAAATTCCTCCCTCAGATTTCAAATCCCTCGAGCCCTGTAACTCAGTTCTTGAATTCAATCCAGGCTCCGAGTTCAATGTCAAATCTCTTTCCCGCATATGTGGGTGGAGATATTTCAGGAGCAGCCCTTGCAAATGTTTTACTGCAAAACTATGGAAAGGGTCTATCATGGGATATCAATATGAAATACTCTGCTCCAGGCGGTTCAAGTTTGAATGCCACGACAAATGTTCCTGGGTCCCAGTTCCAACTCGGTTCTCCTCAACTCCAGATGCCTCCCTCGACACGCGGAGCCTTTGACCAAGCCATAGCACAAATACAAAAAGGAGAGACTTCCGGCGTTCGTCCAACTCTACCTGAACCGCCGACACAGCAGTTCAATTGGAAGGATCGCTCCTCTCAAATCTGTGAATCTGTGCGTCTCCGTGGTCTTGACCCCGCCGATTTTGGTTGCCTCGCCAATGTTTCCAAGGTCGGCCAAGATTTTTCATGGCGCGGATATGCAAAAATGGTCTGTAATCGTCTGAAGACAACACTTGATGAAGGACTTCCCGAAACATGTGGATGTCCTCCCGTTGACTGGCCTGGCTGGAAGCAATAAAAACCCTTCTTAGGTAGGAAAGGAATGAATACCACACAAAGCGCAGGACTCATCTTATTAGTCACCCTTCTGCTGGGTGTCTTCATGGGTGCCGGTTTCAAAAAGATGCAGACCGAAGGGTTTACGAGCAATTGCAATCGCTGTGGCCGCAGTCCGTGCGGTTGCAGGGCGGGAGCGCAGTGCCCTCCGTGCATGCAGCCCGACATGAGCAAGTATGTTCTCAAGTCAACGATACCGCCATGCCAACAGTGCCCCGATATGACCAACTATATGCTTAAGTCAGAGTGTCCTCCAGTCCCTGATTTAAGTAAGTATGTGCTCAAGAGCAGTATCCCTAAGCCGCAGCCTGTCATCATTGATAGCAGCGCCTGCTCAAAGCAGTGCGGTGAGTGCCCGCCTTGCCCGCGTCCTCGTTGCCCCGATGTCCAGTGCCCTGCACCAACCAAGTGCCCGCCGCCTGCACCGTGCCCGCGCCCTGTCTGCCCGCCCACGACAGTCAAGTGCAGAGCCGAAGAGGCGCCTGCATCTTCTGTACGCCCCTACCTGGCTCCTCTCGGAATCAGTGGCTTTGGGATGGCGTAAGACTATTAATAAATGTTGATGTTGTCTCATTTTCACGAAGTGCGAATGCGAGAGCAAAACTGACGATGGCATGTGGAATCTTCAGAGTAAAATCATCATACGGTTGTGTCGGATCACATCGTGTATTAAAGATAACGTCCATAAATTGCGGACTATAATTGCAATTTGCCTTAGCGTGATGTGATTGATGCTCAGGATTTGGCCAGATACTATAATCAAGAATATGGATACAAATATACAAAAAGGCTGCTGCAAGGACAATCCATGTACTGAGAACCTTCACTCCTAGAAGCCATTCCGCGATAAGTAAGACAGCAAATCCAAAGAAATTCACGAATGCCTCGAGAACTAGCCCCAGCCAGCGGGGTAGGTCAACAGCATGATTGTGATGAAGTTGTACATGGGGATTGATTGCATATACAAACATATCCGGCATATGACACCATACATGTCCAGCATACGACCAAAATAACAAGAATAGTGTTTGCAAAAAGGCAATGGGCCAACCGTATTCAGGTACACCCAGATATGTAAAGAGGATTACTGTAACGGCTAGAAACGGGCCATAGGCCTCGAGGAAGTCTCTCTCCATTCTACTCTGTGCGACCCACTAAACGGCGGGAAAAAGCCCGTCAATTCTCTTTTGAACGGGAACCCAACCAAAGGAGAGTGCCGTTAACTTCACTAGGAAGAAAAAGAGTGTTACCCCTACAAACACTTTCTCTAAGGCTCCATTTGGAATCTCTCCTTTGACGCCCAGACGAGTCTTCACAAATTCGGTCATTTTTTGATTAATTCCAGGAATTAGACTTTCATGGTGGGTTAAGACACATCCGTTAAAAATCATGCATTGAATGAAGACAACAAATGTAAAAAATGTCATTAGACCAACTACAATAAGACTTGTGCTGAATGTCAGCATCAAAATGGTTCCATGAATACAGATTAAATGAACTATGATAAGAAATAGTCCGAGCATTCTAGTAAGGAAAAATGTTTAAAATAAAACATAGAATTCTTATAAATGTTATATTGTTTAGTTATAGCACATTATAAAGAAAATCTTGATTGGTTGAGACATATACCTTCAAAATATATACATGTATTTACAAAAGGAGGGCGCGAATTAGTAAAACCATATAAGATAACCTATCTTCCAAATGTAGGTCGTGAATCTCATACATATCTACGATATATCATTGATTCATATTCGGAGTTACCTGAAATTATTGTATTTTCACAAGGAAAAGATGATCATTTATCTATAGATAAAATAAAACAGGGAATCAATACACTACGAGATTTTCCTGAAAGAAAAATTATAGGAACTATATCGAATCGAAAAGTGGAAGATCTTCATTTAACAGATGAGTTTAGAGTAAATACGTATAATAATACAAGTCTGTATCCAGCAGAATTAAATTTCTGCGAATGGTTTTTAACCAATATTGATCCTACATTTAATTTTTCAAACGAGATGTCTGTTTTTTTCGGCGCCTCATTTGTTGTTCGGCGCGAAATGATTCAACGCCGCTCAAAAGAATTTTATGAAAAATTAAGTAAACAACTAGAAGTTAGTGATTCACCTGAAGTAGGTCATTATTTTGAACGTTCTTGGTTTTATATATTTAATTGTCATATTTAACTAGGGGATGGATACACGTTTCTGGGGTCCATCAGGATGGGAATGTCTCCATCAAATTACATTTGCATATGAGCCTGGGCAAAAACAGGCGGTAAATGAACTCTTTGAAATGCTACCTTTTGTACTGCCCTGTAAATTCTGTCGTGCCAGTTTAACAACGTATATGAAGAGTGATCCAATTGATTTGAGTAGTCGTGATGCCTTTTCGCGTTGGCTCTGGAGAATTCATAATGCCGTAAATGATAAACTCCGTAAACAGGGTCAAGATGTTGCACCTGATCCGACATTTGAATCAGTGAAGACCTATTATACAGATTCACTTGCAAGTGGGTGTACACAGACACATTTTCCAGGATGGACCTTTATATTTAGTATTGCCGAAAATCATCCACTCTGTAAAGAATCACTAAAAACAACGGCATTACCTGATGCACCTCCACGAAGTCCCGGTATGACAGATGAGGATCTGAATGAATGGAATCTTTTACAGCCTGAGGAGCGGATCCCTTATTATCGCCGTTTTTGGGCAGCCATTGGAGGCAGTTTGCCGTATCCTGAATGGCGGGCTATTTGGGAGAAAGAGGCTCGTAAAGTTGGCCTGCTCAAGCATACAGCAAATCGTTGGGCGCTTTTAAAAGCACTCTGGCGTTTGCGGTGTACAATGGAGTCCGAACTTGAATTACAGAATCGCACACGATTTGCTGATTTGTGTCGTACACTTGCGGACCATCGGAGTGGATGTGCAAAATCGAAGAGGGCCATTACATGTCGTAAGCGGTCGCGCGGTACGAACAAAAAGACACTAAAGAAGTAGGTAGTGCTACATATGGAGCCAACAACAATTCTCTTTTTAATTGTTTTTGGATTACTTTTACTTCATTATTTAGTTCACGTTTGGATAAGCCGTAATAAGGTAATGCCTTGGGAGGACGGAGGGTTGGGAGGAGGGCTGGGAGGAGGGCTGGGGGGAGTCGAAGGGTTTGAAGATGTAAAAGCCACGATGGCCACAAATTCTGAAGTGAAATGGCTTGAACCGCCTGAACTCTTTGATGATTTCTACAGCAAAGTCTACGACCAACTTGCCCAGGGCTCAAATCGTCTGCAGGCCGAACTTGGTCTTGCACTTCATGCTTTTAGTGCTGGTGGCAAGAAAATTACCGATATGCGAATCTTAGACGCCGGTTGTGGAACAGGAATTGTAACTGCAGCCATCGCCAAAATGAATGCCGCAAAGGTAATTGCAGTCGATATGAGTCCCGCCATGCTTCACCGTGCAAAGACAGTTACACTTGAAGAATCAACCCTAACACAAGCTCAAAAAGATATCATTGAATATCGTCAATCAGATCTATTGAATCCGAGCGCCCTGGCTCCTGGCGAAGTGACAAATGCAATTGTCTTTTATTTTGTTACGTACTATATCCATGATATTGAGACACTGTTCCGTAATCTATTTGTATGGGTATCTCCTGGAGGAACAATTGCCGTAGAAGTGGTGAATAAATACAAGTTTGACCCAATGTTGGACTCGTCTGCACCATGGATGGGATTCAGTCTCCAGAAGTATTCAAAGGAGAGAGTGACACAGAGTAAAGTCACTTTTGATAAATTCGAATATGAGGGCAAGTTTGACTTAATTGACCCTGTAGCCGAGTTCCGTGAGACCTTCCGTTTCAAGGATGGCTCTGTGCGTCGGCAAAAACATGTGTTCGTAATGCCGGCCATTGAAGAGATTGTAAAGACTGCCAAGGTGGTTGGCTGGGAATATAAGTCCTATATTGACCTGACAACAATAGGATTCGAATATGCGTACCTGCTGATTTTTAAGCATCCGTAATGAATAGAGGCGCATGAGTCAAATATTCGACGTCCATCAACCAGGTCTCCGACGCGGTGCTGAGCGTCTTCCTTTCGCTCCTCACAAGCGTTATTTCTACGTTGAGCATCCCACGGAGGGTTGGAAGGTCTTTCTTCGTGCCTGTACTTTTTTACATGAGGAGGGAAATCCTGATCCGAAGCGTTTTCTTGTAGTGAAACGCTATCAGGCGCAGCCGAATGGAGCCGTCTGGGAACCTCCGAAGGGGCAAATGGAAGGGAAGGATGGACTTGCTCATCCGACCTGGAGTATTTTAGATATTCTTGCGGAGAATGTTACACGGGAAGTTGAAGAGGAGGCAAAAATTAAGAAGATTGATAATTTACAATATACGGGACTTGTTTTACAGGCCCAGGAGAAGGACTATCCGCCAAATACCTATTTTCAATACCACTGTTTCCGTGGAACTGTGACGCCTGGTGAAATTGAGAATGCTCTGGCCGAATTTGAGTGGCTCAATGAGCATCCGAAGGCATTTGCGCGTCTACGCAAAGATGTGCGTGAAAAAGATGCTCTGGCATGGTTTGACGCTAAGAGAACAAAAATGATGGGCAAATGGTCACCGAGTCTACTTGTGCTCTATTTGCGTGAGCAGATGTTATAGTACTTCAACCTTTGGTGCAGTGACTGCAGTACTCATGTGCTTCAGTAGGTTTGTCTTTGATTCAGCAAGATAATCGAATGTACAGAGATGCATCTCTGCCTGGCGATGACCGGAGCAGTATGTCTTTTCACACTTGCAGGTAAATCCGAGAAGACCAACCCTCTTCTTACAGGCGGGGAATGAGCATCGGGTAGGTTTAGAATCACTCATTTATCGTAGTATACTATCGTAAATGAGGGGTCCAATTTCAAAATTTAACATACGCACTTTCGCAGACGCGGCTCCCAACAGGCAGATGTGCATCCACCGCGTTGAACTCTGCGCGAAGCCTTGCGCGCCTTGCGGCCCTTCTTGGCCTTGCGAGTACGCTTGCGGCCACCATACTGGGGCGCAGGAGGCGCAGGAGGCGCAGGAGGCGCAGCCACCATCATATTCGCAGCCGGTGCAGCCGGGCGATTATTCATGCGAACATTTGCAGCGGGTGCATTCTTCTTTGCGCCAAATAATCCTTTAAGAAAGTCCATCTACTTACGGTTGCGATTTACGCGGCGGCTCTTGCGATTACGATTCTTACGCGTCTGCTTGCGATTCTTGCGGTTACGACGCGTGCGCTTACCACCAACACTGACGGGTCCCGTAGGAATCTTTGCCAGAGTACCAACACCGCCGGGCCAACTAGTCAGTACATCATTTCCCGAAGCGTCGTTTTGCATTCTACTTAGAGTATATCTATATTCCTCCAGTAGGATGTCCTTTTGGAGAGAAAGTCCAGGGCCTACCTGGTCAGATTTTTTCTGGTCTATGGTTCTTTGTAAAGGGACTACACATGCATTTCCTTTAGTCCGAGGACAAGTACCGTGCCCAACTGGAAGTTATGCGCATACTTTACGCCAAGCACATGAACGAGAATCTGAAAAAATTGCTGCATTTTTGCGAGATCATTTTAAAATTACAGAACGCAGTGCATGTGTAATAACAGGTGAACGCATTCGTCGTGGACTATCTGCAGGGTGGCTTGTTGTCTATTCAATGGGCGAAAAGGGGGAGATTATGGGCTGTTGTATTAGCCGCCCTCTCGGAGAATGTCGTTTATTTCAGAGAAATGGAAAGAAAATGCGCTCCTCGTCCACTCGAAACACTGGATTTATTGATTTCTTCTGTGTAATTCCTTCTCTCCAGAAATCGGGCCTCGGCTCGACAATGCTACGTTATATTCGCTATGTTACAAGTTTACAAGGGCGACTTATACATTTTTTTCAAAAAGAGGTTAGCCCTCTAAGGACTCTACCTCCTTTATGGTCTGGACAGTATATTGTACGGTATAGTCTCAAAGCAGGTGAAAATCAATCAGTTGAACAAGTAAAAGTCGAAGATAACTGGCTACAGAAGAATGTGATTCAAGAACAAGTTCAATCTGTTATGATTGCCACCTATATGAATCAACCATCAGGTGATACAAAACTTTTCAAATACACCTCGGAAAAATATACTTTTTTTCTGGCAATTACAGATACATTTTCTGTAGAAAAGGGCACAGATCGGCGCATGGGCGAAGTTCTCTCCTATTGGTCAGTTGGTACTCCTACAAAAGACGAAATAACCGTTGCAATGGAGACAATTCTTGATTGTACTGGCTATAAGATATTACTTATGGACAGCACATTTCCGCATGATAAGAAAAAGGGATGGCAGGTAGATGCACCCTATTATTATTATATCTATAATCTGAATCCTCGGCAATTTTTTACTGTGCGGCCGTGGTTTTGGTTTTAGACTTTTTGAGAATTTTTACTAATTTTTTTTATTATTTCAGATGCCGTTAGAATTTCTGCAGTAGGAAAATCCTTTTTAATGCTGTTATTCATTTTTTCTACATATTTTTTGAATTCATCAAATGATTTCATATTAACTATATCATTTGACCAAAAATGGTTTCTAAATTCATCAAAAGGCTCTTTTTTTAATACCTCTTCAAAATCAGTTTTATATTTACATAAGAGATTTAAATCTCTTACTAATTTATCCCTATAATATTTTTCATAGTCTTTTCTTATAAGTATATATACTACATCAGGTGTGAATGGTAAATTATCCTTTCCTTGAAGTCCAACAAATACAATATTTTTATTCTTAGATAATAGTATATTAATATCTTTTATTACACCCTTTTGAACGGTCTCAATCGTTTTATGTTTTTTCCAATTATTTTCGTAAATATCATCTAAATCATACCCTTTAACTGATAAATTCTTTAAAAGTGTTGTTTTTCCTGAACCGGAAGCACCAGTGATATAAACTAGCATCCTATTATCCTCATTTAAAATCTAAATTCTCGGCAATTTTTTACTATGTGGCCTTTGTTTTAAGAACTCCTGGGGCGTGCCATAGCCACATTTCCAGGCGCCTTGAGAATTTCAAGGGCTCCCAAACGATAGGTGCCCTCGCAGAATTTGTAATACTCTGAAAGCATATTGCGCGCCTCATCTGCCAGTTGATTTACGCGTGGAATTCCACCCTTCATGACGCTCGGCTGAATTCCCTTGATTTGTCCCGCTTTATCAAGAACAAAGAGTTTCGGGAGAAACTGCATGACTGCCGCCGTGTGTTTGATTTGATAGGATAAGAGGGCCGCAATACTCTGTCGCACTTTACGAATTGCCTCGGCATTCTTAACAAAAATCTCTTTATCTTTGAGTTCGGGACTCTCACATTGATAGAACGGCTTACTAATGACCTTATCCAATTGATCTGGTGCATCACGAGAAGGCGGCGGCGGGGCAAAAATCACCTGCATGAGTTCCGTAAATTTCTTGTATTTCGGCTTCACCTCCTCGCTAATCTTGGGGAGATTTCCCTGGACCATGTCAAAGAAGAGTTGATTGAGGGCACGGAGTCCTGGAGAGTGTTTGGTAATCACTTGTCCATAGTTGGGCACCGTATCAGGAATTCCAGGCATTGGTGAATAGAAGCAGACACTGCTTTTGAGTGGCGTATCTTTGCGCATTGAATCAATGAGAGTAGGACTCAGCAGTTGAATGGCGCGGGCTACGCAGTACGCCTTCGGCTTCTCTTTGAGATACTTGAAGATACCCGTGTATGAGAGACCTTGGACAACACCTGCATCATCAGATGAACCTTCTGTGCGGCGACGTACTTGGTCTGGCTGCACCTGTGCGCCGCGAGCCGCATTTCCCATGACCGTGGCAATTGCAGTTGCGAAGCTTGTATTATTGTAGGCATACTCTCCTCCCCGTGTTATTTTGAATCCAAGATTATAGGTCGTATCTTTACGACTTCCATTGACAGTTATATCATCAATCTGAAGCGTGTAGGAATCACCTGTGCGAAGATTCTCGATGGAAACACTCGCCTCCACTAAAATATCTGCGCGAGGGCGGTAGAGTACATTTTTATTCTTATTTGGGTCAAACAGCAGCGTACCAACAGTAGTTGACGGGTCGCGAGGAATTGCAGCTGCGCTTCTAGAAGAGATTACGTAGAGATTCGTGGCAGGAATGGCCGTAAAATAGTTCTTCGCAACCGTGTAAAATTCACCGAGTTCTGCGCGGTCTTCTTCGGTGGCCGCACCACCTTGTTGCCCACCTACAAATCCAGGTGGCGGAGCACGACGGCCCATCGGATTTGCTTGAATGGCCGCGCGGAAGTCTGCAGTCTGCGGCTCAGCATCGGGAAGAGAATCAATGACAGTGAGTGCAAGGGCACCGAAAATCTGGATGATACGCACATAGAAAAAGGCGATTTGAAGACAGAGACTATCGCGATACTGCTTCAAATCAGTACGGCCTTTGAGAGACTCTTCATCCGAAAAAGTCAAGCGTTTCACTGAATCAAAATAGAGAACATCCTGATTTCCCAGTTTCGGTTCAAGTTGCAGTTCAAAAAAGAACTTTTCAAGGGCGCGTTTTGTAAAGAAAATATAGTCCTTGCATCTGCGCTGATCTGCAAGTTTTAGAAGGTCCTGAATATCTGTGTTGTTCAACATCCAGATAAAAAGACTATTAATAACGGCCTGTGTTGGTGCTGTTTTACTTTTTAGTGCCTCCCTTGAAGGCATTCCCGTTGGGATTGATTGACCCGCTCCCATTCTAGACTGACTTTGGAATTAAAGTTTCAAGACGCTTCTTATGGGTTTCAAGGCGGCGTAGACACTTCTGTAGTGTACCTTCACTCACTCCACAGACTGCCGCAATGCGTTCATAACTCACCTCGGTGAGGCCGCGGCGCTGAAGGAGAAAGCCAATGACACCAGCACCAAGTGATGGCGGCATATTTTCAGGGCTGAGTTCATTATCTTCGATGTAGTCGCAGAGAGTCGTTGCAATTGCTGAGACCTCCTCGAACTTATTACGAGGAATTGCAAGTTGACTGAGCGGGTAGTGAATATAGTCCCGAGCCCGGGTGCTTTCCAAATTAGATGGTGTAGACGTCTCTTGAATGAGTCCGCGCTGCTGAGCAATGGCCAGCACCTCCTGGAAATACTTGAATGACTTGGTAAATTGGCCTGTGGTTAGATGGAACATATCCGCAACCTCCTTGGGCTTTCGGGGTTGTCCAACCTTCTTCAGCGAGGCATACATGCAACTAGCAATGACACTTGTGCGTGAAAGACCACGCTTGTCACAGTGTTCAACAAGTTGGACATAGAGGTCCTTTGCATTATCAATGACACTCTGGTCAAGGCCGTGATTCGTTGCGGCGAGTGCAAGCATTTCATAGACTTGGAGAAGAGCACGCTCCCTGTAGGGTAGCATATTCCAGGTGTGATAGCGACGGATACGAGCCATGGCTGCGCGAGCCGTGCTCGGGCCGCCTGAACTCTTTGTAAGAATAATTGTTCCTAGTGATGAAGATGGAAAACGGAAATCGGTCGGTGCTCCTACACGACACGGATCGTTGCTGCTTCGGTCATCGTGCCCGAAGAAGCGATACTCAGCGCCTGACTCAATACTTCTGTTTTTAACATCACCACAAAGGGTACATACATTTAGATCTTCATGAATAATTGTGTCGTCAGATGTTGCACATGGGCAAACTGATTTTATAGATTTGCTAAATTCATCATCAGTATTCCATTTCCAGGCAAATTCTGGAACTGGCTTGTGGTGAACTCGACCTGGAAAGAGTGAATCCATTTGGAGTGTTCTTAAGATTAAATTTCAGAAAGAAAAACGCAATCAAATTTAATGACACCGCTGGACACCGCCCTTTTAACTGCGATGCCTTGGATTATGCTTTCGAGTGTAGTTGAAGCAGGGGCGCTCACTCTTCTGCGAATTGGAGGAAAGTGGAATGTACTCTATGCAGCGGCTATTTTTGCTTGTGCTGTTGTCCCTCTTCTTTCAAAGGCGCTTGAGTGGCAAGGAGTTGGTATGGTAAACTTTATCTGGAATGTCTTCAGTACATTTTTAATGTTTTCAATCGGATATTTCTTTTTTGATGAGAAATTGACCTATTTGAAACTTGTAGGGATATCATGTTGTATCTTTGGCATCGGCATTCTTTTACTTGTAGAATAGCAGAGGAGGGATGTCAATTCTCCCCACAGGACAAATCAACACAAATACGCCCGGGTTTACCGGGCCTGCCTATGATTTTGCAGATGAATTGCCTCTTCCTGGAGCCATTGGTGTTCATCGTGGCAATAATATGGAGGATGTCATTGGGGCAGTCAAGGGTGCAGCATATTATACAGACATGATTGGATTTGGTGAAAGCAGTAGTAGTCTGACAAATGGAATGGGTGGCCTCAGACCTCTCGGTGTAAATTATTTCATTAAGACGGGACTTCAATGTGAGAATGGAGCCGATATGTGGTACTATGTAAATGGAGTTCCAACAGGCGAAGCACTTGGGCCCAAGGTGAAGGCAGGACTGGCCTCTGCAGGACTTCCAGGTCTGCGTGGACTTGCTCCAGGCATGATGGAGGATGCGAAGGATGCCCTGAATCCGGTGCCGGTGATGAATGCAATTCTCGGTAGTGGATATCCGAAATGTCGGAAGGTCACTATGGCTGTAGGAGATACACAGGGAAAAACGGCGGCCTCAGATGGAACTCCTTGGATTGTTGGACCGATTGATCGAAGCAGTGGTCAACCTATGCAGACCCAGTGGGTTCAGGATGTAGATGCAAAGGGATCTCCGATATTTTTGAGTCAATCTGAATTTAATGCGGCACCGAAGAATTTCTGCCCTGATGGAACTGCCGTGAAGGCTCATCCTGGTGGAGATTGTAAGAAGCCTGCTGGAAAAGAGGGCTTTTCAAGTGGAATGGACACGGAGGGATTTGTCATGGTAGGACTTTTATGCGCTGCGGCGGTCTATGCGGTTGCTCGTTGCCGTTAGTCTATAAAGAAACTTTTTGAAGAAGAATCTCTTTTTCAAAAAATCTCTGAAATCGGAATCGCGCCTTCGGTGCAATGACTTGGGGAGATCCATTGCTGAGTGAATTCACACTACAATCCCCCGCTCTACCAACTGAGCTATTCAGAGGCTGGCACTTCTGCCCGAAGTGTCATAGAAGTATCACTTTAGGCTTACGCCAGTGCACGGGACGCCAATGGAGTTGGCTAACCGTACCGGCTACGCTAAGGCACGGAACACATACACCGCCGCCACACCGCCAAGTGCCTGGGAGACAACATAGCCGGCAAGGTCGCTTGCTGAGAGGGCACCATTGACAAACATGGCAAGAGAGACCGCGGGGTTCACATGGCCACCGCTGAGGGCACCGATGCAGAAGATGACGAGGGCGAGCGTCAGACCGATCACTAGCGCATTGCCTGTAGCCAGGATACTTATTAAGAGAAGGAAGGTTCCGAGAAATTCGGCGAGGAGGTTCAGGAAGTTCATGGTTTCTACTAAGGCACCGAAAAATTTGATGCGCCTTTTATTTGTAAGCAAAAGTACATACAGCCATGGCCCTCCGTCGCATCAAGAAAGAAATGGATGATCTTACTAAAGACCCGCCCGCAAACTGTAGTGCAGGACCTACAGGAGAAGACCTCTTCAAGTGGAGTGGTGCTATCTTTGGTCCTGCAGACAGTCCATATGCCGGAGGTTATTTCAAGATGCAGATCCAGTTCCCTGTAGACTATCCCTTCAAGCCCCCGGTCGTAACCTTTCTTACGAAGATTTATCATCCCAATATTAATTCTGCAGGTGGAATCTGTCTTGACATTCTGAAGAATCAGTGGTCGCCTGCACTCACCGTTAGTAAGGTCTTGTTAAGTATCCTGAGTCTACTTACGGATGCAAATCCAAATGACCCTCTCGTACCTGAAATTGCTCATATTTACAAGACAAATCGGCAGGAGTTTGATGAAAAGGCCCGTGCCTATACTCTTAAGTATGCTACGCCTTAGTAGAGTAGAGAATGAAAAGAGATCTAATAATTATTCTTACCATTGTATTTGGTCTTTTTTTGATACTTATCAAATATATACAGCATGGTCATCAAGTGAGTGGATTTCAGAATATGACCCCTGCCCCTGTTGGTGATAAACCCATAAAATATGTGACTGGGCCTGCTGATTCAATGCTGAATCCGCGTGTTCCGTATCACTTACTCCAGGGTGTTTTAGACGATGCGGCCGTGGATGACCAGCCTAATACCGCATTCAATGCACAGGCGTGCTATGAGAGTGATTTTGCGAATCGGATACAACTTACTGGAAATTACAGTCAGTTGACGAACAATTATCGACGCAAAAATCCCGATTCATGCTCGGCGCCTGTGCATGAACTTGTAAATAACTTTTATAAGCCGAGTATGCTCTAATCAGTAATCGCGCACACGGCCGACTTGCGCTTCACGGAAGATTCAGGAAGGACGAAATCGCCCTGCCTAGCCTTCTTAACATCCTGCCAGAAATCATCAAGTAGAGGAATAATCGACTGGAACCATGCTGTATCACGATATACAGGATGAATCCACGACTTCTCTAGAAACCACGGAATACGCTCTAGAACATGCCACGGCGCCTCAGGCTGTGGATTCCATTTCATATCTCCAATCGGACCATATGCATACTTTGTCTCAAGGGTATCGTAATTCTGTAGAAGATAAATTAGACCCTCTGTTGCGCCAAGTGGTGCCTCTTCCATGGGTCCGCGTGCTGTGGCAGACTTGAAGGTGAATTCACAATATTGGCAGACAGGCACTTCGGCAACCTCCATCTGGAGTTGCATCTGATACCAATAATTCGGTGGAACTCCGCCACCGACAATTCGCGATGAGGGGCATTTAATCTCCACAAGATTTCCAAGCAAGGCCTGATGCTTCGTATCGGTCGCTGTAATAAGACCATCAGGTGACGCCGCCAGTGACGCAATTGTTGGATGCCTCAGGCGACCGAGGTCGATAATAGTGGCACCCCATTTTGCTTCAAGAATCTGCTTTGCCACTGGTTCAAATCGCGTACCCCAATCAAACGGCGTCATTTCAGCCGTCATACAGGACTTCTTTGGCGCGGGTCCTGGTGTAAGTGCCTCGCGGGGCACCTTACCCATAACAAGTTGTCCACGAGCCCTGGGAGACCCGAATAGACTATAGAGTTCACTTGCGGTGAGCAGTTCTGCTGTTTCACGATACCACTCATCTGAACGCTGTACACTCTGCGGCTTCGCCTGTAGTTCACTAATCCGCGCAAGCCTATCAAATTCAACCTTCACAAGAGCATTTGAAAGACATTTATATCCAATTTTAAAACAATCGAAAACCTCATAGGTCTGCTCGGTAAATGTAGCACTCACATCACTCTCCTTCATCAGTGTTGCAAGTTCCCGCTCCATGGTTGTCCACCATGTATCACCAAGCGTGGGATGCAATGGAGGAGGTTGAACCTCTTCGATTGCATTCAGAAATTGTCCTGTACATTCAAACATTGTCGTATATTGTTGCATTGTTTGAGCGTGGTTCTCGTTAAAATTTATAGTCGGCTCATTCTTAGACCGTCGCTTCCTCCTTACTCTCTGTAGCAGTCGCAGGCGTAGCAGGTCCGGCCTTCCTACGAAATGTGACGGCATTTCTCTTTTCAAGAACCTGGAACATAACTTTTCCATCGGCTCCACGGTGCATCACAAGGCCCTTAATCTCCATGATCTTCTGCTCATCTTGGTCATAAATGACCGCATTCTTGCTATTAAGCAGTTTCTTTTCATTCGCCTTCATAATCTGCGCATCCAGAGCAGTTTTTTCAGGACCAGTTAGAGTCAGGCGCACCGCCTCCTCGTCGACGAACTTTCGTAGGCGATTCAGACGAAGTCCACGCTCAAGACGATGCCACGGGCGCTTATATGCATCATCCGCTTCCTGGTTCAGGAAATTCACGAATGTATTCGTGCTCGCATGTAGATTTGCGGCAAATGTTGAGCCACTCAAATCTGTTGCACCCGAGCGCTTTTGAGTTTTTGAGCGGTTCGAATTCATTCTAATAGTATTATGTGCCTCGCCTTAAGGCACACACCGTTTTTGAATGGTAGTCAATGGCTCTACAAAGATTTCATCAATGCAATCATTCCACTGATTTGTACTTGAGGGAGTTTCACCTTGACCGGCCTTTAGCAGATAAAAAGTGCGCCAGCACTCCTCGGTACCCTTCTGCTGGGTACGAGTGACCTCCTCAAAACTGTAGAAGTTTTTCAAATTCGTTGAAACAATATCAATTTCCGCATAGAGAATCTTTCCTTCGCGCCATTTTGATTTGACGGAAAAGCCGTTTTCAGCGAGCCACAGGTCAGGTTCATCCGTTTCGCAAATCTGTTTTCCGCGATTATCTAAGAAAAGTGTTATCGGGATAAGAGACCATTTAATCAGACTTGGTAGTTGTGATTTCGTATAAAAGGGGACAACAAACATCTACTTGTAGTAGTAAAGGGTTCTTAAGATGGAGATACATGAACTCACTCCCGCACAAAAACGCATGGTAGCAATCCCTCTTCCACAAATGAGTGTCCGAAGTCGCCGCGAAGTCAGTGCTCTTGACCAGATTAACAGTCTTCATGTAGAGCAGTGGCAAACAGATGGACCTCAACTTCAAAATGACCGTCCTGATATAAGCAATGCTGAAATTAAAGAGCAAAATAAATGGCTTAACAAATCTCTTGCTGAAAATTTAGGCGCGGCGAATGGAAAGAATGCAGCTGCGCAAAGTGCTATGGCATATCGTTATTCACTTGGACTCGGTGGTGTAAATCAAGATTTAAAAATGGCAGAGTCCTGGAAAGAAAAAGCAACAGAGGGAGGATTTGCAGTTCACAGACGCGGTGCCTACACATTTATGGATATGAATCCTATTAATACGAGGACAACCGATAGAAACTATATACAGAATCAGCAATATGTTGCAGGCAATGGGGGGAGCAGTGGGGGATCTGATCAACTCGGCCAAAATCCTTATTTTGATCGGTTTGATGTTGTAACTGACCCGTTTAATGTAGCGCGTGAACTTCGTGCTACGGTCTATGAAGACAAAGTCGATAGAGGACTTCTGGAATCAAAGCGGCTTCTGAATCGCACCTACACCACTCGATATGTGGAACCAGATTATGTTGCGAAAAATTCACTTGATACTCTCAACTCCTATGAAGACCTCCGACCTCGTCTAAATACGATGGACAAGACGTATCGAAAGTATAATGACTAATCAAATCTCAGTTCAATCGCCATAAGATGCTTCTGCATCTGCTTGGCAGCCGGCGGCTCCTTCTCCGTTTGCCTACGACGTGTTGACCGTGCAGATGAAGTCGTTGATGTCGTTGATACTGTTGTTGTCATTGTACCCGTGCTGGTGGTGGACTCTGTAGAGTTAGCCGTTGAATTGCGCACCTTATTCTGCTCCTTCATCGCCTTATTCATGTCGGCCTCAATGGTCGGAGCATGAAGGCTCAGGTAAGTCAACACATTCTTCTCAATGGCCCAGCGGAAGAAGTTGAGTTTACCGACCGTTGTGAGAAAAGGCTCCTCACCAGGAATCTGAAACAGGATTCGTTCCCGACGACAGAAGGGGTCGAAGAGTTTTTTAGAATACGCCTTAAGTTGAGACTTGTAGTTCGTATAGACGAGAAACTCCTGACCGTCGAGAATATAGACAGTATTGTGACGCTTGGAATAGTTGGTCACAAACCAGTCTACAAGGCGTAGAGAGAGATCCGAGGTGCCCTTTAGCATGGGTAGAACCTCCTTCATATCCGTGCGACCGGTATAGAACTTTTGTAGACTATTGACAATAAGTTCCTGCTTGCAGTGGATCTTCTTCTTACGAGTACCAGATTCCCCCGAATCAGGACGAAAGACGGGCGGGGACGGAAGGGGCTGTAGGATCTCCATGTGCTACTTGGCTACGCGCTGATATTTCTTAAGCCGGTGAATTTCTAGTGAAGTAGGAGAGGGATGGGAGATCCAACTGTCAGTCTATTACCTCAACCGGCTACACCAGCACCTATACAGGCCATGCATGGTGGCGGTATGGGGGCTGGTCCTGAAACTGTCAGTCTATTACCACAGCCAGCAGTCGCGGCACCCATACAGGCTATGCACGGAGGTGGCCCTGAAAATGTAAGTCTCTTGGCCCAGCCGTCTACGCCTGTTCCTATTACACCTGTAAGTGGTGGCGCACAAGTCGGTGGTGCCATATATCCCACCTTTACTTTGAAACCTCTCAAACAGGTACAAATTGTTGCTGAAGAGCCCACACTCTTAACTGTAGATTTACTGAATGCATACAGGGAGAAGAGAAAGGGTATCTGGGGCACACCACCTTCAAATTATGAAGAATCTCGTGGGAAAAATTTTCATTATGAAATTAAGACAAAAGAACCGGTGAAAATTTTTTATATTTATTCCTGGGACAATTTTCTACGATTTGTAAAAACAATTGCAAATGATAAAATTAAGAAAAAGAATTTTATCTATATCTTTTTTTCCAAACTTGACAATATTACACTTTTTAGTTTAATTTTTAAAAAGTATATACGGCTTGTCACTGAAACACCCGCTGAAGTCTTTTTTCTATACGATCGCACGGGCCCCAAAAATCAGATTGTCTGGGATTCGAAACATCGCGAAGATAAGGCCGAAAAGAAATTTCTGTTTCTTGAACCGGCATCAATCTCTATTCCGTATGTAAAAGAGGGAAAGGAGTATAGGCTTCTTTTATCAGCAACAGGTGTTCCTCCCCCCGAAGTTCCAAAGGACTACATTGGTCTTACACCACGCGATACAGGCAGTGATCTTTTAAAATTCGAAGAAAAGGACGGTGAATACAAACCGAAATCACTCTTCAAACTAACTCCTGATAAATTCTACGGGGTCGACACTCCTAAAACGGCTGTAAATGCAAAAGAGTATTTACGACGCAAGTATGTTTTGTTTACATTTGAGGACACAGAGAAAGAGGAAGAGACTGAAGTTACCGAGGAGGAGCCCGTTGCTGCGGCACCTCCTGTAGCGGAGGAGCCTGTTGCTGAAGTTGCACCTGTAGAACCTAAGCCTGCGGCCGCGCCACCTCCTCTACAACCTGATCCCTATGTACTGAAACTTAAGGGCACTGTTGCTGTTCGTATTGGAGTTGCTGTCTTTGAACTGCGCAAACCGACACTTGCTGTTCAGAAGGAATGGGATGAGGAAATCTTTTCAGACTCTGAAAAGGCTTTTTTTGCTGATATTGGAATTACTGAAAAGTTTATTGAATCCGCAAAGGGCCCTGCTCCGCTCTCTGAACTCCAAACGCGTAAGGAGAGTCTTCTGAAGAAGCGTAGTGAAGTCTTGACTCGTTTAGTGATGAACCGCTGCTTTAAAGAGCAAAATTTACTCTTAACTCAAGAGTGTGAGCCTGTACGAGAATTCCTACAAGAACTTTATGAACTTGTGCAGATTGACCGTGCAAATCTCTTCAGAAAGACATTTGCTGGAATTGCACCGGCCATTGTCAATCTTCAAAAACAGAAGATTGGACAACTTATTTTTACGAGAAAGGAGATTATGAGTATTTTGGAGGGGCTTGTGCCTATATCAAAACTGCCGAAAGGTTCAGACATGTTTGATATACAGTTTCTTCGTAGTGTGGCTGCTTTAACGGCTCCTGGTGGCCCTGGTGCTCCCCCTGCTAGCCCTTCTCCTCCTGCTGGCCCTGCGGGCCCCACAGCACCTGGAGGATTAGCAGCAATTACCAAACCAGGTGTAGGACGTATACCGACTGTATTAGATCCAATTGGTCTTTCAAGTCTATATTCTATATAAGACGAATCCTAGCAGCCTGACGTGACACAATATCCATTGAAAACAGCACAAAGAGTCCAGACATAACAAACAGTAAAATCTCCGTCTGAGTATTCTCGCCCCGCCGTGATTCTAAATCATCGAGACGAGCAAACAGTAAATCGAGTTTCTTTGACACAGACTCTTCAACCATTGGAGTGCCCTTCGGCATCTGTCCTCCAGGAGGAGGTAGTTCATCATAGAAGGCCGTATTTGCACCTGATTTGGTCATCGGCTTCCAGAAATCACTTACAGATGGTGTCGGAGCAAGTGCACTCGCCTTCGCAACGCCATTTCCTTGCCTGAAGGCACTGTTCAAATCAGAATAGGCCGGATCCTGTCCAATCACATTTGTAAAAGGGGGCGGAGGCATTGTTAAATTCTGATTCTCAAATCCTTCATCGCTGTATTTTGTTCCAAAGTAACTGGGGGCCCCCGTAGAGGATCCAACCAGTTTAGTATTTTTCGGAACCTTAGGAAATGTATTCCGTGCAATTTGACCGGCATCATCAGGCTGCCGTTCACTTGTTAAATCATATGGAACATCTCCTGTAAAGGGCTCTGCTTGAGGAGCATCTACAGGTGCGTGCTCCCGGAGTCCTGTCTCTTTATTTAGCGGCGGCACAGACGGTACACGCTGAACAGCCGGACGATCAGGATCTAAATCAAGAAAAGTCATTGGGGGGCCCTTACAACGCTTTGCCTTCTTCCTCTCTTCTTTGCGAGCCGCCTCACTGCCTTTTTGGTCCCTGCAACCAGGGGCTGTGGGTCCAATTTGTGGGAATGCATCATCAAAGGAACAGTAGTTCATCTGACCCACTCTCTGTGGTCAGCAAAGAAAAGTGTTTAGACAATAGGAATGACCACAGTTCAAGAAGCCGCCTTGGATTTTATACAAAAATCAAAGTCGTCCATCATGTTATTACTATATATTGCTACTGTACTCATTATTGTCTTCAAGGATACAATTCCTGAGACGATTCATCATCAGGCCGATTCATTTCTAGGTCGGTGCCTGGGACTTGGCCTCGTTGTCTTTATTACCAGTGAATACGGATGGATTCTGGGACTTTTGACAGCCATTTCAGTCAGTCTCTTAATTGGATCTCGCATGGCCATTATTCAGGAGGGATTTGGAAGTGGCGGTGAAACCTCTAAAATTATGATACCGAAAACAAAACGATGGTTTGTTGAGCGGGCTCTAAATGAGAATCCAACTGCAATTGAAGAAGAGAAGGCTACAAGGGAAAGTATGATTGACGATACCCGAGGCGGCTATAGTTCTGGTGGTGGTGTTCAGAATTCAAGTGTCTCTAGATAATCGGTGATACAGGTAGATGGAGGCATGGGAAAGTGCTCTCAGTCCTGGAGGGGTTGTTGATGCAACGGCCAGACTTCTTGTAACCGTTGCATTTTTCGCCTGGAATCTTTTTGAAGGTTCTCTGTTTCACACACCGTACCCGGTTGAGTGGGTCTATTTATATAAGTTTCCGTACTGGCGTCTCTTTCTTGTACTGACTCTCATTGCGGCGCTTGTCTGGTGTCCTACGGTTGGAATTATGGCGGCCCTTGCCCTCTTTTTCTACCTGAATGACCTTTCACGCTTGACAAAGCCTTGGTTGGAAACTGGCCGTCCAAAAACTAATGAATGAGTAGATGAGTGTAGCAAATGCCGCACCCGCAGTCGCTGCCGTTGCAGCCGCTGTAGAAGTTGCAAATCCAATTGATGTAATTCTAAATAGTCTGAATACGAATCCGTATTTTATCGGAACCATGATGTTACTATTGAATCTTGGAGGTCGTTTCCTTCAACTCGAGATTTCAAAAGGCCAGGAGAAGTTTTTTCAACAAGTCTGGGTTCGCCGCATTTTAGTCTTTACAGTTATTTTCGTCGCAACGCGAAATGTACTCGTTGCCCTCTTTATGAGCATTATTGTACTAGCACTTCTCTCATTCTTATTTAATGAGAATAGCAGTCTCTACTTGGGAGGTACCGAAGATAAAGAGGAGTTTACAAGTCCTGCAAGTGGTCTTACAGCCGAAGAGAGTGAAATTCTGCGTCGCCTCAGTGAAAAGCAGGCACGTGTGGCAGCACCTACCGCTGCAGCGGAAGGCAAGCAGGAGAAGCCCGCACCAGTTGAGATATATGGGCAGAATTTAGCAGTCCTTCAAAGTGTTTCATAATAGCATTTTACAAATGCGCATATGAAATTATACATTGATACTCAGTTCGTTACCCAGAATCGGGGCATTACGCTTTCTACGGCGACCTCCTGAGGTACGAACAGACTCTGTCTGGCTGCGAATCTCCTCAGAATGTACACTCTGCATCTCAGCGGCGGCAGTTGCTGAGCCCATTGATGCCATCGGTCCCATATTTGAAACATCGCTCATGGCCTCCGCCTGGCGAACCTCCGCAAAGGTCTTCAGGATGTCATCAACACCGCTGGGACCGCGCATCTCCCTACGGGCTACACGAGGAGGCTCAACAGACGCAACCGGCTGCGGCATGTTCGGAACACGAGCGGAGTTATTGAATGGTCCCGCCTGAGGCATCTGCTGAGGTACCTGCGGTGCCATTGGCGGCATAGGTGGCATGGGCATTCCACCAAACTGCTGCGGCTGTGACGGCTGAACACCCATCGCCATGCCCATGAAATTACCGAAGCCCGGACCTGCCTGAGCAGCCGCCGCTGCAGCCATCTGCTTCGCCAATTCAGGGTTCTTCTTGAGAATATCATCCATGCTCGGCATCTTCTGGCGGAAGAAGGAGTTGCTCATGTGGCACATGAAGCCACTGCCAGCAAGTGCCATAACAAAGCGCACTTCAGGCGCAACCTTTCCACGATCCTTGTACTTATCATAGAGTTCCTCAAAGATTTCATCGAAATCCTCGACATTCTCGTGAACGGACTCGGACCAGCCCTCAAGCTTCAGGTCAAACGGATCGAACTTATTGTTCATCCACTCAAGACCTGTAACAAGTCCCATTGTCATCTGACGCTGAAAACGGAGACTTGCCTCCAGATTTCTAGCATCCACAAGACGAAGATACTCCTGCTTAATCTCCTCGAGACTGTTGTCCATTGTAAAATGGCGAGTTACAGGGAAACCCTTCGCCTCCAGGCGCTGGAGCTTATTAATAAGTTCCACCTTCTCCTTCTTCTCTGCATCAGGGTCACGGCTTGCAGGCAATGAAAAGACAGGCCCCGTGGCCGTCTGCGAGTTTGAAAAGAGATTCGCACCTACATCGCCACTCTGCTCCTTGCGAATCTCGATATTCACAGGAGCACTTCCAAAGTCAGAGCCGAGGTTTAGCGGCTCAAGGGGCGCAATATCAACCTCCTGGAGACCAATGCCGCCGCCACTGCTCTGTGAGAAACTGATTGTAGGCGGCTCAGAGCGACTTGTTTGGATATTAATTGTTTGGCCGGAGTTTGAATTATTCGAGTTACCCGAGTTGACTTTACTCGGATTGGCAAGTAGACTCATTCCGAGATCGTCACCCATGTCGTTCAGGTTAATTACATTACCGATCTCATCGCTTAACCCTAAATCGGGAGCCCCCATCTGCCGAGAGACTTCTTCCATTTGGTGAATGGTTGCCATTCCTTCTTTTGAATTTCCAAGGACTTTTTAAGCAGGCTTTACCGCGGGCATCGAATCAAGACACATGCAAAATGCATCCGCGAGATCCGAGCGCTTCTTATTCCCCTTGAAAAAGGCCAGCCATTCCACTCCTCGGACAACTGTTGTCTTCACAAGTGCGGCTTCTGTGCGGTCCTCTGAACCCTTTTTACGGTCAGCATATCCTGCTGTTCCCGTTGCCTTTCCCTTGACCTTCATGCCTGCGTGAACCAGTTTGAAAGGAATAGTCGGATGACCCGCATTCAGAAAAGCATCCCGTAGAGTTGCATAGAGAAGCATCTGCACCGTTTTCATCACCGGATTTTTTAGAACGGGCTGATTTTCCAGACGAACCTCTCCCAGAATGCCAAAAAACGGCTTGAGTTCCTTCGTAACAAAGGTTCGAATTGCATCGTGAATTTGCGCAACATCAATCGCGGCTGCATGAGGCACCTTGATCTTCACAACCGGCAGTGAAGCAAATGCCTGAACGGCGGCCACCATGGCATCCTTTGTCTTCGGCATCGGTTTAACACCCTTTTCAGTGAGAATCGCACGAAGTTGCGGAGCCCCAGGAATCTTTGTAAAGAGATTGCCACTGGCATCCTTCAAAAGAGGAGCAGAAGCGGGTACATGGCGGGCGCATGAGAGACCAGTGGCTGAACTGAAGCGCGCCTTTGCACTACATGAGGCACATGAAGGTGCCTTTGCACCGACTTCATCTGAGGCGCGCTCCTCCAGTAGATTATAGTTTCCCCATCCATTAATGGTAATCTGCTCACCTGCTACAGTGGTGATGCACCAGGCAAGATTCTTAATTCCAATATCAAAACAGAGTGTACCTTTGTTCATTCTGTTTTAGTATTTAATGATTGCTTAAGCAGCGCGTATGAAAGTGCCTCCAAGATTTGCTGAGCCAACGCCACCTGTGCCGAGCGCCTCAAAGGAGCGGCCACGAGCCGAGTTACGACCACCTTCAAAGCGGCGAGTCACAGGAGGAACTTGCTGAGTCTGTAGGGGAACATTCGTGTTGAAGGTTCCAAACAGTGCGGGCAAGTGCTCCTGGCGCTCCTGACCAATTCCATTTCGAAGATTTGTACTGTATCCTGAGCATCCGAAAGCATCACACTGCACTACGCTTGCAGGAGGAGGAACAATTGTGTTATCAAAGCCCAGGTTGGCTCCCGTATTGATACTCTGACGCTCGCGTGATAGTGCAATGATTGCATCCGTATTCCTCTGTGACCAGAGATGCACAGAATATTGCATTCCAGCAGGAATATTTCCACTGCAATGTGTCCTGTAGTCAGTTAATACGGCAGCATCCTGCATAGGTGCTGCCCAACCGGGGTAACGTGCATCAGGTACAGGTGCAATCGCATAGACACCCTTTGGCGTGAGTCGTTGAACAAAAGCCTGCTTCGATTGACTTTCAGAAAGATTTGTATAATAGGTCGGTTCCGTTGGAAGGCGGAAGAGTTTCGCGTCCATCTATATCTCCTTAAGATGTGAGTTCGGCATCCTCCTCAAGAAGTGCACCTTCAATGGCGGGGGGCGCTCCCTCAGGCACGGAGGCAGGTACATCACCCTTACGAAGAGCCTCGGTCAGTTCCTTGCGGCCTGCTCCGCTAGGGACCTTGAGGGAGCGCTTCTTGGCGAGGTCCTTCAGTTCCTTCACAGACATCGACTCGTAGGTCGGGCTGACCTTGGTCACCTGAACCGGCTCCGTCTTCTGGGTAATCTTTGAGTCAGTGACCTCAAAGGCCTTCATCTCGGGCTGACGCTCAGCCTGCTGGAGAACATCCTTGTAGAGTTCCTCCTCGGAACTATCTACATCGGTCTGGCTGAGCGGCTCTGGCGCAGAGACGGCCTCAACCTGTTCAACGGCCATTTCATCATGACCATGGTCATTGTGAGAGCCATGTCCCTGGCCGACCATCTCCATTGACATCTTTACATCAAGCAGAATGCTCTCAATGAGTGAAACCCGCTTTTCATTCTGAACCAGGCGGCTGTAGAGATAGAAACAGACGGCGCCGAAGACAAGTGTGAGCGTAATACCAATCGTCAGAGATTCCGTAAAACCGCTAGAGTTCATTATTCTGCTAGGGAATCCTAACTTAAGGTGCTTGAATTGCCCGCAGGGGGTCAGGGGGCCGCGCTAGGAAATCCGAATTTCTTGTAAAGTTCTTCAACACTGCTAACTTTACAAATACCGGGTACGAGTGTAAACGAAAAACGGATACCACTGTCTGAAAGACTTGCGGGAACACAAAGGCGTTGTACATGCTTCGGTGAAGTCTCTACAAGTTCAAATACATGTGTACTGACAACGCTCAGCACAGAATCCGATGTCCATAAATTTTCTAAAAATCTCTTGGCAGTTTTTGTTCCATCGGGAGGATTTGTACTGTGGAAAAGTTCATCGTAGAGAAGAAGCCCTTGTTCAGACGATTTGCTTCGTCGAAGAACTTTGGATGCAAAGGCAAGTTCACGTTCAAAAAGACTCTGGGCCCCAGGTTGATCAACAAGACGAAGGCCCGATTCAATCCAGGAAAACGGAGTGAGAGTGGCCGCTGTGGCAAAAGCAACGCCATATGTCTGTGAAAGCCAGACATTCAGCAGGAGAGCCCGTAGGATAGAGGATTTTCCGCCCTTATTCGGTCCAGTCAAGACCGTGTGCCCGCGGGAAATGAAGGAAGAAGTGACCCGCTTCTCAGCCGGTATACTCGGATCGAAAAAGTTGACCAATTTACAAGAAGGGCCCCGTGTGCGAGTGAATTTCACAAAACAGAGTTCAGGGCATACAGCAAGACACCATTGAATTTCGTGTTTCGCAAGTGTGTGTGTAATCCATGAAAGATCTGTAGGATGGTCGCGAACATATGCATAGAGTTGACGCGGCTCTTCAGTTGGCCAGATATCGAGGTGAGGACATGAAATTGTGCGACCTGTGACTGTGCTATAGGTCGTAAAAAACTCCTTGAGTTTAGCACAATATTCCTGAAAGAACTGACCACGTTCAAGAATCTGGTCGTCTATCTTCTTCATATGGAATGCTTGTTGAACGGGTTGAATTACACCCTGAATCATGCCAAAGGCGGTCCAACAGGTTTGAAAGAGAATACGCGCTCGTTCCCCTATATTCATTGTTGACCAGAGTTTTCCACCGAGCCACATAGACGACAACGTGGTCAAATATGTATCAAATGGCATAGGAATCTTGAAGAAAAATCTGAGAATAATAAATGGTAGAATCCATGCAATCAGCGGAATTAAGACTGCAAAAAAAGGGACTACATAGATTTTGAAGATGGAGAGGGCAGGAAGTAGAAAAGGCACTTCATTCAGGGGTCGCGACCATTCCTGTGTAAATACGAGTTGAGAAAGACTCTCCGCCTCCCATTCTTTGGGTTGTGTACGAAACTCGGCGAGTTTCTCTTCAAATCCCTTCAGTTCAAAAAAAAGACGATTGATTTTTTCGACATTTGTAACGAGAACGGTTTCACGTAGGCGATGAATAGGTTCTTGTATGGTGCGAATGGCCTCGGGTGTTGTTTTCAGAGTTTGAATTGTTTTTAGAAAAAGTGCACGTGTCTCATCAAGTTGAAAGCCAAGAGGCTTTAGCCACTCATCTGAGCCCATTTCAGATCTGATATCCATTTTTCAGGCGAGAGGAGTTAAATTTGATAAAGGACCGCGTGCGCATGATTTAAAAGAAAGAAAATGAAGTATACACTAGCGATGGCTTCAGCAAGAAGCACCGAAGAGACCATTCAAGCGATTCTTACTTTAAGACATCGCGCACCTCAAGTAACTGAAGAGGTTTTATCAAAGTTACGAGCGATTGATCACCTTCTTCATGAGAATGAGGCTGCAGTACCAAATTGGAGACGTGGTATTTCCGGAAATACCACCAATCCCTCACGAGTACGTCAACAGGGACATACGCAACACCCGGTTCAACTACCATCAAATAATCGTTGGAAGAATACCCCTCCTTCTGAACACCAAGGGGCCCAAGGGGCCCAGGGGCCAATTGTACAAAATCAGAAATACCAGAGTCGCTTCAAGAATACAGATGCTGGTATTGATGATACAATTCTTAACACAATTATCTTAAATAAATTGAATAAATTCAGTGCATCGACCTATACAGATGTACGCGACTTTCTCTATCAGATCCTTGATAGTGGTCAGACCGATTTTACGAAGGAGTTTATGCGCCTTGTCTTCAAGAAGGCCGCGGCAGAAGATATGTACTGCCCCCTCTATGCACGTCTATTAAGTGAACTCCGAACGACCTATCCCGTAATTCAGACGGAGATGAGCGAACTCTTTCACGCTTATTTGACCATTTTCCATGATGTGGATGAATCCGATTCAGCCAATTATAAAGAATTCATTGAGCGTAATCTTGAAAAGAAGTATCGCCTCGGATACAGTCAATTCTTGGCCGAACTTGTGATTTTAGAAACGGTTGATTTAGCCGCACTTGAAAAGACATTTGAAATTCTTATTTGCAACATTTCAAGACTTGGATGGGTGGAAGGAAAAGTACATGAAGTTCAGGAATATGCAGACTGCCTTTTAAAAATGTCGAAGGTGGTTCATAAGAAAAATACAGGATTCTTTATAAATCTACGTAAACAACTCTATGAAGTTCTCCGAGTGCGTCTAGAAGAAATACTCAATTCACCCAAAGAAGACTTTCCGAGTCTGGTTCCGAAAAGTCGATTCGCCCTCATGGATATTCGTGATAATCTTCAAAAGTAGACCCAAATAAAAAACATTTTTACTATGTAGAAAAAAATGGCACCTACTCGCAAGAATCGTTCAGGTGGTTTAATGGGACGTCTCTGGAGCCCGTTTGGGCACACTGCAATGGCTGCGTCTAACACGGCGGGCGCTGTTGCGAATACTGCCAAGGGTCTTGTAAGTGTGACGGCACGCGGTGTCAACCGTGTCGGCCGCCGCGTTACGGCTCACTTCAATGCCGCGGTGGGTGACCTCATCAAGGCCCGCAAGAGCCGTCGCAACCGCAAGCAGGCAGGTGGCAAGAGCCGCAAGAATCGCAAGAACCGCAAGGCGACTCGCAAGAACCGCACGTACTAAATATCCGAACCAAAAACTTGAATCGAACGCGCGGCCTTTTTGCGTTTAGAGAAAAGCAAAAATGAAGGAAAAGCATAGGATGCCCACCCACAAGAATCGTAGTACTAAGGATTCATCCGAGAAGAATGACAAGCCTTCTCGAAAGGATGCTATTGGTTCCGGCTCACGGAGCCGTCCGGCTTCGCAGATGCAGCGTCGCCGCAAGGGGCGGGCAGATGATGATGACGAGAGTGTCGACAGTAAGGGAAATATCCGCGACCTGATTGTATCTACAGAGGATGAGGACTTGGATGACAGTTCCTCCTTTGAAGAGGACACGTCTCCGAGTGAAGAGATTGCTCCTGTTTCCTCAATTGCACGTCGTGTAGGAAAGAAGCCTCCTCGTAAGGCTGCACAGAAGGCGCGCGAGAGAATCAACCGCCGCCTTGCAAATAAGAAGTCAACCAAGTCAAGTTCTCGTGATTCCAAGGACCATGAGGAGTCTGAGGAAGAAGAGGATGAGCCTAGGAAGAAGTCAAAGTCTGCCTCCCGCAAGAAGAGGGTTGAGGAGTCGGAAGAGGAGGAGGAAGAAGAGGACGAAGAAGAGGAGGAAGAGGATGACTATGATATGGAAGAGGAGGATGACGAAGATGACGAGGAGGAAGATGAAGAGGGTGACGAACCAATCTTCAAGAAGGGTGGGTTCAGTATCACTCTTGGTGCTCTAGAGGAGGATGATGAGCGCATGGTTCCTAAGCGTCACAATATGAAGAAGGAGTCTGATATCGTTAAGCGTTTCGTAAAGTTGGTAACGGAGCCGGTTGAGGAGAACACGATTGATGATCAGATTGACCAGTTCAAGGCACTTACAGAAGTCAAGCAGAAGCAGATGATTGAGGCGCTCGAGAAGAAGTCATCTGCATCAGCCGCCGAGCAGCCGCTCATGTTTAAGATTCTCTCAATGAGCCTCCCTACGGAAACGCAGGCCATGGTACTGAATAAGTACAACAGCCTCCAGAGTCTTGATCCTGGTAGCGGCGAGTACTTCAAGCTCCGTGCCTGGCTTGAGAAGTTGACGAGTGTTCCCTTTGGTCTCTACAAGGATATCCCTGTGAAACTTGAGGATGGTACGGATGCATGCGGTGTGTTCATGGATCGTGCTCGTCGCTGCATGGTGGATGCTATCTATGGACAGGAGGAGGCCAAACTCCAGATTCTGCAGTTCATCGCAAGCAAGATTGCAAATCCTGGAGCACGTGGTATGAGCCTTCTGCTCGTAGGCCCTCCTGGTATTGGTAAGACGAGTCTGATTAAGAATGGAATTGCCAAGGCGCTCGACTGGCCATTCCAGTTTATCAGTCTTGGCGGTGATTCGGATGCCACGACCTACACGGGTCACCAGTTAGTCTATGAGAGCAGTCACTGCGGTAAGATTGTCAACTCCTTCGTTGCGGCAAAGTCGATGTCGATGGTTCTGATGTTTGATGAGTTGGACAAGATCAGCGGTACGCCGAAGGGTGAGGAGGTTCAGAATATGCTGATTCACCTTACGGACCCTGTACAGAATGGTGACTTTGAGGACAAGTACCTCTCAGGTGTACCGATTGATCTGAGCAAGGTGATGTTCGTCTTCAGTGGCAATGACATCACGAAGATTGACAGGGTACTCCTTGACCGCATGATTGTTATCGAACTCCAGGGATACTCTTCAAAGGAGAAGTTGGCCATTGCAGAGCAGTACCTTGTGCCTGCGGCTCTTAAGGAGGTCAACCTCACGGAGAAGGTGGGCATCTCAAGTGAAGTGCTTCAGCATGTGATTGAGGAGTATGCCAAGGAGGAGAAGGGTGTCCGTCAACTCAAGCGCTGCGTGGAGGGCATTATCCAGAAGATTAATATGCTGCGCATCTTCAACAGCAAGGACCTGCCCTTCCACATCAAGGACTTCAGTCTACCGTTTGTCGTGAAGAAGGAGCATATTCAACTCTTCCTGAAGAAGAAGGATCCTGGTGATGAGAGTTTCCGTTCACTCTATGCGTAGATATAAAGGAGGGGTATAATAACTAACAAACAACTAAATGGACTTATCTGGAACTATTTTTTGTACGCTATGTCAACATTCAATTGACCTAGCGCAGAAAAAAACGGAATTACCGTGCAATCATACACTTCATACCCAGTGTTTTTTAATCTATGTGTCTAGAGCACCACTTCAATGCAATCTCTGTAGACATCCTTTAATAACTGAGGAACTTGAAGATATTGGTCGAGTGCAGTTCCGTGAACGAGAACAGGAGCGAAGACAGGAAATCTATGCGGAACTTATGGCAACTCCTGGATTTATTGGCGATTTGAAGAAATTGAAAAAACAGATTGCAACTGTACGAAAGGTGCGGAGTAAGTTTTTTAAAATAGGACATTCTGCTAGACGCCATTTTGCTACAGAAACATTGGCGATGAGAGGCATTTTACAACGAATGATTACTGATAGAAAAAAAGCAATCTTAGAATCTGAAGAATCTGCAAAGATGCGCTATGAAGGTAAAGTGTATGCTCGTATTCTGAGAGAATTTAATACAAAGTATGAGCCTCACACTATAAATGAAATTACTTCAATACCTCAATTTAAAATCAAGAGAGACGCGGGGTATTATTGGTTTTCACGATTTCCAAAGTGGAAGATGCGTAGGTGGTTTTCTCTGAAGTTACTGTAGTCGGTTGCCACATTTGATCTTGACGACCGCGCTCGGCCTGCATCTGTGCAAGGCGTGCAGCCATTTCAGTGGACGCCCCAGTGGTGGGCCTTGGCTCACACGTCGCACTTGAGGACATCATTCGCATTTTGCGAATGTGACACGACATCTTCTACAATAGAATAGAGATTTTGTAGAGAATCTCCTGGATTGGAAATATATACGTCTGCTCTGTATGTATCCAGAATATGTTCAGAAATATCATCTACAGGCGACTCATCTCGATCTCTGAAACTAATTCTCCATACTTCAAATTGATGTTTCTCTTTAATGGCAAATTCGAGAATTACCCTGATTTCATTCAAATATCTTGTATCTGAAATAACGATATTTGAATCCGGTGATTCCTTGGCAATCTGCGTGGCAATTTCATTTGCATAGATGTCATCTCCAAATCTGGACTTATCAATGCGAGCCACATCCAGAAGAATCTGTCGGATAGTTTTCTCAGAATAGCCTACTGACCAGAGTTGCCGTTTTCCTTCTTGAGAATCAGCAAGTTCCCGTGGAAACGTATAAAGTTGGGAAGCGAGGTCCTTGAGTGGATTTGCAAAGGCAAACTTCTTATAGTTATGTCGTGCAACCAGATAATCGGCGACCGTATCTTTTCCGGACCCTGACCAACCTGAGAGTAATATGATCTTCATGACCGGCAAAAAAAAAATTTGATTTCATTCAAATTTCATCTGAACCTTAGAAATGGATCCTATGTATTGTGTTTGCTACACGTATTCGCATAACAAGACTGTGCATCGCGGCGGCGCAATTTCCTATGAAGTCGCAAAGTCGTGGGTAGACCATCTTAATAAAAAATATGCTGATATGCATCATTGGGTTGAAGAGGTCTAGTTCTTTGCACGGTAAATCATAACATATGTACTGGGACTCATAATTGGCTTCTCCGTATGATGAGTCGTCTCATCATCATAGATGTACCACTTTCCATCGAGAGGACTTAGACCCTGTGCGGTGTAATGTCCACCACGAGCACTACCGTGATGGTCTACTAGAGACTGAAGTCCGTACTCGAACTTTTTTGATTTCTCTGGACTCGCTTCGGAGAAGAACTCGCCGAGGCAGAGTGGCTCCTCCTCATGTTTCCACTGCGTAGTAATCTTTCGGCCATCGGGCAGAAATCGCTTCTGAACGACAATCAAGCAGCGAGGAAGACGCCAGATTGCCATCTTGCGCTTTGCTACAGTGCGAGCGGGACACTTATCGCAGTGATAGCCTTCTATCTCCTCCTCCTTCCAATCGGCCTTGAGCATCTCCTTCAACGTCTGTGGACCCTCAGGAAGTATCGTAGGCACCGTAATTTTTAGACTATTGAAAGTCTCATAGCGGTAGGTCTTATTCTTACACTCTTGGCATTCGGTCTGGTATTCCATGAGTCCAAACCAAATATCAACAATTGGAGTATACTGCTTCTCGAAATTCTGTTTCCACGATTCAAGAGCAGCCTGGATTCTGCGATCCGTATCATTCAGACTTGGGCCGCGCTGGATAATATAATTTACAGACTCCTTGGTTCCCTCCAGAAACTGGTCGAGGAGAAACATCATGAATTCATGGGCATCCTGGGGCTGACGTCCACGGAAATGTTCATAACCTGCATGTGTTGCGGCTGCAATCATATCTTTCCAGAAGGCATCTGGAGAGATATAGGCTGGTGAATGTGTGGTCCACATCGTGCGAATCAGGTCTCGATAAGAATCAAAGAGTGTTCCAGAATAATTGTCATGTTTCTTCTTGAGGTCGGATGTCTCAGACATACAGAGATAGGTCATCTCCGTAATTTGGCGAAGAGCCTGGACAGCAGAGTTCGCATAGCAGGTGTTTCCTAGATTTCGGAGTCCTACAATTCCAACAGGGCCCTTAGTCTCCTTTGGCTTCTCAGATGGCTCGGTAGTAGATTCCATTGTATAGACTTAAAAAATGAAAAGGTTGCCGTTCAAATTTGAAGTTGCTTTTTCACGCAGAGATATATAGACATGTCTGAACCTGCGCCCCGTCCACCTTATGAAACTCTCTATGGCGTAGGGCTTCTTGACGATATTCATAATTATTATCCTGCTATGCTCTATGACCCCACACGATTCCATTCAGTAGGTGCACTTCTTCACTATTTCCAGATACAGACGCGGGAACGATTTGATCTCTTTACATTTGGTCAGCGTGCCTATCTGGCTACACAATTGGCAGCCGAGCCCGAAGTGGCAGAGACTACCGATGTCAGTGGTGTACGGACACCACCTATTCGTCCAAGGGTCCCTTATGCACCGTATCCTATCTATCGGACAGCTCGTTTGGTTATGGATGATGAACTGGATACGGGCGAAAATGCTGCCCGTAATCTTCTAACAACTCTGCTTGGCGCACTTGGAGGTGGTGGGGGCTTGGCTCCGCCGAACTTTGAAGATGTAGAGGTTGCTCCTACGGCAGAACAGATTACTCTGGCAACTACACAGATGCATGTAGAAGAAAATATGATTTGCTCAGTCTGCATGGATACAATTACTACAGACGATAATGTGCGCAGAATTAATCATTGTCAGCACTCCTTTCATGTAGGATGTATTGATACTTGGTTTGTTCGGAATGTTCGCTGTCCCGTGTGTCGTCACGATATTCGTGAAACGACAAATGAGTCAGATGAATAAACATGTTTAGATGTTGGGCTCCGCAGCCGCAGGCGCCTGGCTCTTTCCACGCGCAGCCGTGGCAGGACGCGCGGCACGGCTTCTACCCCTTGCAGGTTGGGGAGCAGGGGGAGCAGGGGCAGCCGGTGCATTTGCGCCATTATTAGCACTCCTCTTAGAGCCATTTTTTGCACCATTTTTGCGTGTGCTGTGGCAGAACTTTGAGCAGAATCTGCAGCGGCCAATGTAGTCGTCAGCCTTGATATTCTTGAGGGTCGCATTGTTTCTCTTCAGACCTGTTGCGCGTGCCTTGGCTAGACCGGGCTTATAGGCTTCAGGAAGAGACTTTCCCTTGCCCACCTCCTTCCAGGCCGCATCAATGTTCTTTGACGCCTCCTCCATAAGAGTTGCGGCAAGTTCCTTTACTGCCGCTGAGTTAGCACGCGCAACCTCATTTGCAGCCTTCTTGAGTGCTCCCTTTGCCTGTGAGGCTTCAAGTTCTTCAAGTTGCTTTGCAAGTTTCTCGTTGGCCTCCCTGGCAATCTTCTCAGCACGCTCCTTGGCCGCAGCAGCCGCCGCCCTGAGTTCAGCCTCACGCTGCTCCTTTGTCTTAGCAGGACCCCTGGATACCGAGCGTGCCCGCGGCTTGTCCTCCTGGCCAATCTTAAATTGTGCCTTGTACTTCTCAATGATCTCGCCCTTCTTCGCGCCAATCTTATCCATTTCACCCTTACCCTCAAGTTTTACCAATTCATTTGCCGAAATAATTAAACTAGGCTTCGCATCTAACCATTGCTCGGCCGTTAAGGGTACAGCAGTCATAATTTCCTCCTTGTATTTCTTAAGCATTGCTGTCTTTGCTGCCGCTGCCATTTCTATCTTGGACTCAGTTTTTAATTAGATTCGCAAGATCATCGGGGAGTTCCTTAATGATCGTCTGATAATGAGACTCAATGTCCTTCATTGCATTCACTTCATCTCCAGAAATCAGATTAATCGCAGTTCCCTTGCGGCCATAACGACCACTGCGACCAATACGGTGAATATAGTTCTCGCGCTGCGGCGGCAGTTCAAAGTTGATTACAAGACTCACCTGCTGAACATCAATACCACGAGCAAGAAGGTCAGTGCTGATTAGCACCCGGACATTTCCAGAACGGAACGCCTGCATCCGGTTCCTACGCTCATCGACCTCCATTTCACCGTGAATATACGACAGGGGGAATCCCTCGGCCATCATCTTCTCTGCGAGCCACTCAGCACGCTGGCGCTTGTTACAGTAGATAATCGCCTGGTTCACAGTCAATTGTTTGTAGATATCACAGAGTGCATCAAACTTCCACTCCTCCTTCTGCAACATAACGCAGTACTGCGAAATACCTTCGAGAGTCACCTCCTCAGGAGGAATCAGAATACGCACCGGCTCCCGTAGAAGTTTATTGGCAACCTCAATCACTTCTGCAGGCATCGTTGCACTGAAGAGTGCAACCTGAGTCTGCTTCGGGAAACCCATTTGTAGGATACAGAGGATCTGCTCCTTGAAGCGGTCCTCAAGCATCTGGTCCGCCTCATCAAGAACAAGTACACGAATGTACTGGCGGTTGAGTTGGCCGCGATTCATGAGGTCGAAGATACGGCCGGGAGTTCCCACAATAAAATGGAGCCCACGCTCAAGTGCACGCAGATCGTCACGAATAGGAGTTCCTCCCGTCGCGGAATAGGTCTTCAGTTCCATGTAGGCACCGAGCGCCTGTGCAACCTTCTCAATCTGTTGTGCAAGTTCACGAGTAGGTACAATCACAAGCACCTGCGGCTTCATAAGACTGGGGTCAATCTTTGTAAGCGCACCTACACAGAATGTACCCGTCTTTCCAGTACCTGACTGTGCTTGTGCGAGCAGGTCATTGCCATTCTTAATAGGAACAATGCCGCGCTTTTGGATTTCAGAGGGCTTCTCAAATCCATGAGCGTAAATACCGCGTAGTAGATTCGTCGGCAAGTCCATGTCATCAAATGTATTGAAAATCTTCACATCGGTCAATGGTAAATCAGTGGGCATAGTCGTCATTTTTGTATTTCTCTTTAGTAAAAACTTCATTCAAGTTTAAACCCACGCCTTAGGATAAATTTGACCGTGAGTTAAAGCAGAAAGATAAAGTAGGAATAAATGGCGGATGAAAATGATGATTTCGTCGAAGATCTAGACGTGGAGGCAGGAGAAGAAGTCGAAGTGGATGCTGCGGGTTCTGGCGAGCGTGTTGAAGTGAAGTCAAGTGATCCTCTACACTTACTCTTTCGTCATCATCCCGAGTGCCGCGTCTACTATGCTGCCGCTGTCACTCCTAAACTGGCTCTTCTTGCAGCACCACCTGATTTTCCTACCCGAACAGGTGCGCCTGATCAGAATCACAGAAGCCAACCGTGGCTCTCTCAGTTTGAGAGGACAAAGATTGTAGGATTCAGGTCAAATCAACTTGCACAGGGTGCAAAGGCATACGTTGACCTGTCAAAGCACAAGCATATTGTAAATACGGGCGAGATTGCTCGCCTCGAACTCAATGAGGGTCGTCTACCCTTTATTGTAGCACGACTCATGCCTGATGGGCAGTTTGAGTTCTGGTCTCTTGCAGATCTATTGATTCTATAAGAGAGGCTTAGAGCATAGTTGAAAAAAGAAGAGTAATGGATAGTTGCTTTTCTTTTCTAAAAAAAGATCTGGTAAAACTATTCGATGTACGCCAGGTCTATAATGATCCGCATGTATTAAATTATATTCGCACAAATATTCAAAAAAACTATCTTCATGAAATAACCTTTGAAACTGATCTACCCAAACGGATCGAACTTGGAGATGCAGTGGATGAAAATCCGTATCATTTATATTTTTATATGATTTCGCGTTTTTATTATTTTGATCACGGAGATACTATTATTCCATATTATTATGTAAGTCGCAGTAAAAGTTATTTTGCCGAGGCTGCATTGGCTGCACTACCGCCACGATTTCAGCGTGAAACAGTAAAGCATGAAGGATATGAATATATTGAAATGCCTGGATGTAACTGGTATCCAGATACAATTGAAGAACCGTGGATGAACAATTATGTACGTAACCTATACAAACATATTTGGGAGGGGTATACACAAGAAAAAGGTAAATTCTCTTTTATTTCAAGAAAACAGGGAAAAAAGAAGGCACGTCGAATTGTTAATGAGGCTGAACTCTACGAGCCCTTGAAAAGTCTCGGATTTAGTATTTATCATCTTGAAGATTTGACGTTTGAACAGCAAGTGCGTCTTTTTGCTACATCTCAGATTATTACAGGTGGACATGGAGCGGGATTGGCTCATATTATTTTTTGCGCACCGAATACACTTATTTGCGAAATAAATCACGGCAAGACACCTGCTAAAAATCATTATCTTAATTTGGCAGTACAGTGTAGACTTCGTCATTATATGTATAACGGTGCTGAACCTATACCTGATGGTGAAACAGATGGATCTGAAGACTTGAAAGTTGATGTGTCAAGATATATTGCATCCCTAGCGCATATAAAGACACTTTGTTAAAAAGAACTAATGGATTTTATTTTCATAGAACGTTGGGGTGGCTTAGGAAATCAACTCTTTCAATATGCAGCAGCCCTTACTGTTGCGATTAGGCACCAATGTCCGTTATATTTTAGTAAAGAACTTATGAATAATCATAATACTTTGCAAAATAACTATGCCGCCCTTTTTGAATATGGATCGGAATCTGAATATTTAGCAAGAAATATTTTAACAATTCCAGGATTTACAATGTTCACACGCGTGGCATTTCATCCATGGACTCCAGAAGAAGTTCCACGACAGTCCGTACTTCTAGGTTATTTTCAGTATTATCCAGCAATTAAAGATATTATTCCTGTAGTATGCGAAAGTCTCTCTCGTAAACTTTCTGAGCGACGCTCAGCAGTTCTTCTAAAGTATGGCGTAGGACCTACAGATATTTTTATTCATATTCGTCGCGGAGATTATCTTGATAATCCAGATGTTCATTATTTACAGGGGCGCGACTATTATAAAACTGCCTATAAACTTCTTACAGAGAAACTTGGATATCAACCATCTAAGAGTTTTATTCTTTCAGATGATATTAACTGGTGTCGTGAACAAGAATGGCTTATGGCAATTCCTGGTGCGACGCTAGTAGATGAGCCAAATGAACTTGATGCACTTGCACTAATGTCTCTTATAAAGGCGGGAGCCATTATAGCAAACAGTACATTTAGTTGGTGGGGTGCAATTTTTAATGCAGAGACTGTCATTTATCCAAAACGCTGGATGTTTTCTGAAATTTTTGATCTTTTTCCACCCCAGTGGAATGGTCTTTAAAAAATCCGAATACGCTCTTCTGGAGGAAGATAGAGTTCATCGGCCACTTGAATGTCAAAGGTCTCATACCATTCATCAAATTGATTGACAACATAATTTACACGTAGAGGAGTGGGCGCATGCCGATCCATAAAAAGTCTTTGTAAGGCTCTCTCTGGACTATCCTTCACACGCCAACTCACGGCATATGCAATAAAAAAGTTTCGATATGCCTCCATTTCTTGCCCAAAGTTTGCCTTTCGCTGAATGAGATCTAATTTAAGTGCATCAAGGGCAATTGCAAGTCCTCCAAGATCACTGATGTTTTCATCTAGTGTTAGTGAACCATTTACAGGATGTCCCAGAACTTTGGCTTCACTAAAACGATCTACTAGGCGCGCTGCAATTTTCTTATATTTTTTGAGATCGACCGTTGTCCACCAATTCTTCTTTTCACCAATTGCAGTATATGTCATACCATCCATGTCAAATGCATGGGTCATTTCATGGCTTATTACCGCACCGAGACCTCCATAATTCCATCCAAGAGGAGCCGCCTCATGATAAAACGGCCATGTAAATGATCCAGCGGGAAGAATCATCTGGTTTGTTTCAGTATAATAGTGAGCATTCGTAGAATAGACTACATCATCCCAATAATTATCAACATTAATCTCTTTTCCTATCATTCGCATATCGAGAAGAGTGTATTCTTCACCAAGTAGTAAAATATTTTGTAAAAGTGTATCTGTTTGTAAATTCACTTTAGGAAGAGTTGGAAAAGAATCAGGGGATCCAATATCAAGACGAAGCGCCTCCACTTTTTCAATCGCCTTTTTCTTTGTAGGAGGAGACATCCAGTCTGATCTCTGAATACGGTCTACTGCGGCCACTTGAATTGCTTTGACAAATGTGTGAATTTTTGATTTAAGTGATGCAGGTATATAGAGTTCCGCGTATAAATAGGAAATTGAATTGGGTGCCCATTCTTTTAATAAATCAATTGTAAGTTCAAGTCGTGTTGGAGGTCTCTTCTGACCGCGTAAACGTTTTTCATAAAAATCAAAATATAATTTATCAAACGGATGCGGTAGCACACGAATACTATGAAGAATTGCATGTGCTGTAAAGAGGGTTTTCCATTCATCAATTGAGAATTTTTTAATGGCACTATTTATTTGTCTTAACCATTCTCTCGATTCTATTTTAATTTCAAGATCTTTCCATTCAAGAATTTCTAAATTTGTCCAGAAAATTTCCCAATTTATACTTGGACAGAGTTCAGATAATTCACTACCTCGTAGTATATCTTCATTGCCACCGACCTTTTCAGCAATAAATGTCTCCAATGGAATAATTATTGATAGTTTTTCAGTTTCAAGTTCTTTAGCAACTCGATCGAGTAGTTTTCCATAGTGCAAAAGAATCTTTGATTTTTCGGGTGCATCTTTTATATAATAGGAGGCATTTGGTAAACCAAGTCCACCTAAGCAGAGATAGGGCTTTGCCACTGGTTTCTTACCAGATTCATAATAGGTTGTCACTGAAAAAAGAGAAGTAATACGATACCGTGCAAAATCAGAAAAAGTTTTTGATATATCATTCAAATCACGAATACATCCGAACTCTTTACAGAGTTTTTTAAGATATGTAATATTTTCTCCCTGAACGCGGGGGCGAAGTGCACTTAGCCCTAGACGGCCGACCAAATCCATAGAGATTTCATGCGTTCCACGAGGCTTTTCACCGATTTTGGCAAATTGTATTGATTTCTTCAGTATTTTTTCAATCTGTTTTTCAATTGCATCATCCAGTTCTTCGCTGATACCAAATGAGGATGAATTTTCAGGTATTTTTGTCTTTTGTAACCAAGTTCCATTGACATATTCAAAGAAATCACGGCCGGGTTTCTTCGAAGTCAATGGAGAGGGTACTAGAGGAGTTGCTGGCAGGGCTCCCTGGTGCTTCTTTACTGTCTGCGCACGGGCTCGATGCCGTTTTGTGAAATTTTTGCGTGTAGTTCGTACCATGACGACACCCTCTCTTTTCAGAGAGTATATTTCGTTTTCTTGCTAGAAGTGTTTCCGTACACGCACGGCGTCCGCGCAAACTCTTTTGAATTTTAATTTTTAGGAGTCTCTGTTCCATAAGAACAGAGGGGGTAGCCACCTCCATCTATTTATTTACTTTTTTTATTGAGAAGGTGTTTCCACAGGCGCAGAATTTACAGTGCTTGGAGCGGATGCCGCTGTCCTCTGTTCGACGTATTTGAGACCCTCCACAAATGCCATACCCGCAATATACTTTGAAAGCGGGTTCTGGCATGTTGTTGTGCGCCAGGAGCATGAATCATAGAAGCAGGTATCTTCAAATAGATAGAGGAACCAGGGTCCCTTACATTCAACTAGACGGTAGCCTATCATCTGTAGATGGCCTGCAACAAGCATACTCGGAACATTTTCATCAGGGTCATATGTGTAGCGTACAAGTAGAACACCAGGACGGAATCCACCATCTGTTAGACTATAGAGAAATGCGCGCTCCTCTTCTTGAGAACCCTCAATCTTAAGCATATCAATACGATTGCCTTCAAGGGCTGCGGCCTCCGTTGCAAGAGTTGACCACTGAAAGTCCGTGCGCTTAACAATTAGATTGCGTGGCAGAATCCAGCGCTTCTGGATGCCCTCAAGCCAGGCCTGATTTGCATGTTCTGGGGAAATTGCACGCGCCTTGAGCGTCGCAGCGATAATGGACCACTTTGTCTCAATGGCTGCACTATTTGTCAGAACACGGACGGGGCAACCTAGACTTTCGCAAATATCCAGATCAAGTCCAAAAGATGCATCAGGATTGACACTGAAAAAATTTGTCTTCACGCCCTTTGAACTGAAGAATGACCAGAGATCCTTAAGGAAAGGAATCTCTTCACCAGCTATTGTCTTTACAGACTTGAGATGCTGTGAATAGGGATTTACATCTGAATTTGCAACTTGTTCAGTAGGAAGGGTATTCACAGACTGAACTGTATCAAGCGGGCTGGCCATTTGTATGGAACCGGAATTATTGCCTCCACCTCTTTCCGCAGTTTAGACACTGGATGAAGATGGTCATCGGTTCATCTGCAGAGCGCGTCTGAAGTTCATAATAAGTGCACTCACGCTTCTTACAACCCTTGCAGAGGAACTGATCTGTTGCCATGGAACGATTGCCCTCCAGTTGACGCTTCTCCCGTTCAAATTGACGGATTAGAGAATCCTTCCAGATTTCGGGATATAGATCTGTGTATCCAAAACTCGCAATCTCTTCGAGACTGAGTTCGCCATCCTCAAATCGCTTGAAGAGATTCTTATTCTGAATGTACGTATTCGGATTTAGATTTCCAACAACTGTGCGGGCAATTGAAGAATAGAGTTGAGTAAAGAGTGGATATGTCCACACCTTGGAGATATGACGCTTTTCGGCTGCATGAAGCGTTGAAAGGAAGATGGCAATCTCCAGATTCTTGATTTCTTCTTCAGATAGAAGAGTGCTCATGGACTCCGTAATTGCATTAATAATCTTTGTTCGATTGGGAGTAATTGCATCTACATCTGATTCGGTGAGTTCAACACCTTGAGATAGAAGAGACAACTGGAGTTCCCTACTGCGAGCCAAACTGGCCTTTGTAGCCTTAGCACGCTTCGGCTTTGGAGTTGGAGCAACAGCAACTGGCTCCTCAGTATCCACGACAGGTGCATCCTCTGTAGGTTCAGCGCCCTCTGCATCTTCATCGGCACCCTCCTCATAGTCATCTTCTAGGTCATCTGCAATCGATTCATCATCTACATGGGCCTCATCCGCAAGTTCATCCTGGATAATCTCCTCCTCTTCAACCTCGGCTTCAGCCTCATCTTCATCGAGTGATTCAAACCCTTCAAAGACCTGTGTATAGAAGGTTTCATAGTCATCCTGCTTAATTGGCAGCGGCTTTGCAAAGGAGCGCTTATCCTTTGACATCAGAACAACAATATCACCAAACACAAGTTGAGTATCATGTGGAGGAGGCAGTTCATGCTTATTTTCAGTACCGGCCTTTCCATCCGTATATCCGAAGAGAAAGAGCGTATTTGACTTCCATGCGTAGGTGCCAATCTGTGTCGGCGCCTTCTTCTTCTTCAAATACGTCTGAATATCTGAGAGTTGGCAACCGGTGGTTTCACTCTTAATGGTGAGTTTTCCACTTTTCATGTCACCTGTACTTGTAAGTAGTAGGATTTGAGCAGTCATTGGCATATCTCTCTTTTTGTATCGAAGAGTGCTTAAATAGCGAAATCAAATTTACTATAGGATGATTGTGCGCACTTGGAAATCTGTGGCGGCTGCGGCTGCCCTACCCCTAAAAGGTCTGCGATATGATGCTGGTTCATGGATTGCAGAAATTCTTAACAATTCATGGACAAGTTATGATGTAGTTAAACGTAGAAAACTCTCTGATACGGTATGGGAAGAGTGGCTTGTTCCTCACCCAGTATCACGGCTTCCTCGCGATTCATTTGGCATAGAAGAGTTTGACTATGCTCTACAGAATGGAACCTTTACGATGAAGGGGTGGTCGTGGCAGGATCAACCGGTGCAGGCACAGTCGCCTCTAGAGGCACAGGTGCCTCAGTTGCCGCGGGCACTGCAGGCACAACCTGCGCAACAATCTCCTTCACTTCAACAACTGCAGCGGCCTCGGCAGCCGCAACACCAGCAGCAACGACGTCCTTCACAGAACCGCCCGCAGCAACAGACACCTCGGCAGCCTTTACAAACTTCTCAGCAACATCCCACGCAGGGCCACGGAGTTGCTGCGCCGCCACTGGTAAACAGGACCTACAGTCAGCCCATCCAGTCTTTGCAAGTTTCTTCAGATTTAGTTGACCGTTCGCAGCCGAAATTAAGAGATCAACAGAGGCAGGGATCACATTCTTCGCAACATAAATCAAGGCCACCTCCTCCTCCGCCGAAACAGCCGGTGATCCTATCCCAACCTTCGACACAGTTAGAGCAGTCTCCAGTGTCTGGAGCACAATATTACACACCAGTTGCTTCTTCTCAGCACCCGAAAGTTTCTGAACAGTATTCACCTCGGCCGAAAGGGCGGCGGCAAGGGACATCAGGACGGGCGCACTCAGGGTCTTACCCGCAAGGTAATGCGATGCGAGAGCCTGTAGCATGCCAAATTCATGACTAACTGCTGCACTTTGAACAACAGGAGGAACAACCAATGCTGACATTTCTACTAGACTAGGAGATTTTTGTTTAGCCCCGCCAAGTCTCTACGTTCACGCCACACCTTTTTTCCCATCTTGCGCCAGATGAAAGCGAAGATCGTTCTTGTTCTATCGCTGGCCGTCATTCTGTTTGTTGCCTACCTAATGTATTTTAGAAACGGTGAGGCATTTGCCTCAAGTACACCTGCTGAACTTGAAGCGGATATTGTTCAGCCCACTCAACCCCTCCCCCCCCGCCAGGTGGCCTCTGCTGGACCGAATTCACCCGCAATGCGTGCACCTCCTGACCCTTCACCTCCGGTAGTTCTGCCTGGCCCCGTGGACAGGGATCCTTATGCGCAAAGTGAACAGGTCAGTAACTTTGGAGATGATGCACGCTCTCCTGAGCGTATGTTTGGACCTGCTCCTCTACCTACCATTACGGATGTTGGCTCAGCGAGTGGGGCGATGTCAAGAATCCTCTCAAATCAGCCGAATGTGCAGGAATTCTCTGTAGAGGGAGCACAAAATGGTGGTGAATTTATCCCTGGTGGTGTCTTTGCCAATGATACCGATGTTCCCACAAACTTTTCGGCGTTTTAGTGGTCTTAAGAATCATGACAAACTATATATAGAACTATGGACGCCAGCCCCAGTATCCGCTCAAGTTATCGCCCCGCTCAGGGGGTTCAGTATCAGCATCCCAAACCAGCTGCTCACGAGGCTCTTCAGAAACTCGTGAACAACTGTCTACAAGGTCTACGAATCTATCAGCCGTTTCAGGGTGATAAGGCACTTGTACCCTTATCAAAAGGAGTCTTCTATGCACTCATTCATACAAACCCTGTAGAGAGTGGTTTTCTTGTTTTCAGTCCCAATCATACCCCCATTTATATGCATGAGAGCCTGCGAAGGTCGATTGTTGTTCGTATGCGCCTCAGTAGCACAATGCACGCGCAGACAGCCATTTTTGCTGTTTCACTGGATAAGTCGGATGGATTTCTCTGGCTGGAGGATGTGCTCGCCTGGAGTGGTCAGTCGATTCACGGCTCAAAGACCTTTACGGAGCGCAGGGCTCTACTCAAGCAGTTTCTCGACCATCACTGGATGCCCGATGCTCGGTGCGCGGGTGGCCTCACCATTCGCATCGCAAACTACAAGCCTCTTGAGTATGTTAAGGAGATCGCAAGTGAACTGAGTTGGTCGGCCATTGATCTCTGTCCCGAACTACCTGATCGCAGGCGCTTTCGCATCAAGGCGGCTGGAGGTGTAGCCTCTTCACTTGTAGGTGAATTACGGGCTGTTTCAGGCCTACCTGATGTATATGAACTCTGGTCGGCTGAAGATGTCTGTGTAGGTCGTGCGGCTGTTCAGGAACTTGCTCTGAGTCGTACAATTCGTGAACATATTGCAAAGGAGAAGGTCTATGTTGAAGTTGTCTGGAATCAAGAGTTTGAGCGCTTCCGTATTCAGTCCATTGTAAGTTCTGCCACACCGCGTTCACCGACGGCGCGATTTGGGCAGGCGAAGCCGGCTGTAAAGCCTTCAGAGGAGGTAACCGAATAAAAAAGACTTTTAGTAATAGAATGAGGGATAGTTCACGGAGAAACAGAAAGCGTAGCCGCCGTGGTTGCTCACGCAAGCAGGTAGGTGGAAATGTGGGTGCGGGATATTCTATTGGTGGACCCATTCTGCCTGGGCTCCCGACGGTCAATAACTACGCCGCTTCTGTAAATGCTATTGGAAACTGTCATGCAGTGACGCCGAGTTATGCCATTACACCGCCGCCAGCCACTGGTCTTCCGGGCATGGGCATGAAGGGTGGACGCCGTGGCCCGAAGTCCCGTAACTACAAGCAGGCGGGTGGTCGCTACGGATTTGATATGACCTCGATGCCGGCCCCTGCGGGCGCCGCACTGGCACAGGGCGGATACCCTGAAGTTGTAAAGATCGGCTGCCAGGCTAACCTGCAGAACCCGTTCAACCCCACACACACGGCCCCGAATCCAACACCTGGTGCGGTCAGTTCAGCGGGTCTGGGCGAATCCATCGCGAAGGCCTTTGGACAGACAGGTGGCTATTCACCTCTTGGACAGGCGGCGGTGAGTGAGGCCTATGTTGCTCCCACTGCAGGCTATGACAACAAGCCGAGCACATGGACGGATTCTGTCGGTGCACCGGTTCAACTGCAGATTCCCTATGAGGCGCGTACAATGAATCCGGCCTGCCTGAAGACGGGTGGCAGCCGCAAGCGCCGTGCACGCAAGACTCGTAAGGTTCGTAAGAGCCGCAAGTCTAGTCGCTCATCTGGCAGACGCTAAGGTCAAGTGCCTTCTTAGGACCCTGATTCTCCATCACAGTTGCCGTATCATCTTCGCCTAGACGAAATAGTTTATAGCCGCACTGCTTGTAATAACTCAGACGCTTTCTCCACTGTCCCATATACATTGAATGTTGGTCAATGACATCCAGAATACGATGTTCTAGATTTCTTTGGTCAGGACGAATCCTTAAAATACGCCCCGTACTCTGCTCCACCTTCTTACGAGGGCTGACTAAGGCGACGGCATTTAGAGTCTTAATATTCATGGCTTCAGATGCCATTGCATAAGTTGCCAGAATCACTCGACACTTGGTTGCCGACTCCTCTCGGGCTTCATCGGTCATTCCACCAATGTAATATCCAATTGGAACCTTGGTGACTTCCAGAAGTTCTTCAAATCGGCGCAAATGCTCTTTGCGTTCACTTAGAATTAGAATACGGCGCTCAACAGATTCCGCCAACCACTTTTTCAAAAGGTCCGCAATACGCTCTGTCCTCGGCATATAGTCAACAACTTTTCCGAGCATACGGGCCATGACAACATCACCCTTCCAATCAACCGGCTCTTCAGCATAGGCAGGGTCATTATACGCGCATGAAATTGTATAAACCGCCACTGTTTCATCGGCTTCACGAATCTTCTCCCAATACACGGGTTCACCCAAATACCATTCGAATACTTTGGTCAGACCATCATCGCGTGTAGGTGTGGCCGAGAGTCCAAGCATCCAACGAGTCTGAATCTTTGCAAGTACCCGGCTGAAATGCGCTGCACCGAGATGATGGCATTCATCAAAGATTGTAAATCCGTAGGATTTGAAGGAATCATCTGCCATATCACGCTGTACAATGGTTTGAATCATACAGATTGTCACATCATAGGTGATTGTGCGCGACTTCGGTGTCATATCAATGCCTGCGGCTTGGAGTCTTTTAAGAAGTTCGTCCTTGGATCCACTGAGTTTGAGTCCTTCAAGACGACAGCGCTCCTTGAGTTCCGTAGCCGTTGCCTCCTTCTGATAAATCACTTCAGATCCAGTCTGTTTCTTATCACCCTGGTAAATACCAACAGTCAGCCCTGGAAAGAAGGCCTCAATTTCACCCTTCCATTGATTCAGGAGGAACTCCTTGTCTACAACAATACAGAATCGACGACCGAGTCGAGCAGCAATTGCGAGTGCCATGAATGTCTTACCTTTTCCGCACGGTACACAAATGAGTCCATTTGCTCCCGCATCAATGAATTTATTGATGATATTAATTTGATAGTCGAATGGTTTACCACCGAAAGTGATATGAGCCGGTAGACGCTCACCCTCCGATACAATATTCGCCTGCGGAACACCAAATCGCCGCATGGCCCACGCACGAGGTGTGTAGATTCGAGTTGCCGATTCGGAGAAAATAGGAAAGGAGTCTCCGCCCTTTCCGAATTTATCGTTAACGATTGGAGCAACCGTGAGTTCCTTTCGGATCTCTTCAAGTTCTTTAGAGTCAATACTGGATTTCTTTACAGCATATCCCCGACATGTGATCACTCGGTCGAGAGTTTGCGGATCAAGCGTTTGCGGATTCATTTACTACTATTGAGTTAAGCAGAAGTCAATCGTCAAATTTACACATGCTTGTTTAGAATGGTCAACAAACAGTCAGTCGTTTCAGGGGTAAGTGTAGTCATTTTTCTGCTGGCAGCCTTCTTCCCTTCGGCTCCTGTCAGGTCTTTTGTCGACTCACTCGTGGGTCGCCTGGTCCTTCTAGGATTTCTGCTCTATGCGATTCGCCTTGGAAGTATGACTGGAATCCTTGCATTCCTTGCAGTGACTGCACTCTTTGTTGAGCGCAATCGGTATTCGATTTTCCAGGCGAAGAACTATATTGTCAGCCGTGGTTCAGTGCCAACACTAGGACAAATGTCGCCGCATGATGTCCCTGCACCAGTTGAGCGAGCAGTAAAGGACCCTTCTTGGGTCGGCCATGGTCCCATGGAGGATGTTGAGTCGTGGACTGAACTTGCGCACGGAGAATCAGAGGACCACAAACAAGTGATTGAATCTCAACTCTTCCCTAATAATCGCATCAATGCGTTCTATGAGGACCACGGCCTCGCCCCGCGAAACGATTAAAGATTTAAAACGAGATTCTAGATAAATGAAAGCGCTGATTGGGTTTCTTGCGCTTTGTAGTCCCTTTCTCACAGTATCAACTATTGTTAGTGACACGGGTTGTTACTGTGCCTTAAAAAAGAATGCGGTGACTACCCCTTGGGTAAATGCATCAATACCTGTAGGGTGTTCATATAAGTCTGATTGGAATGGGCTTAGTTCAAAATGGTGTCTAACTGACCAGACTGCAGCAGTCTGTGGAACAAATCAGACGGGATTTGGTATGGTCGACTTCTGTACGGTTGCAGGATTTACAAATTTCTCTTTGGCTCCACCGATCCTTCTCGATTCTGGACAGGGAAATCGAACTTTTTACACAGGACAGACACTGAGTATGAATTGGACGACTCAGAATATTCTACCGGATGAAAATCTAACGATTACTTTTCTTACGAGAGCACTGAGTCCGACCTTGGGAGTTCCAAGTGCCACTGGATTCTACCAAGTGAGAATCAGCGATTCAGGTACAAGTGTTACAAGCGGTGCACCGGTGATTTTTCAGACAGGCTCAAGTCCACAAGTAAATGCATCAAGCCCTGTACTTGCAGTGATTCAGAGTAAGATAGCCAATGCAGTACTCTACAATAATGTGACTCTAATGACTACAGGAGCAAGTATAATCTGTGATGGTCGTAATCTAACAGTCTCTTGGCAGGGAGTTGGTCAGGCAGGAGTTGGCGTAGCATCTGTGACGGTAAGGTCAACTGGTGGTGGTGGAGGTGGCGGTACAACTGTAGGTACACCGATTACAGGGCTTATTGCACAGGCAAATATGACAGTAGGCTATCCGTGTCCTCGTGGCCAGAACATTCCTGGATTTGGAAATAACTTTGCTGCGTATATAAGTGTACAGAGTCCAGGTGTTGGTGTAGCCCCGTATACACTCACCTCGCCCACAACGTTTTCACTTGTGGCAGCGGCAACACCGACTCCAACTGGAACTGCAACGCCCACATCAACTCCAACACCTACGCCTTCACTCTCAACCGGCTCAACGGCTTCGAATACACCCTCAAGTACACCGACATCTAGTAGTACACCTACGCCTACGACAACAACTACAGGAAGTGTCACGCCTACACTAAGTATTACATCAAGTGCGTCAATAACAGCCACTCCAAGCAAAACTCCTGCTGCGAGTATTGACCTTGCCGCAGTGGCTGCTCAAGCACAGGCTGCATCTATAAATGCACTGGCTCAGATTATAGGAGGTATTTTTGGAGGCATAGGGGCACTTTGCGCGGTTGGCTTCGGATATTATGTATATCAGCGAAGACAACTTCGTTTGCAACGGCTAAAACGTAATCAAACCTCAGCACGACGACTTGAACAGTCACGTGCCGTCTACGGTGTAGACGCATATCAACCAAATCATATACAGACTGTTGTCATGTATCAGCAGGGTCGGACTCGTAGATAATTTAAGCCCAGACAGTGCCATTCCACTTATAGTTTTTTAGTTTAACATCTGTAAGTGATTTATCAATATAATACTGCTGTGCATTTGAGCAGAAAAGAAGTTTATTTCTGTTAATTTCTTCCAACATTCGTGCACTATTATTCTTCCATGCCCATTTGAAAAAATCGAGGAGTGATGTATCTGAATAACATGTTCTGGGAGTAAATTCACCCGTGAGTGTAAATCCACATTGAATGAGTCTAGGATATTCTGCGGGCATTCCTTGTAAAAAAGTGGCTGGACCACCCTTCGGACATTTTACAGAGGCAAGTGCCTTAAGATTCTGACAACTATCGGCTTTGCTATCATTTTCCATTCGGTTTTGATAAATGGTACACCGAGCAATAGGTGTTGTACTTACAGCAGGAGCCGTTCCATTGGGTAGACGAGCGCCTGCCGTGCAGCCTTGAATATTGGGCTGAACCTTGATATTTTCAAAATAATTCGGAATCGTCTTTGGACAGAACTGTGCCGCCTTATCGGCAAACTTCTTTCGCATTAGATTCACACAACTCGGCAATGCGGCTGTATCCGTTGAAAGACTGCAGACAGTCGTTCCATTACATTGTCCATCTACAATGCTTCCGTCGCAACAGGAGACAGTGCCCTGTGTCATATCATTCAGGGCTTCGGTCCCGGGAGGACATGCTTGGAGTTGAATATCAGCATTACCGGCCGTTATATCAATAAATGGCTCTTCTGTTTTTGTCTGCTCCATCATGAAATAACATCCGATCACAACGGAAATGCCGAGAAGAACAAGGCAGAACAGTAGACTTTGTAAAGGAATTGTTATCTTCATCCCTCTCTCTCTGCTAGTTAGACTCTTTCTTTGTCTATCCACCACGAGCCACAATGCCGAGAAGGAAGCCTATTGCGAAGAAAAGTGCCGAACAGATGGCAATTACAGGAAGTCCACGAAGAGCCTCTGGAAGTGAAAAGGCTGCAAATCCGTACTTTCTGAAATTGAGCACCAGATTGAAGGACATTACACCGAGAACAATAAGAAGGGCAATCACCACAATGGAGACAAAAAAGTCCTCCATTGTCTTCATGCTGACTGCATCCTTCTTAGGAGCGGAAGCGGCCTGTTGAGTCTCTGCCTCCTTCTTAAAGTTTGTAAGAGGAACTGAAGAGCCTGCTGCTTGAAACTGCACTTGATTTTTGTCATTTACATTTTTGAGTAAATCAAGTGGAACACATTTGTATTTTGAAATATCAATTGGCGTTGTGGTTATTCCTGCCATCTATCGCATACAGGGATTTTAGAGAACCCCAGGAATATACATGGGTCCATCATATTGGTAGATATTCACCTTTCCGTCGTTGCCGTTGACAGTGCGAACATGTTCACCATTAAAGAGTTCATCACAACCGATTGAATCCTGGCAATCGCGTCCCTTGTAGCGAATCGGGATGGGAATTGGATTGTAACTATCCGTTCGCGTGTAGTAATTATAGCGGTCGGAACGACCGGCTGTGCGGCGGCCATAAAGAGGCAGTGTCTGGCCATCGGATGTCGTAATAAATCCATACGACTGGTATTGCTCAGGAAGGCCTTGCGTGGGAACACCAAAAAGGGCACCGCGAACCGGCATCTGAGCAGGTGCATTCCAGAATCGAAGGGGTTCAGGTGCACGGGTATAGCGATCATCGCCGCCCGCATTTACAACAACGCTAGGGGATGGCTCAGGGATACGTGGTCTGTGAATATAGGTTGGCGGCGCCTGCTGCTGCTGTGTGCTATTCATGTAGACGAGTGCTCCCAGACAACCAATTAAAACGAATATGATGAAGAGGAATACTTCTGGTGTAAAACAAAATACACCGGGAGGACACCGTGAAGCCTTCATGACTATCTACCAAATGAGCGCGTTTTCTATACAGGGGCAGTGGCACCAGAGGCTCCAGGTCCAAACATTGTCTGGAATGTATCGATGAGTTGCTTTCCATCTGAAAGCATCGGCTTCATGGTGCCGAGCATCATCATGAGTGATTTCTGCGTATCAATGAGTTTCTGCGTGTCCTCAGACATTCTCTTCACCTGATCAGGCTGTAGGGCATTGAGCGCATTTAGAACAGTGGTTCCCTGGTCAATGTGAAATCCACCCTTCGTATCCTGCGGAATGGAGCCGAGCTTGAAGAGACCCTCTGGGCTGGGAGAATTTGCATCCTTGAATCCAGACTTTGTTACAGCAGCCGGTTGGCTCGTAGAGGATGTCGTCGCGCTTGTAGAGGGTGCAGTAGTAGCCGTGGCAGCGGCGACCGTGCTTGCAACTGTATTAGCCGAAGGCGTAGTAGCAGGTGCAGCAGCAGGCGCCTCAGGCTTTTTCTCCGTAGGGACAGGATTGTCGCTCAGGTCAGAGAAGCCCTCGACAAATCCACTCGCATAGACACCAATCGGCGCCTTGGCCTGCGGGCGACGAATACTCTCAACACGCTTGGAGATCATAGCACCACCGTCTACAAACCCTTCAGGGCGACGAGCCTGTGATATAAGCACTGTAAGAACACCCGTCAGAAGAACAGCAACCACCGTATATTCAATTGAATCGGATGTGCTGTAGACAATTAGGCCTACAGCAAGGGAAAGCATAAAATAGACAAACGGAATTGCAAAGATACCATAGACGGCATACAGAGCAAGGATACCTAGAGAGATTTTATCAGTCTTCACCTTCATTCTATTACGACTTGAGAAGTGGTGCTACAATGCGTAAAAGAAACCAAAAGGATGCTCCAACAATTAATGACTTTGCAGCCATACCCAGCGTGCTGAGTTGACCCGTACTCTGGATAAGTGAGGGTAGGTACTGCGAAATGACAACATTGATTGCCGGTAGACTGAAAACGAAGAAGAGCATGGCCACGACCAGGGGGATCTTTGCATCGTCGAGAATACGGGCATACCAATTCTTCTTCGGCTCGTCGTATTCTGTGTTGCGCGGAGGAGCACCGCCAGACCACGAATCACCTTCAGTGGAGCGGGGAACACCGTGCATCGCCGCAGCAAAATCGCCAGGTGTGGGGTGGTCTCGTCCAATTACATGTGCCTGCGCCGTCATCGGATCAGCCGCCATCGGAAATGTAGTATTTCCCTGAGGAGCGCCCGGAGGTGCTTGCATTGGAAGAGGAGGAGGTGGCGGCGCCATACCACGAGCAGGCATTTGAACTGAGTTCCCGCCGCCGCTGCCACCACCTCCGTTCATATCGGCCAGAATCTTCTCGACAAGGTCACTATCGTTTGACGACGAGCGTGAGTCTAGGTCGGACAAAAGAGTCCCCGCACTTGACATTTATTTACACCTTAAAAAAAACAGTTTCAATTTCCAGCGCAACTTACTTGTATCCAACTTGAAACGCCTCGATCACACCCTGACTCGGACATTCAGCAGTGTGTGTCTTGAACTGGAAGCATTTTGAGCCGATTTTGTAGGTTGTCTTTTCAACTTCATGGACCGGCGGAGCCTTTACAATCTGACACTCGGAGCCCTTACAGAGTGGACGAAAGAGTGACATAATTGCAACTCCGATGATGAAACTGAAAAAGAAGTGAAACTGTGGTGTTTCAAAGAACTTGAACATCCTCTACCGCTACAATAGAAGTATGTTTGACTACTTTGAAATCAAACCGTTTCTACTTGGACTTGCAGTAGGGGGACTACTCCTGCTCTTTTTCAGGCCACCGAAGGATGTTGTATACAAATACCCTCACCCAAAGACCGTTGAGCAACTCGTCTATCGTGACAATAATAAGGCATGTTATACATATTCAGTCAGTGAAGTGAACTGTGACTCAAATGAAGGTAGTCTGAAGGATTACCCTCTTCAATAAGCACTGCTCAAAGAGCCCGCCGAGCAGCAATAATGGCTCCCTTACGAGCCGCCTCCTGCTGTTCTTGAGTCTTCGCAGCGCGGTCCACTTCGACCTTGGATAAATCTTCAGGCAGATGCTCGCCTCCACCTGAAGCAACATCACGTGAACGTGCCCTCGCCGCCTGAAGAGCAATGCCCCAACGATTGAGACCCTTCCACTTTGTAGGGTTTTCTTGATTGGCCTCAGTCGCCACAAGTTCACCCTTCTCATTGATTGATTTCTTTCCAGGTACGAGGCCTGTACCAAAAAGACTGAGCAGTTTATTGTCTGCCGTTTTCTGTTGGGGTGCCACGTAAACAATTGTCTTGTCACCTGTTTCCTCAAGGGCATCCATAAAATTCTCTTCATCACTCCATTCATCAATCGCGGCATCAATTACTTTAGCAAAAATCTCATCTTTGAAATCACCCACCGTGAAATTGAACGGCTCCGCTACGCGGCGAACTGCTCCAGGTGTGCCGGCTTTAATCACTTGGTCAATCTGTTCAGGCGTAAATTTTACAGTATTTGCCTTCATAGCCTCGACAAGAATTGCTTGTAAAAGACCATTATAGACATTCTTCTTCTTATTGGCTCCGAGGATTGCAATCGGCTTTGGCTTGTAGAGGCCGAGTAGAGGAAGTTCCTTTGGATTGGCGATCACTGCGGGGTCATCAAAAATAATCTCATATTCCTCTGCCTCTTCGCCAAACGCTTCGGCTTCCGCAGACATGGGCACAAGTAGCGCAGAATGTGAGAGAACAGAGTGCCCTTTGACCACATCAACCGTCTGCTGGACCTTACGCTTTTCATATTGATTTTCAAGAAGAACATCGCGAATTTCAACGCTGGAATATGCACTCATTGCAAGCATAGGTGACATAATGGCGGTTATATCCTTTTGTTTTGACTGAACTAGAAGATTTGCAGCAACGACATCTTGAATATCACCTCCGGTCTCCTTATATAGTTTGAGTGCTTCGCGCAAGGCCTCCTTTGCCTCCTCAAATTCTGCCACAACTCCATCTACGAGTTCTTGGCGTTCAGTATAAAGTTCTTCAATTTCTTCTGCATTCGCGGTTTTGTATTTCTGTAAATGAAAGATTTTTGTCGGTTGCGCATCGAGACTAGGTTTAAATATTGCGTTTCCAGTTGCGTCAAACGTAAACAGATCGGGACGTATACGCCTACCCGCAAAGAAACTCTGTAGATTTGAAGGTTCCACCACCTTTCTCTGTCTTTTTCCCTTGGGTGGCATCTGTGTTTCTACGAAGTAGTTTTTTTTTAATGGAAGACCAGAATGGACGCCCCCAAACCCAAATCAAAGGCGCTCGATAGCACTCTTCGATTTGTTTTTAGTTTAACCCATGGTGTCCTCTTATTATTTTGTATGGTCATTATCTATGCTATTTACGGAGATGGTCTATTTCCTCCGCTCTGGCTCCTTTTAATGACGATTCCATTTGTCTCCTTTGTAATTGGGCTATTACTCAATGCACTCATTCAGTATTTAGCCTGTTCAAAACTCAATGGATCTCAAATCGCCTTGGACAGTCTGTTCGGTCCGGCACTGACGACTTCAGTCTTATTTCTTCTCTGGCTCATTCCTGCTTTAGAGTCACCGGTACTCACGGTTCTGCCTATTACACTGAGCACGACCTACAAGAAAGCGATTAGTGGAGGATTCTATATCTTCTGGGCGGGAATCTATGCTCAAGTGATTGCATCGGGTTTCGTACAAGTCTGTTAGTCGGTCGCGGGAGCAGCACCAATGTAGATGTATTTAGGGACACCATCGACCGTGGTACCCTCCGTATTTAGCATATAATATCCAGGCTTCAGATCATTTGCTGCCTTTTTGGCCACTTCCAGTGGACTATTGCGCTTGGCTCGGGAGATTGGCTTGACAGGCTCCTCAGTTTCAATCTGCGTCCATTCCGTTCCAGGTAAAAATCCAAAACTTGCAATTAGTTGCACAAGAAAAAAAGAGACAACGGCCCAGAGAACTGTAAAAAGCCAGAAGGGGAACCATGTAAAGCGTTCAGGATTACGACCAATCCCAAACTCTTTCCATCCTCCGTCGGATGTGAACATTAGACTCGGTTTTATCGCCAGGACAATACCGATTCCAATTAAATATAGGAGTCCACTGAACAACAGGATCCTCATTCTATCCTAGATAGGCTATTTTAATGCTGCTCTCATTTTAAACAGGTATTCTACGACGTAAAATTTGAATCCTATTGATATGATAATTATATCAATAAAATGTCTGATTTATGCCCCACATTACACTCATCCTGTACATCCTGTGTAAAGGATAAGAGTATTAATGGCTGCGTCTGGTTCAAAAGCGGCTACGGACCATATTATGACCATTGTTTCAATCGCGATTACATCAATTCAGTTGGCGTAGTTCCAGGAAGACGTTATTACTACTTCTCTAATACAGACTGTATAAATGCCGGTATTGCCGACAAAGAGACTATCGACTCAATCTTTGCAGACCTTAGCAATGAATACAAAGCCGCGGTCATCATTCCTATGGTAATTATGTTCTCTATTTACATCTTCAACTTCCTTTGGTTTGTCTGCCCCCCATTTCGTCGTCATGCTGCCTGGATTTGGGATCCATGCCTTCGCTGTATGTGGTTCACATGTTGCTTCTTCTTTCCTCCTCTTGGATGTATGTTTATTTACTGTTTTAAGAGACCATCAAATCCTGGCACATTCCGTAACCAAGCACCTAGGTATAACATCGAACCACCGCCTGGCACTCTAGTGCTTAGAACCAATCCAGTTAATACTGATTCTAGTGACAGTGTTACAGTTACAGGTGCACCAAAGGCGCCAGTCTAATAATCATCCGCTGCCTCTTCTGCTTGACCATAGTCGCCTGCGGCATCGTCTAAGGCCTCGCCTTGAGGATTCCATTCATCACCTTCACCGCCACTTCCAAACTTCTCACTTTCGGTATTGCGCCAATTGTCAATACCCGCGGCCTCATCCTTCTCACGTTCAAGATCATAGAAGTTCTTGTCGTATTTGTAAATGAGTTTTGTGCCACCGACGGACCACTCTCCAAGTCCAAGACGCTTCTTCATCATCTCTACACGCTTTTCATCCGGATTCAGTTTTGAAAGTTTCTTGAGATAGGACTGACGCTCAATTTCATCACGCGCCGCAATTCCATCACGAACCTGCTCATCCGTATACTTTATTGCCTCCTGGCTATATCTGCGGATACAGGTTTGAAGTGCCACAATAGACTGGGTCACATTGCCTTGAGCCGCGCCACCCTGTAGGCTCACATAGTTTCCAATGGCTGAGAGAATCATGATACGATTGAGCGCAATCCTGAAATTCTCATTGGTGAGGCCAAGTGCAGAGAGTTGAAAATCTGAAAGGAGGGCTGAAATGGCCTGGAGTTGTTTCACAAAGAGTGTTGCACGAGTAACTAAGTCAGTATTCTCCTTATTAAAGAGTTCTTCAAACTTCATCTCTTTTGGCTTACTGATCGAATAATCAAAATGCGGCTTAAGAATTTCAGTTTTAATCTGTTCCTTGTGCTGGTCACTCATCGGCTCATAATCCTTCAGAATAGTGGAGAGTTGATCAGAGTTTGAATCCTTCAGGCCGCGATTGATAGGCACAATAAAATAAGTGTATAATTGTGTCTTAAGTTCAAGAGAGGATAATTTGCACATTTCATCGACCGCCTTACGATAGTCTTCACCAATACGTGATGTGACTGCCTTGCGATAGATTTCATGAGTCTTCTCAAGAGGTTCAAGTGTATCTCTCTGCGCTTGTGATGTGGGATTCGGCGGAAGTTTTGCAAAGTTCGCAACCACTTCTGAGATCTCCTTGACCCATGCAGTATAGAGGTTAAGTTCTGCCAGTTTCCTGAAGAAACGGGCGCGTGTCTGCTCGAGTGATGGCTTAGCAGGTGCTACAAACTCAACTTCATAATGTCTGTGTGTTGTATCAAGAAGACCTTGGAAGAGTTCTTTGCTTATTTCACCTGTAATTCTCAGATTCTTCATCAGTGCCGCATTAAGTGTTGAATTAATTGTTTCGTCGCGTTTTGCTATCCAGTCTGCATAGTCTTTTGCCTTGATTGGCGGGTCTGGAAGTGCCTGGTCATCAGGTAAGGGGGGGAATGTAAATTCGCAATACGGGCATTTACCGGTCAATCCAGGCTCATGAGGAAGACCTGTGCGTTCTCCGCGGAAACAGACCTTCAAGAAGACACGTGGATAGAGTGTTGGTGGCACCTCAGGATTAATCGTCTGTGCCGGTCGTGGAACATAAGGGAAGGCAAAACGAGAGCCACGTGGCCCACGAGGTTGCTTTGTGCCGGCACCGAGGATCTTCTTGGCCTGCCAAAAGGTCTCCTCGCGAATATTTGCCAGACAGCAGGTCGTTTCACTGAAAGGGGACTTCTTGTAGAGATTATGCGTTGCGGCCTCCTGGTGAATTTGGCGAATGAGTGCACGTGAACTGCCAGAATCGGCTGCTCCTGCCGCGGCTTTGACTTTATCTCCACCACCAATCTGCTCAGGTAGGAAATACGAAGGAAGTGTCTCCTCAACATCGCCAATTCTACGACCACTATTTGACTCAAGGAATGCCTCCTTATCTTGTATCATTGTCTTTACAAGGGCTGTTTCGCGCATCTCTCCAAAGAGTGACATGAGACAGCGCTCGATGTATTCGCGACGCTTGGGTAGATACTCAATATAGTGCCACTGTGTAAGACTCCATGGTTCTTCATCCGTGATGATTCCACCTAGCACATAGGCTAGATACTTGACACCGTCAAGATTAGATTCATCTGTACTCGCTATGAGAGGATATCCTTCAAAGGAGGTCTTTTCACTATACTGGATGAGATAACTGGGACGATGAGTTTGAATATCAAGAAAGATGAACGCCGCCGTGTAGAGGATAATGCGGCGGTTGAGATATACATAATAATCGGCACTGGCAACACCCGTTTTTCTATCCTTTGCGAGGCCACCTGCACACGGGTCCTCTAAATGAGCATCTTCGCGCTTAAAACGAGCCTGATTATATGCATCGCGATTTGGCATCTGTAGAATGAAACTATTGACTGTTTTTACGACGGTTTCATAGGTGGCCCTCGGTGGATTAACACCGAGCGCACTGTAAATTCTGCGCGCACACTCGTAGATTTTCTTGCCTACCGCGAGTGCCGTCAGATTGTCTTCGAGGCCAATCAGTTGACCTGTCTTGAACTTCTTGTAGGCACTGTCATCTGTCTCGAGGTCAAACTCCTCCGTATCATTTGAAGTACCGAGGGCGAGATTTATAGTCTTATCAAAGAGTGCAGTTACAGGGTCCTCACCATCTTTGAGAACAGCGCGCCCCATCATAGGGCGGCCATTGTCATCGAACTCCATGCTCGTGTCGTATTCAATTGACTGGATTGACTGTCCACAATAGCGGCAGATAAACTGGCCATGGAATTGGCCACCCATAAAATTCAGGAGAATCTCCTTGTGCAGGAGGCGAGAATCTTGAGGATGAAGAAACTCGTAGAGGAGCTTGTATTCGTGGTCGCAGATGAGACTCTTTTTACATTTGCGGCACCTGTGCTGCTTAGTTTTAGGAAAATCCCGCTGCTCCTGGCCCTTGTTCTTCAGAATAAATCCATAGAGCAACTTCATGCGTTCAGATTTATCACGGACGCGGCGAATCTTCTCAAGTTCATCTACGTGGGGGCAGGGATTGGGCTGCGGCGGCTTGCCCTTTGTCTGTTCTCTCAGTGTTTCAAGGACAAATTCATTCTGGTAGACCTGGAATTCATTGCGAACATAGCGATTTGATTCACGTGTAATGGAGATATCATTTCCACTGAGAATTGCATCAATTAAATCTTGGTGATTCTTTACGAGATAATTGAGTCGCACAAAATCGACTTGGCGGTACTTTGCAGGTAAATAAGTAAACTGCTTGATTGAAGGGCTCTGTATAAGTGTCTTGAAGAGGTCCATCAGTTTCGCCACGGATTCCTGGTCGGTTTCGAAGGAGCGATTGATGACAGGAGGTCTATCCTGAATACGTGCCTCTGTTGCCAGTGTACGCACCTGTTCATTGTGCAGTGCAATTGATTCTGTAAGAATGGTTTTGAGTGTTTGAAGTTGGTCCTCATTTAATTCGTATTTGTTCAGGCCAAGTGCCACCATGGCATCTTCAAAGTCGGCAAATTCTCTGACATTCCAGACAGGAAGGCTCTTCAGATATGCATCGATTTGAATATTTTCGCACGTATCCTTCTTTCCAATTGCAATAATTGTATCGGCGGTCGGTACAACTTGGACGCCATCTTTTTCGATGAGAACATCACGGATTGATTTTGCGATCATTTGCGAGCGAAGTGAATCTGTTAAGATTCTTCCAGAGCGAATAGGACCGAGGGAATCCGCTGCACTGTAGGGAAAGAGTATATAATGGTGTATTCCCGCTGTTTCCGCATTTAGCACAGGCTCCACTTCACCTGTTGTCGGCCGACCCATAAGTGCGGCGAGACCACGGCCAATACTCATTGAAAGTACACCGAGTTGCTGAATTGAAAGCGGTATATTTTTATCATCGGCTCCCTTTCTGAATTGCGGAAGACCGCGCTCGAATCCAGGAATATCAACCTCACACTGACCACATCCAGTTACTTCATCAACTTCGAAATTCACTTCAGGAGAACAGAGACGAAAGAATTCAGAGTCGCGCTTGAAGGAGATCTGATTCTTTGCAGTAGAGTACCATGAACGCATAAAACGGTTCACATAGTCCTGCCACTTTGTAATATAACTATAGTCTTCAGCAGGGTGTTTGAATTTTTGAAGTTCACCGAGTGTATTGAATTTTGGCTCGACCACTGTAGAGAGTTTCTTATAGTCTGTGAATTCATCGTGCCCCGATTCATCCAGATCTACATAGAAATTCTTGACGGCATCAATGACCGGTTTTACGAGTGGTGAGTGTAGAAGATCTGATAAGAAAGTTGCAGACGTCTCCTTGGGCTCCTTATCAGGCTTTCCGAGGCTGTCATAGGTGACAATCTCGTCGCGCATATTGAGCAGGAGTTCAACAAATCGGTGGAGGTCGACAAGAACAGCATCGCGCTTCTGGCGTTCAGGTGTCTCAAGGCTGAGAAGGTCGCGCATCATCTCCTGACGCTGGTCGTCGCTCTCGTATACAATTTCACGCTCTTCAAGTTCTACGAGAACTTTGTTGATTTTGGGTGGGGGAATCTCACCGAGGTGCTTAAGAATGGGCTCTGGAACCTCCTCAAAGTTTTCCGCATTGGCTGAAGGCGAAGGCTCTTTCGGCGCCGCTTGCGCCTCATCAGGTTGCTCCAAGTCTACCTTCTTAATGACATCGTAGTCAAATCCACTGGCAATGGGAATTCCTGTAAAATTAAAAGGAACTTCAACTGTATTTTCAAGCGGTTGTCCATAAGAATCCACTTGTTCAACAATACCAATGTCATCACCATAGTTGACTGAAATAAAGCGATAGGTGGGACCGGCTGTTCCATCTTTGAATGCCTGGATTAAATCGCCATCCTTGAAATCGAAGATTTTCAAGAAACTATCCTCCTCTGTTAATTCAAAGTCGTCCTCTTTGGCTCGCCAATCAGCCTTCTTAAATTGAATCCGCTGAACACCAAGTTCCTCCTTGATATTTCCAGATTCATCGAGCGGAAGTGTCACCACGGTATCGCCCTTTAGATATTTTATAAAATTGGCGTCTCTGTAATAGACATAGCCCTCACCTGCAACAGCGGCTTCACCTTGTTGAACAACATTCGTGTAGACTTTCAAGTAATCTCCAAGTTCAATGAGGTTGCTACGTGTAAGGGATTCTTCTTCGGGGGCTTGAGATAATATTTGAACACTTTCATCTTGAATGGGTGCTTCTTCATCTGGTTTGAGTGGTTCTGCCATGCCACCGCTCTACTGAAGTCAAGGTGGAAAAAATTTGATTCGCTGGCGCTGCGGCTTTGAAGGTAAAATAATACATAGTTCCAAATGGTTTATACTCACAGTATCTTCGCGAATCTCGTATCAAAGTATGGCGATTGGAAGAGCCTTTCGGCCTTTCTCCAGAGTGAGGCAGGTGGGGCAGTTCGTGTAGTTCAGAAGGAGGGCGAGCGCTATGCAATTCTGCGCTATGTGAAGGGTACATCCGACCTTTCCGCTCACGGAAAGGACATCCACTCACTCGGAGTGGACCTTTCCAATAAGGAGTGGGTTCCCTGGATGCGTTCAGTTGTATGGGACACTCAGACGAATCGCCCTGTCTGTATTGCCCCGTGCAAGGCGATGTCGGGCGATATTCCTCATGAGCGCGTTGTGGCGGTTGAGGAGTTTGCGGAGGGTGTGATGGTGAACTGCTTCTGGGATGAGAGCACAGGTGCAGTGCGTTGGACGACGCGCACCTCACTGGATGCAAATAGTGGCTTCTATGGAGGCAAGACCTTTGCAGAGATGATTCAGGATGCTCTGACTGCGAAGGGTATGAAGCCGGTTAACATTGTTGGCAAGGGATTTGCATCCTTTGTTCTCCAGCATCCTGGTCATCGTATTGTTCAGTGGCATGAGGCGCCGAACCTAATTCTCATTCACACCGGCCTTGTAAATGACGATGGCACGGTCAATCTTCTCGATAATCCTGCTGACTGGGAGGCAGATGCTCGGTTCCTGGCCGTAAAGCAGTATGAGCCTCTGGGCGCAGCCGAGTTGCCGATGGATCGGATGAACAAGATGACACAGACTCAGGACTCGAAGTGGCAGGGCATCGTATTCCGGGGACACAATGGTCAGCGCTGGCGTCTTCGCTCAGTGTCCTACAAGATTCTACGGAACCTACGTGGACCTGAGGCGCGTATCGAGGACAGGTTTGCCAGGCTGCGTCGTGAGAACATGATTACCACGTATCTCACCACGTGGTCTGAGGAGCGGACGCGGTTTTATGATCTAGAGAAGCGTCTTCGCGACCTGACGGCAATGATTTACGCCGAGTACTGTGCAGTCCACAAGGAGCATAGCAAGGTGTTCATGGATGTACCGGTTGCTCTACGTACTCCTGTCTACCATCTCCATGGGCTCTATCTCAAGGACCTGCGGGAAAACAAGCAGACTCTGAAGATGCCGATTGTCATTCAGTATGTGAACAATCTGGCTCCTGAACATGTGTCCTCAATGCTGCGCTCGCAGATTGTAACGGCACCTGCTGCACCCGCAGTCGCCGTCGCGTAAAAAATAATTTAAGCACACCTACAAATTTTTTTGCCCAGGTCTAAAACCCTTCCGATACAATACTTTAGAAATGAGCACTACTTCTAAGCCTACTGGACCTGCTATTGGAATCGACCTCGGAACCACGTATTCATGCGTGGCTATCTGGCAAAATGACCGCGTTGAGATTATCGCAAATGATCAGGGAAATCGTACGACTCCGTCTTATGTAGCCTTCACTGATGATGAGCGCCTCGTTGGCGATGCTGCAAAGGGGCAGGCGGCGGCGAATCCGATGAATACGGTATTCGATGCAAAGCGTCTGATTGGTCGCAAGTTTACTGACCCCACGGTCCAGTCAGATAAGAAGCACTGGCCGTTCCCTGTAAAGGAGGGCAAGGGTGGAAAGCCGACCATTGAAGTCACCTGGAAGGGTGAGAAGAAGGAGTTTCTCCCTGAGGAGATCAGTGCGGCTGTTCTCACCAAGATGAAGTTGACTGCCGAGGCGTATCTCGGCCAGGAGATTAAGCATGCGGTCATCACGGTACCGGCGTATTTCAATGACTCCCAGCGCCAGGCGACGAAGGATGCGGGTGCAATTGCCGGCCTCAATGTTCTGCGCATCATCAATGAGCCCACCGCGGCTGCACTCGCATACGGTCTGGATAAGATGGGCAAGAAAGGCGAGCAGAATGTGCTGATCTTCGATTGCGGCGGCGGCACTCACGATCTGAGCATTCTGACTCTTGACGATGGCGTCTTCGAGGTCAAATCAACAGCGGGTGATACGCACCTCGGCGGCGAGGATTTTGATAATATCCTCGTTGACTTCTGTGTACAGGAGTTCAAGAAGAAGACGAAGATCGATGTGAGCGGCAATGCAAAGGCCCTCCGTCGCCTCCGCACGGCTTGCGAGCGTGCGAAGCGAACGCTCTCTGCGGCTACACAGGCTACAGTAGAAGCGGACAGCCTTGCTGATGGCATTGATTTCACCACAACTCTTACTCGCGCGAAGTTCGAGAGCCTGTGCGAGGCTGTATTCCGTAGGACTGTGGCTCCTCTGGATGGACTCCTGCGCGATGCCAAGCTTTCTAAGGAGGATATTCATGAAATTGTCATGGTGGGCGGCAGCACGCGCATTCCCCGTATCCGCCAGTTGCTTCAGGAGTATTTTGGAGGCAAGAAACTCAATGATAGCGTTAACCCCGACGAGGCTGTTGCCTATGGTGCAGCAGTTCAGGCTCACATTCTAACGGGCGGTAGTGAGAAGACGAATGATATTATTCTGCTCGACGTGGCTCCTCTCAGCCTCGGACTTGAGACGGCAGGTGGCGTCATGACTCCGCTCATCAAGCGCAACACGACGATTCCTACGAAGAAGTCGCAGACCTTCAGTACCTATGCGGACAACCAGCCTGGTGTCAGCATCCAGGTGTTTGAGGGTGAGCGTCCTCTGACTCGCGACAATAATTGCCTCGGCAAGTTCCAACTTGATGGTATTCCCCCGATGCCGCGCGGTGTGCCGCAGATTGAGGTGACCTTCGACATTGATGCAAACGGCATTCTAAATGTGTCGGCGGCTGAGAAGTCAACGGGCAAGTCGCAGAAGATCACGATCACGAATGACAAGGGTCGTCTGAGCAAGGAGGAGGTCGAGCGCCTGGTGGCTGAGTCAGAGAAGTACGCGGATGAGGATAAGGCGACGATGGCGAAGGTGGAGGCGCGCAATGAACTTGAGTCGTATCTCTACAATGCCCGCAACTCCCTCCAGGATGAGAAGGTGAAGGAGAAACTTGGCGACGACGCGACTGCTGCTCTCAAGAATGTAGAGGAGGGCCTCGCCTGGCTTGCGGACAACCAGGATGCGACTACGGAGGAGTTCAAGGATGCAATGAAGAAGTATGAGGGCCTCATTCGGCCGGTACTAACGAAGATGTATGCTGGTGCGGAGGGTTCACCTGAGGGAAACATGCCTGGAATGCACGGAATGCCTTCTGATATGCCGAAGCCTGATAGCCACTATGTGAACCCTGATGCCAAGGGCCCGAAGGTTGAAGAGGTCGACTAAGGGTCCACTAACTAAATAAATAAATCTGCGACATTTCAAATGTCTACAATTTATTTTAGCGCTGTCTTTGTGCAATAACTATATTTAATAAATCACGAACCATCCGTGAATATTCTCCAATATAATGTGCCCATAGCCACACTTCACGAGGTGGTCTTACAACTTCAGGGGGGCCAGCGACTGCGACTGCAACTGGCTGTGCAGGTCTTGGAATACCAAGTGTATCATAGTATCCATTATAGGCTGAGTCCAATAAGACTGCAGCGGTTCCTTGAAATAAAAGGGCAGCACGATCACGGAATTCAGCAACTCCAGGAAATCTATGGTCAAACATTTCACGTCCAACACGTATTTGTACAGCAAGATCTTCTACTGAACTTATATTTGCATAGGCTGCAATAAAAACACCTATTGCACCAAGCCCAGCCGCAGCAAGAGTATAGAAAGCACGGGCTCCGAACCAACCCATGCCTTTTGCATGTGCGAGTGCACCTTCCATGTCTCTTTGAAGTGCAGTTGCTTGAATTGATCTTGATACAGCCTGGAGTCGAGAAAGTGCTTCCGCAGGTTGGATATATAGATCTGTCGTAAGTGTTTCAATAATTTCCGCATTATATTGTCCACGAGAAAGTATAGTAATCAGTTCATCAAGAATAAGTCGCGCATCTTGTGGATTTCGCAGAAAGTAGGCACCTAATGCAGACTTTAACCGTGTTAACCGAGCAGGTGTAAATATGGCCAAAAGTTTTTTAACTTGACGAGCCGATGTATGTAAAAGTGTTGCAGACATAAGATCTTGTATTTGTCGATTGTATGTATCTACATTTGCTCTAGGCATTCTTGCACGAAATACAGCCTCCATACGAAACAGATTTTGTGGACCGAGTTCAAAAGCCCGCCCAATTACACGGGCTGGAAATATACTATCTAAAATTGCTTCAATTTCTGCGGCTGTAAGTTCTTCACCTGGAGGAAGTTCAGGAAGTGCTCGAATTGCTTGGGCCGCTGTTTGTCCTTGCTGTTCTGCAATAGGTGTTAAGAGAGTACGCCCGCTCAACGGTATAACTTCATTTACAAGTGCAGCCGCATCTTCTGTAGCATGCATAAAATGATTATGTGATTCAGCAGCAGTGATACCTGATTCTTGTGCTAATCTAGTGACTTCTTCACTAATTGGAGTTGGCCGTTGTATGGTTTCAGGAGTTGCAAGTTCAGGAGGTTGGGGTGGCTCGGCTTCTGGTTCAGCAGGTGGCTCATAAATACGACCACGTGCCCGTAATAAGCGTATTAATGCGGGCTGCATTTTAATTCCTCGTGTTCCAGCAACAAAATTTCGTGTTGAACCAGCCTCAAGTTCCTCCATAAGTTTGCGTATTGCTTTTGGCTCAGTAATCTTCAGTGCTTCTTCAAGAGTATATCTTGTTTCAGGGCGCAGTGGTGCCCTTCCCGCAAGTGATGGAAGATTGCCTCTTGGTAAAAAAGGCAAAGCAGAAGGTGCAGAGGGTGTAGGCGCAACAGGCGCAGCACCTTCGCCAGCAGCAGCAAAACGAGAAATAATAGATGCAGGGGGGGCAGGAGGCTTAGGTGGTTTAAATATACTAACTCTCTTACCAAGTTTATTTATAGCACGCTTACCTGATCTTTCTAGGGCTATTGCAGTAGATTTCATACCCCCTTTTAAATTTCTCTTTCGTGTTGCTCTCATTTTTCTATTTTTCTTATTCTTTACGGTTCTGTACCGTTTCATTCTGTTGTAGTTAACTATTTTAACCGGAACCAGATATAGAGAAATGCCGTGTCCCTATGCTACTCTATTAGGAGTTCCTGGACAGGGTGTTCATGCAACCCGTATCTTTGGACTTGCATTTGTTGATATTTTCCTAACAATTCTACTCTCCATTGCCAGCGCCTGGGCCACAAATACTTCCATTGTATCAAATCTTCTCTTTTGGTTTGTTCTAGGTGAAGTTCTTCATTACGCCGCTGGTACACAGACCGCATTTCTTACAATGCTTGGAATAAATGCCGAATGTATTCAATAGAAAGAAATGTCCGTACCAAATGTGAATACTGAAATCCAGACAATTTTTGAGACAAATAAATTGAACGACCTGAAGGAGTTTATTAAAAAACGAAAGTGTTTGAATGAGTGGAATATGGCGCTGATTTATCTATTTCATGTTGTGCAGTCTGCCGGTATCTTGACTACGACCATTGCAGCAGGTTATGATATGAAACTCTTAATCTGGGTCGGCGTAGGATTTAATATACTTGCAAGTCTGATTAATGTCTTTGAAAAAACGAACAACGGCATTTCAAAGCACTTACTGAAGGATATTAATGCGATTAAAGATGGAACCTATGTGGATGAAGGCACCATGGTTGAGATGGCCCCGACAAAGGGCGCTGAAGGCCCTCAGGCAAAAGAACCGCTGCTTTCTGAGAATGAAAAATAAGCGCACTTATAAGAATGTCGAAACAAGAACTTCTTGCTGAATATAAAAGACTTCTAGATTCAGCAACACATGATGCTATAAAAAGTTCTCTTGCTGGACTTATCGCACAGCTTGAATCTGCTCCAAATGCAATTGCTGCGGCCCCTGCTGCTCTTCCTGCACCTGCTTCTCTTCCTGCACCTGCAGCCGCGCCTCCTTTAGATGAGGATGAAAGTGAAAATGAAAAAGTGTATGAGGAGTATGCCTCAAAACCATTACTTAGACTTCAATTACATCAAGAAATTATTGTTAAAAGTATATCAAATAAAATTTTATCAGATGAAGCTCCAGTAGCCGCTGCAGCGGCAGCTGAAGATCTGGTTAAAAATCGCTATTTAATTGGTGTATTGCCCAGAGGAGGCAAAACCTATATTGCTGGAGGGATAATTGCCGAATTCTGCAGACGTAAAAGGATAGTAACTCCCTCCCATACTGAAGCGCCTGTAACTATTATATGGTTTACTGCAACTCCAAATGAAACAAAGTCTCAAGTGGGCGAAGATTTGATTAAAAAATTTATTGATTTTGGTGATTTTGTATTTATTTCATACCCATTTGTATCGGATGAATTCGAAAATGAAGAGATAGCACGTAGATCAAAGCGACATGCTGTTATTTTCTGCTCAACACAACTTCTAATTAATCCGAAATCTGATAAGACATTTCTTCAAAATAGTATAACAAATGCGGATATGTTCTTTTTTGATGAGGCACACAAAACAGGCAGCGGGCTTGTGACAAAAGCAGAAATTGAAAAAATTTCACCTCTTAAACCCATTATTTTTCTTACTGCCACTTATTTTTCTACAATTCAAGACTATAATATTAAACGCGAAAATATTTTTATTTGGGATTATGTCGATGTAAAACTCACTCGAAAACTGAACTCACTACCAAACGATCTAGTCTCTTTATTTGAAGAACGAGCATATTACTCAGGGCGCCTAAGACGCTTAATGCGAAATAATGATAATAATGATGAATATAATAATTCAAATACAGTCTCAGAACTTTCAGATCCACGAGCCGAGCAAGTGAGATTTAACAAGTATCTTCAAGATGCAATAAACGAAATAACAAAAGAATCTGCCAAAGTTGAATCAAATCAAGCAGTTATTAATCTTGAAAAAAGATTTGGTCCTGTTGTTTCTTCCGTTCTAGTATCCAGATTTAAAAGTGGTAAAACTCCTCAAGAAATGGCCGCTGACTATATTAATTTTCCTGATCTGAATTTTATTTCCTATTCGATGCCTGCTGAATTGAATAAAATGAAAGCAATCTTTGAAGAGGGATCTCCTGCCAAGTTAGCTGCACTTGTAAATATTGTTGAAAAGACACTTGAATATATTACCGCACACAGTCAATACGCATATAGCCGTTTTCGATTTGAACTTCCTACTTTATATAATGCACAACCAAATGCAAATTTAGCCCAAGTGAATGTGGGTTTATTTCAAAATGCGGACTTTCAACTTGCGGCGCCAGTTGAACCAGATTTTCAGAATACAAACACAATACTTATGTTTGTACCAACTGGTACAAGCAAAGGTATATTAAAAGTGATGACCACTTGGGCGGTCTCTCTGTTACAAAATGAAAAATTCAGCAGATATAATGTTGCATGTATTTTAGATAATGAAGAGGAAGAGAGTTCAGTCCCTCTAGAACTTGCTGCGCGTATACAAACAATAAAAAATCTGAAGGGTAAAGATATCAAACAGCAGATACAAGAACTTGAACAGTCATTACAGAAGCAGACTCCAAAACGAGGTCTAATTATTCTTGCAGGTTCTAAACTCAGTACGGGTGTTAGTTTGCCTTCTACCGATGTTGTCTTTTTACTAAATGATGATAAATCTGAGGATACAATTATACAGAAAATGTATCGGGCGCTCACACCAAGTGATGGTAAAAAAGCAACCTATGTAGTTGATTATAATCCTATACGCTCCTATTCTGCGGTCTATGGATATACGCTTTTATCCAGTGGCGAGACTCAGAAATTTGCTCCCTTTAAAGGAAAAAATACCCGAACGAATCAAAATAAGCAGACAGCTCTTATTACGGAGGGAACAATTAATGAACTTCTTGCAGAAACGTATAGCTGGTATGAGGTTCCTGCGGAGTTTGAATTAAGACAACCTGTAAATTTTCTTCAGACATCCGTGGAAAAAGTAAACAAGATGCGAGACTATTTTCAGGCCACATTAAAAGATAAAGAGTTTCGATGTGTTCTAAATAAGCAGTTATTGTGCGTGCTTCCAGCGCCCCCTGCTGCTGCCGCTGCGGGGCAAGGTGGTGCCCGCGTAAGACGCACAACTCTTCGTAGGACGCGCAGTAAGCGCAAGAGTTCAAGGGGTCGCACCAAGCACCATATAAAAGCGAGAAACTAAGTACAGCGAATGGCGTGTCCACAATGCGCCGTAAATTCGCGCTCTCACAGTTTCATTAAATTTGCCCAAAGAGATGATACAGGATTTTGGTATACTGGGGCCGGCCGTGCAGAGGAACTTGTCAATACGCCCGAAAAGTTTGGTTATTTTAGGCTTCACATGAATGAAGCGAAGCAGGATGCGCATTGGATCTGGATCTTTGATTGTGCGGGTATGGGTACTCGGCATTATATATCCATTGATTTCATGAAGCGGCTCGTTGGCGCCCTCTCCAATGAACATGCGGAGATTCTTACAGGAATTTGGATTCTGAATCCGAATATCTGGATGCGTGCGGCCGTGGCTCTGATGTCGCCCTTTTTGAATTCACGCCTCGTATCAAAAATTATTTTTCTCGAAAGCACCACCGATTTTCTCTGCCGAATCATGGATGCCCGAATTTTTGCTACGCCTTGGAAGTAACTATTCAAACAGTCTGAGTACAGAATCTTGCTGCTTGACGCCTTCATTTGTGAGAGCGTCTGCATGGGCATTTCGTTCACGCGGAATATGTTTAATGGCCACAAAATCGAAATGGGAGAGGAGGGCTCGGGCCTTTTTATGCAGGCTGGCTAGATTTTGCGCCTTGATTTTCCAGGTGCCGGCGAACTGGTTGATAATCAGATTACTGTCGCCTTCAATCAGAAGATTTTTAATACCGGCGTCTGCTGCTTCTTGGAGACCAATAATGAGTCCGTTATATTCGGCTTCATTATTTGTCGCGTGGGGAATAAATTCGTAGCGTTCGAAAACGGGGTCGGTCGTTCCTGGATGGAAGAGAACGGCGCCGCCGGCTGAAGGTCCTGGATTCGGATCGGATGCACCGTCAAATTGGAGGAGATGTGGCGGTGCGGTTTGTTTACCTTTTACGTGAAGATAGCCTTCTGGCGGAGCGGATTTATTAAAGAAGGGATGGATTGCGGGCATCCGTTTGTATGTTACCAAAAACCTTATAAAGTTCAAATTTATCTATCAAAAAATTTGAAATTATATTCCTATTTTTTATTATTACAATGCAATCAAAAATGTACGGTCTAGATAAGAGCAAATATCCAGGCCGTATGGGAAAGGCATGGTATGATGAAGAAGTCATTCAACTTCTGACTTCTATCCGAAATAAGAAATCAATGAATGAAATTGTTACAGAACATCAACGAACTATTGGGGGAATTATATCTAAACTACGTGGTCTTGCGGCAGACTATTATCTTAATGATAAGAAGCCTATTAGTGAAATTATTCAACTTACTGGTCTAGATCGAGATGTTATTATTGATGCAATTGAGAAGAAAGAATATAGAGCAGAACTGAAGGAAAAGAAAAATATGTGTAAAATTGATGCTGTACAAGAAAAGGTAATTTTATCCCCTCCTAAAGTAGACCCTATTCTTGAAATTCTAAAAGATATGAATGAACGATTGCAGAGACTTGAAGCAAAAGTGGATTGCCTGAATGAGAAGATGAATAAACCAAAAATTATTATTAAGAAAAAAGCGGTGGTAAATGAACCATACGAGTTTGTTGATTAGCCCCGTTCACGCAACTCTTCCAAACAATCCATAAATTCCCTTGATTCCTCCATAGACCAACTATTCAAATCATATCTCTCCCATGCAGCCGTTAAAGGATTCAAGAGAAAGGCCCATCGAGTTTTTAATGGAATGACTCCATGCCGACCCATCGCAACATATGCAAGAACCTGTAGAAGATTTTTACAATTTCCTGTATCACGCAACTCAGCCACTTTTTTTGCTGTACCGCATTTAATTTCTAATAATACTCCACCACACTCTTGAGTCCACATATCAGCCTCGCCAATAATCAGTGACTCAGTCTCTAGAGCAATATCACCCTCCAGAAATCCCATTCCTGAACCAACACTTCTTAAACAATCAATCACCACATCACAGATTCCATCTTGATTAAGTGCTACAAACTCTTCAAATCCATCAGGTAGACCTGAATAGTAGTTTTTCGGCATTGTTACTGCTTCAATCTCCTGTGTATTTCCTCGAAGATAGAAATCGGTAGACTGTGAAAGAATATATTCATCCTCAATACTTTTATCCTTTTTTTCAGAAGTTTCAATCAAGAGCCTTTCTGTTTTCCAGTAAATCTCCTTAACCACAGGTACACACATAAACTGTTTTGTCTGATACATTCCAAGCCACCTCGATGCAGACACAAATCTGTCTAATGCAAGACACGGTTCATTATTACTATTCATAAAGAGAACATCAAGTTTTGCACGCCTCATTGAAATATCTTCAAGAGAATCATGGCGATTTGTTTTCCAATTAATTGATTTCAAAGACTGCAGAATTTCCATAAGAATATCTTGGAAAGTCTTCAATTTCCCAGAACAGAGCATCTGCTTAAGTTTCCAGTCAATATAAGTTCCAAATGCCAGTTCACGATTCCGCATTTTCATTTCTTTGTAGACATGTTCAAAGAGAATATTCCAACCAGACTTACCTGAAGAAATAATATTTTCACTACATTTCTGAATACGCTTATTCAAATCAGGGTGTGATGTAAATCTCCGCAGAAGTTCTTTAACACCAATTGGATTTTTTGCTTTCTTTACAAACTCCTTCTCTTCAGTTCCCCATTGGGTAATATCAACAACTTTACTCAAATTCTCTCCATGTCTTGCAAGAAGTCGGATACGACCACCCATATTTGCGTTTGCAAAGATATACATCTCTTCAATTGCTCGTGTTGTTCCAACATAGAATAGATTTGTTTTCTCTGCATAATGTCCCTCAGATTCAACTTCCCCATCACGAAGTTCAAATATACTATCTGTAGCATTAATTATGGCAACAATATCCCATTCGAGTCCCTTAGAAGCGTGAAAGGAAGAGAATTGAATTGGAGAAGTAGAGTTACGCGGATCATAACCAAATGCCACTGTTGTAGAGGTTTCATCCTCTTTTGCAATCTGATGAAGGTCAAATGCAAATCCGTTTTTTCTGCTATATTGGCGTAGAAGTGCAGTAATAAGTTGGAAAGAAGCACATTTAATAATTGGAAAGATGAAGACAACCGATTTAAACTCTTTTTTTGCTCTGAGAATCACAGGAATCAGTTCATTTGCCACTTTTTCTTCATATTCACCCATACCCTTTCCAGGATTCACGGCAAACTCGAAATACTTCGGTTTTGTGCCTTCATGGCCATTAAATGGGGCTTCCATAGGGAGAATATGACCATCTTTTATTTCAGGCTGAAAGACAAAGTTTACAAATCGAAGAATTGCCTTAGAACTTCTGAAATTCGTAGTTAGATTAAATGAACGAATATTTGGAATCACTTCCCGCTGGAGAAGAGTTCTGAGAAATTCATTGGATGTTCCGCGAAATCTATAAATATTTTGCGCGAGATCACCGATTGCAATAATTTGGAGATTTGGTTGAAGTTCTTTAAAACGTTTTACAAAGATAAATTGAAGTTCATCCAAATCTTGAAATTCATCTACAATTAGAAGTTTGTATTGTTGAAGAACTTTTACAAGTGCAGGAGTTCCCTTTCGTAGGTGTTTGTGAAAGAATTTAACAGATTCCTCCATACAACTATCATAAAGAAACTCACCTTCGTGTTGTTTCAGACCTGCTTGTTTGAGAAGTTTAAACATAGTTGCATGAAATGTCCCTGTCAATAGATGTGTTGCGCGTCCAAGAATATGGCGTACCTTTTTCTTGATTTCTTCTGCTGCGAAACGAGTAAAGGTAATAAAGCAGATTGCCTCTTCACGAGTACGTCCAGACGTAATCTGTTTGTTCACATAATGCGCCATTGTTGTTGTTTTTCCAGAGCCTGCTCCAGCTAGGATTTTAATACTCGAGCTGTCATCGGCTAAAATAGCCTCTTGCTCTTCCGTAAAGTTCATTATAGGATTGCAATAAAAATCCTTTAAGTAAAGTTCAAATTTTTTACCTCACTACCGCATACCCGAATTCTCTAAACTCTTGAAGTCTTTCTTTGCGTCCTCTAGAATTTTTGCGTCGTTAGCACATTCCACATGTTTATCAAGTTCATATGTAATGGTCACTGTAGGCCTATTAAGATAGAATAATGTCATCTTCGACCTACATAAATGGTCAGGCCCCACCCAAACACCATGCAATCCTGAAATTTCAATCATATGTTCTCCAATACGAACCAACCGTGACATCTTATTCAAGACTGACATATATACTCTACTTATTAAAAGAGGAAAACATTCTATCAAATTTTGTCAAGACCAATCAATAACCTCAATTTCTTTCTGACCCAGATAACTAAGTAATTCGGTGACAATCACCATTTCTCCGTGCCTACCCCCTATGAAATGTTTTACCGAACAATCGGGAAAGATCTCTTTAATTTCTTCCAGAATCTCTGCTATATTCTCAATCATAAATGGGTCATTACTATTGAAGGGGTGGGCATACATTGAATACGATGTTCTTTTAATAACATCAATTGCTTCTGTATAAAAGTCCATCAAAAACTCTGTAATCTTCAGGACCTTCTCCTTTTCCTCCAGTAACTTCTGAAGTTCTTGGATATTTTCAGGTGATATCGGTTCAAACGACATGCTTACTGATACACTACAAGAAAGTATCAAATTTTGCTCACATCCCAAAACATCCCCATAAACTACTCTTAGGACGACTATCCCACTCCTTCTTCATTGTCTTCTTGAACTCTACGAAATCCATGTCTGAATCAGGCTCATATTGAGCCTTTGCATTCTTCTCGCCCAGATAATCAAAATAATCGTAGTGAAGTACATCATTTTTGTCGTACATATAACACTGAATGGTGATACATGTATCCGTATTTGTATCTAAATTCTTCAGCATATGCACCTGATTCAGTGTAGAACTTATCCATGTGATATCATCTTTTCCGAAATCCTGAGTTCCAAACGGCTCAACTGTATTTGGCTGGTCGCATAAGAACGGATAGAGACTCACATGAATTGTTCCATTCAGAACACGAATCACCGCATTCGCCGCGCCGTGATTATGAATGGGTGAATAGTGACCAACCGGCCAAATCTCCATAACATACGGAACGCCAGGTGATTCACCATTATTCTGACCAAGCGTAATGCGCAGATAGGTCTCCAGAGGATTCGGGTCTTTTCCAAATTCAGTCGCCTTCTGTTTGATTCGTGTATTACACCACATACCTGGCGTCTTGAGACTGTATTCAATGGCTTGGGAAAATTCAGGAAAATCGGGAGTATTGAGGACAAATTTGTTTCCTGCAACACAATTGTACAGTGCCTGTGCTGCAGGGGAGAGGCTCGCATTCGGTAGATATGCATTCCCTGCGACATCGTCCATTGTCAATTCATCCTTACTCTTGACCTTCAGCGGAACCGCATTCGTGATAGGATCCTTCAGGAGTCGTAGGGGAGCGATTGCCTGAGACAAGTTAATCGCCGTAAGACTTTCAAGGAAGCCCTTATTTAGTTCCCAAAGTTTGTCTGTTGGGTCAAACTTGTAAACATAGCAAACTGTCTCTACACGCGGCTCGCCTACACCCGCCTGGAAGATTTGATTCTGCGAATCCAGGCTAAACCAGTAATATGCGCCAGACTTGGTTGTAAGGCCGCCAGTTTTCCCCTGCGATTCGTACTTATTCTTTGTAGACATCCGTTCTACAAGAAACTTCTCTGCTGTGAGGGAAACAGTTAACCCATCGCTAGCATCGCCATTTACAAACGAGAAGCTCGTAGCCTCCTTAGTTTCGAATAAAAATACACCTTGGCCTTTGACAAGAAGATTTACTTGGTTTGTGGTCTTAGAGAATCGGAGCGAATGTGGGATATCAGATAATACTTTAATATTACCTGGCATTCTATAGATTGCCCAGAAATTTAGTTCTTTCTGTGAGTTGAGCGACGACGCTGTTTGCGGCCACGACGAGTCTTTCTTCTACCTCCTGTAAAAATGATTTCCGAACAAGGTTCAAACCATTTTTTGTTTTCGTCACCTGGCAACCATTGTACTGTGGCATTTGTAAAACTAAGTACCCAATAAAAAAATTTCTCGCCTTGGCTACTGGTGTCTGACCATAATTCTGCGCCTAATATATTTCCAACTTTTTTAGAGTTATACTTATTTGGATCATAATAGGCCTCGTTGCCATTCCACATTTTAAACATTTTATGGCGGTAATAGCATATGTCTTTGTGTAACATGTGTTTTCTTTTGTATTCTTCTGCTAATTTTTCCTTTTCTTCTTTGGGGAGATTTCGGATACTAGGACTTCTGAGATTTCCTAGGGCTCTTAAGTATAGTTTATTATTATTATTATAGAAATCCATAAAGGCGTCTAGGTCATCTTTCTTTTCAACCTTAGAAGCTCCAATTAATCTTCTGACCGCAGACATTTGTTCTATTTAATATCTTTTTATTCTTACTGCACTCAAAGTAAAAATTCTATCTCATTTACCGGAAATGCTTTATTTTTAAGAATAATTTATATAATAAAATATAAGAATGGCCGTCTTCAATGATCCCAAACATCCGCCCAAATTCAGAGCCGGCTACGGAACTGCAAAAAAGGCGCGTGCCACTCTGAAACGGCTACGCCGAGCAACCCGCAAAAAGGCCCGCCAGGTTGCACGAACAATGTACTATCGGGCAAAGTATCATAAGTACCAAACGCCCGGTATGAAAGCCGCCATGAAGGTCTATGGAGACTATCTAGAACAATAGTGTCTAGAGTAGAATAGAAATGGCCCAACAGAATTACAGCCGAGAATATCTCCAGAATTTAGTCACCCAGCACAAAACCAGCCATATTGATTATTTAATCAATGCCTTTGTTCCTGACTTGCGAGCCGAGGCAGCGCGCGGAAAAACAACCTATGTCTACGAGATTTCACGACTCAATTTAAGTTATTCCACACAGGCTGTTATCACAATTGACGACCTCATTGAACGATTCCATGTGCGATTTCCCAATTGTCAAATCTCATATCAAGAAAAATGGTCAGATACAACAAGTTCCTTACGTACACTAAAAAAGGGCATTCTGATTGACTGGTCATAAGTATTTAAATTTGAAAACTCCGCTATACTATAGAACATCTACGAAATGAACCAGGTTGACGCAGAACTCAGACTTCTCCGCCAGCGCCTCGCATATCTTGAACAACAAAAGATCGCTGAACTCGAGAGAGAACTTCAAAAGAAGGCGCATGCACTCCAGATTCTTGAGAATTTCATAGAAGATAAGAAAGAGCGGATTCAAAAGAATCGCTACAGTCGCAGTGTACCTATAGCCGCCTATTACGATGGTGAAAAAATCGCTTTTCTGGAGCCGATTCTGAATGTTCTTAAGGACTTTCAGATACGCCTAGAGGCGCTTGAGGCCGCTGGAAGAAATAGACTTACTGTATAAATGCCGGTCGAGCCCGCCGTGTATAGGTCAAGAGCCCCTTTTCCTTTTTTGCAGTCAAATAATAGTGACGATAACATTCAATGGGATCGTCACTAATTTTGTATTCTTCATCCATGGCGATCGCAAAGGGCAGGCGTCCAAGCGCAGCCAGCGCAGGAGGATTCTCCTTTAGCCAGACTGCATGTGCCATACAACTATGGACTTTTCCGTAGCGAAAGGCGTACTCCTCTCCAATGGCGATTGCGAGATCACAGGCAAATAGATAGTTTCCGCGCGAGACGCGAATCCACTTCGTACACGGATGATTAATATGCGCCGGTGCATATCCACGGATCTCCGAGTTTTTCTTACACGGTGCCGTCGCCATACTCGCAGGTAACTCCTTCGGCTTCTTCTTGTGAATCAATTCAGGATAGGCCGCTGTCCAATGCGCTGTGTAGAGCATCTGACATGCCTCTAGAATCATTTTGACAACATGCTTATCGGCATGAGCCTGTGCGGCGGCCTTCGGGTCTGCGTAGAGAATAAAGAGATTCATAGTGTTACAATAAAAAGGCACCTCCGCCAAATTCAATTTTTTACGGGGGCGCCTACTCATCCCCTGAATCCTCATCAGACTCATGAGTTGCCACATACTGCGGAGCCGTCCAGTGTCCCTCCATCATCCTCTGAAAGTTATGATACACCTTATCCAGACGATCCTTTGTAATATTTCCACCGCGAATGACTCCATACATAAGAATGCCGGCCGTATTTCCATCACTCAGGCGGTTACGGCGAAGAAACTCAACCCAGGTATCTCGAACATGCTCAAGCATCTCTTCATTATGCTCATTCATAATGATACTATGAAGGATGAAGGCTGAATAGAGGCCAATCTTCCATTGTGCCTTCTTCTTCTTTGAAGTTGTAGGCTGTGCTTCATCCGCATCAATGTAGATATTCAGGAGAATCTCGAGGCGGGTCCGAGCGAGTTCCTCATCAATTGGAACAAGTTGGCCATCGCGTGTGATTCCATTCAGATTGTTTGCAAGTTTATCATATGACGTTGTAATGTAGAAGGTATCACGAGTACTTAGTGCAGCACCAGCGACATACGCCACTGCATTACAGAGATTTCCGTAGCGAGTATCATTCTCGCGCAGATAATCATCGAAGGCCTGTACTGCAAGTGGATTGAGTCCCTCTCCGCGCGTCATCAGTAGCCTCTCCGTTAGATTGACAACTGCAGTTGCCCTCTGGTTAAACAGTTTCTCACCATGAGAGAGTGCTACACCCTGATTTAGACGATCATAGATATTACTCTCATCCTCCCTCGATGCTCCAGTAATGTCAATAATTGGAATCATATAAGCAAGAAACTGGCGCTTCTGGTCATCTGCCAGGTCACGATAGTGCTTTCCATCGGCATCCTGAAACTGATTGGTGTAGAAGCGATAGAAGGTCTCGAGGCGCTGCTGGCCATCCTGAATGCTGTAGCGATTCTGGTGATCCTGTGTAACAAGAATCGCAGGAATCGGGTATCCGCGATAGACTGTATCAATGAGTGACATCTGTTTTGCATGCTTCCAGACATACTGGCGCTGATATTCAGGAACAGTGACCATTGCAGTTGTGTCATTACGTCCACGATAGCGGGCAGGAGGAGTTACTGAGCCACGAGGAGTGCTCTCCAAGAACCAACTGATAGGGTATTGTAGATAGGAAATAGTGATACGGTTATCCATTTTGTAGTAGTTTATTACACACCGATCCAGGTTCAAATTTTTTACGGGTGCGCCGTTGAAATTTGAGCCAGAGAAATTCGCCACGGTGACTAGAAAACTAAAATGGTTAACTACACCTGTGAAAAATGCGGCAAGGATTTCAAACAGAAGGGACAGTATGAGCGTCATGCCCGGCGGATTTATCCGTGTACAGACAAGACGACTCGCGCGCCTGCTGCGGCTGCACCTGTGGCACCCAAACCCCTAGCCGGCCTCAAGTTCATTGATCTCTTCTGTGGTATCGGTGGCTTCCACGTTGCACTTGAAAGTCTCGGAGGAATCTGTGTTCTCGCCTGCGATATTGATGCGAAGTGTCGTGAAGTCTACAAGGATAATTATGGTCTCGAGCCGAAGGAGGACATCAAGGCGCTGAAAAGTGAAGACATTCCCGCCTTTGACATTCTCTGCGGAGGATTCCCCTGTCAGGCCTTCTCCCATGCGGGCCGGCAGGGAGGTTTTGAAGATACGCGTGGAACTCTCTTTCGGGAAATTTGCCGAATTCTACGAGATCGCCAGCCGGCCTATTTCCTTCTCGAGAATGTGAAGAATCTGAAGGGACATGATAGTGGAAAGACGGTGAAGGTGATCTACGAGAATCTGCATGCGGCTGGATATGTGACCCATGGTGTTCCAATCCTGCTGAGCCCGCACCACCTCGGTGTGCCCCAGCACAGAGAGCGTGTATTCCTGCTCGGAATTCGTAATGATCTTGCGGCTGGGAGGACCCTAACGCCCTTTCCAGCCGTGTCGCCTGCGAAGACGGATATTTCATCGGTTCTAGAGCCTGAATCAGTGGCTGCACCGAAACTCTCCAAGACAGATCAGAGTGTTATTGACCTCTGGGATGAATTTGTACAACATTTCAAGGGGCTCGGACAGAAGTTACCGACCTTTCCACTCTGGAGCGATGACTGGGATTCGACGTTTCCTGTGGCAGGTTTGGCCGATTTCAAGCAGAAGTTTATCACGAACAATCGCGCCTTCTACAAGGATAATCAGGCGTTTCTGGGGCCGTGGCTTCTGCGTGCACGGGCAAATCCGGCCTTTGTGGGGGCTCGGAGAAAGTTCGAATGGCAGTGTGGAAATTTTAAGGAGGAGGATAGCCTCTGGAATCTGCTCTTCACGTTCCGCCCTTCGGGTATCCGAACAAAAAGAACAAATTATTCGCCGGCTCTGGTGGCAATGGCGCAGATTGTCAATGTCGGTGCACGGAGGCGCAAGTTGACTCCGCGGGAAGTCGCTCGACTCCAGAGTTTTCCTGACACATTCAAGATTCATGAAAGTACGGGAACGGCGTACAAGCAGTTTGGAAATTCAGTGAATGTGGAGGTTATCAAGCGGATGGCAAAGTTTCTGGTTACGGAGATGCTCACTTGAGATCCATTTCTGGAAGATGTTTGATACCGAAGAGATAATTCAGGTCTGCTACAAGATTCCACTTGCGCATTGATGTTCCAACACCATTATTGAATTTAATCTGTGTCTTGGAGATCATTTTTGATTCATTGTATGTCTCAATAAACACACTATTTATCTTGATTGTGGGATTCCACGTATCCTTATTGATAGGGCAGTCGCCAATCTTGAAGAATCGAATCTTCCAGGTTTTCTTATTTACAAATGCGTAGTAGTCTGCCGGCTTAGTGCAGATCCAGTGAACATCATTCATGATTTTGCGTCTCCGTTCAATGGAAAGAGAATTGAATCGAGTTTCATAGAGTTTTGCAGTATCCATACACGGCTTCTTGGCAACATCTGTCTTAGGACGCTTGGGCCACGTTGACTGATCTTCGCCGTACTTTTTTACAAGTTCAGCATTCTTGTCATCTTTGCTTGAGCCCTTTTCAAGGGCCTTAATTTGTTCAATATCTTGTTCAGTGCATCCCATTCGAGTCGCAGCAGCATTTGTAAGACACTTTTTAACGGCGGTTGCCTTTGATGCTGCCCCCTCTGCTATGCTAATCTTGAGCATATCATTATTCTCGCAGATTAGAATCAAGTCTCCTGTACCTTCTTCATCATCTTGCGTAGCATTCTTCAGATCAACAATCTTCATATCATCAAAGACTAGACCCTTTCCAACGGGTATCTTTTTAATTCTCTCAACTGCGGTAAGTGTACCCTTATTTCCATTCTTTGAAGGTTTAATATCTGCATGCTCAATTTCAGTAAAGAATTCGTGTAGTTCATCAAAGTTCTTATTTGTCATACCCATTCTTCGCAGGAAAACTAGAGATGTCCAGATTTCATATGCATTCCCTGAGTTATGATTTTTCACGTAGGGTGTAAGAACTCTACGTGCAATATCAAGAATGTGTGGCATTTTATTGATACAGAAGGTAATGGGACACTCCCTTCAAATTTTTTAGGCACAGCCCGCCCAAACAAATCTCACCACTAACTAAGTAATGGCCGAGTCGCCCGAAGGGCAGCAATGTCTTTTTTGCCTTGAAGAAGCAACATCTGAAAATACACTTGTTGAAATCATGTTTCAACAATATTATCCTCAACCAACATGTACATGTAGAATTACTACCCACACAGGCTGTTATATTCAGTATTCGATGTATAAAGGTCGTTCTGAATGTCCCATTTGTCACAGAATCTATGTAAGTGACCAGCCGCAGCAGCCTATCGTGCCTCCAGCCCAGACACAAGAATATATTATTATCGAAAACAGACTCTATCAGCATCAGCCAACTCTACCCATAGTTACATCTGAAGAGCCCCGTACTATCTGTATGCGTCCTTCACGTGCGATACGTTTTATCTTCTTGTGCAGCATGATTATTTTGTGTGCAGTCGTGCTATTTCTTCGTAAATAAAAAGTATTGTCTTCATGTAGGAAATGAACTCTGAAACAGGGGGCATCTTGGGTGTCTTCGGATTTTTAGCATCCATGGGCGGCCTTATCTACACAGCAATAAATCATAAGAAAATACGATGTCGTTGTTGTGGTAAAGATCTTGATATGTCAGTCGATATAGACCCAACTGATAAGAAAAATAAGAAGAAGCCTGTAGAAGAAGATGAGTCAGAAGTTCCAGATGAAGAAGCACCCGAACCCTCACCAGAAGCATCAGAGGCTGAATTAGAGCAAGAACCAGAGCCAGTCAAAAAAAAGATGAATAAAGTTTATAAACCAGGACGAGTGGCTCCAAGTGAATAAACCTATGCAAAATCCGGATTCCAGCCCTTTCCACCATCAAGAATCTCTTTCAGAAACCAGTTAATTGGCTTTTCTGGTATTGTATAATATGCATCTCCAAAATCAATAATCCAGATTTTATTTGTATCCGTTTCTTGAACAAAGTTATATCCAGTAATATCAATATATTCAATTCCCTCTTGTTCATAGAGAATCGCAAGAATCCTCTGAATCTCCTTCCAAATCCAACTAGGAATCATTGTCGGATCATCTGTATATAAATCCGCCAAACAGAGACCGTCAATCTTTTTCATGTGAACCGTCTCCCCCTCAATCTTATATATCTCTGGAGCAAAATTATATGTGGATGCAATGTTCTGGAGTTCAATCTCAAGTTTCGAAGAGATTACCTTACTAAATATAGACGACATACCTGCTTTAGTTGAATAGTATGAATTCAATTTTACGCCTTTAGCAGAGTCCATGCCCGTGTTAACCTAGTTAACCCAATTCCAGCCCCAAAACGCGGGAAAAAGTCGAACTTCAGGAACTCATCCAGTTCCGCCTCCACCCGCTCCTTTCCAAAGAGTTCAAAGAGTTTCGCTGCATAGCCACCCTCCGTGATGGAATAGAACATCTTGCGCATTCCATCAGGGTCACAGGAACGCTCCGCCGAACCAATTGTCTCCTGGCCGCAGATAATCACATCGATCTTATTGAAAAGATCGCCACTGCCAGGCTTCATATTCCAGAACGGGCTCGTCCGCAAGGGAAAATTCTGCAGGCTGACACAGGCGCCCTTCTCCCGCCACATACGGCCCTCATGCTCATCCTCCAAGATGTCGACCCCACCATACTCGGCGCAGACTGTATTGTAATCGACTACGACCGGCGCAGGAAAGCCGAGATGAGCCAAAAGATCCGCCTCCAATCCCTCCAACTCCTTCATGCCGCCTCGGCTCTCAAACTCGAACATCGGGAATATCTTTTCATGACGACCGGGTATCGGCGTCTTCTCATCCCGATATGAGGTGCTCACACAGAATACACCCGGCCACTCAGGATTCTTGAGAAGTTCATACTCAAGCCACATCTGACCTGTTTGTGGTAGCGGCCACACCAGTCCATTGTACATAAATGTCGCAACCGAATGAGGATTCTCACATGCCGCTAAAATGGAGAGACGCGACTGTGTCGGAACCTCCTTGAACCCCCGCGCAATAAAGAATTCACGAAGAAGGCAGACGAGTTGGTGGTAGTTCTCAGTGTCGAACATTTTGTATGACTATAAGTCGGGAGAATTTAATTTAGAAAAAAACCACGCAACAGGAGAATGATTCTCGTTTTACGAGGTCATATACGAAATTCATTCAAAGATGACCGTCTCTACAAATTTATAAAGGATCTATCAGAACTCTACACAGATCTCAAACTCTATATTCATACATGGTCTGTCCTGCAGAGTAAAATAAGTTGGAGGCTCCTGGAAGAGGATCCAGCCCCAGTTACAGAAACTCTGATTCTCAATTACTTCAAGGATTTGGCTCCCCGTATTCAAAAAATAATAATAGACAACGATGAGACGATTCAACTTATTGGGGCCACAGAAGGAATTATACGGCGCACACAGGCACCTCTTATTGGATGGAAGCGCTACTGGTATGGTAAGTATCAGATTGCAAAGTACCTGAAGGAAACTGCCGACCCTACTGAATCTGTAATTAATACGCGATTTGATCTATTTCATCTACCGTATTATTCACTTGAAGAGTCCAACCTTTTCTCATTTCTCCAGAAAAATCCCATGCCAACAAAAAATAAATTTATCCGTGATGGATGTTTTGCTGGAATGGACAATTTTTACATTGGAACGGTAGACAGCCAATTTCGCCTTGCAGATCGTTTCCACCATCAACTCGATTATATTCTCGAGTTTCATAAAAATATTTTTATCGACTATCAAGAATATTATGTCTATTATGCAGGTGTTTAATATATCTATTGTATAGATGTCTTCGCGGCAAGACTATATCCTAAATGAAATTAAAAAAGACAGAGAACCCGAAAGGATTCGAAGTTTCTTCTATGATATGACTACGAACGAAGAGTTTCGAAATCCCGAAACGAGTATAAAACAAGAGATAGTTCCACTCACTCCTGAGGATGCCGCCACATTTGTACATCTAGAATCTCCAGACTATGGAAATACTCTTATGATTGATGCTTCAAAAGATGTAAAGGGTATTCTACGAGCCTATTATCTTCCTCGTGCACAGCCTCATCTAGTTCCCTTTTTAAAGGCGCAAAGTGCATATCTATATGACCTCCAGGGCCGCTGGAAAGAGGCGTTAACCGCGTATACGTATCACGGAGATCGTTTTATTAATGGATTTTTACGAAATTCACTGAATCGATATGAATTTGTGAAAAATACAAATTCAGAAAATGAATATGCACTTAAAAAACGCTATACCTTTATTGACCTTATAAATAGCGTGAGATCTTCGGGTATCTGTCCATTCAAATATGCCATTAAAGAACGCTATCCAGATTTACGAAAGACATTTGAAAGTTTACCAATTATGGAAATATATTCAGACGAGTGGATTGAAACACACGGACGCGATTTCAAGTTCCCCCCACTCTCCTTTTCAATGAATGATGCTTCAGCATTTCAAAAAATTATGCAATCGACTTGGTTCAATTCAATTGAAAATGTGCGTCCTCTTGTTGAAAGTCTACTCGTGGATCTTCTTAAAATATTTATTAATTCTCCACGAGTGGCTGAAGATATTGTCGTTTATCGTGGAGTGAAGACAAATTATTATAGACCTGGTCCTATAACAAGTCGAGATTTCTGGTCAACGTCTATCAGTCCAGAAGTATCTCTATCATTCGCTTCATATCTTGGCAAAAATGTGCATTTTACAGTGGAAGAGATAACAATCAAAAAAGATGTACCGTGTTTATTTATTTCACAGTATTCTAAAGTTGGCCAAGGAGAATGGGAAATTCTCTTGCCTCCTGGTATAAATTATTTTATAGAAAATGATCTCTATTTGAAAAAAATGCCTGCTATACAGTCAAATAATGAAAATTCAGATTATGAATCTATGCAAAACGATATATCTACGCCTGATACATATATAAAGTATATGATGGATAAAAGAAAACCTAAATGGTTTGTTCTTGTAAATGGTATTCGTGCAGATTCATTTGATACAGAGATACCGATTGTTAAAAAGATATTTGCTGAAGTGGAGCAGCGAAAGGCTGTACTCAATGAGCGAAGAAGAATGCGCCATCTAGGCTGGGTTCCAGAAGGCCGTTCGGTTACACGAAACCGAAACCGAAATCAGAACCAAAATAAAAGCCGGCGGCGTAATACACAACGCAGGAAACAGAGAAACGAAAAATGGCAGAGTTCAGATGAAAATAATTAAAGAAGTTTTTTAATAAATTCCAACATTTTTGTATATTTATTTACAAATCCTCCAGGTCCTCCAGGAAAATGGTAGATAATTTTATTTTCAGGAGCATCTGCATTATTGATAACATAGTCTTTTAGCAAGTTGGTATCATACTTATTCTGCGTGTATGCATGATAAATAAGATACGGTTGTTCAAGAGCACTCGGAACAAATTTTCTTTTTACAATACAATCTGAATGAATATGTTCAATAACTGAAATAAATAAATTCTTAATTTCCACAGTATTCTTAAATAAAAGCACTCCACTTGTAAATCCAGGCATTTCACGGTCCCAGACAGAAAAGTCAAAAAGATCACCACCCCAGAATGAATGTCCAATCGTTCCCTCTTCAAGCGCATAGAGTTTTCCAGATTCAATGGGTAATTGAAACATACGAGATAAAACTCCGTTAATTAGAATATCCGTGTCGAGATAGAGAACTTTATCGTAATTCCAAATTGGAGCCCATTCATAAAGAAAAAGGCGAGCCATTGCAGAATGAAAAAGGGTATTAAATTCTATAAAAAAAAGACGAATAAAAAGATTTGATTCTTCTGCAGCGGCTTGAATTTCAGTCTGAAAGGTTGGGTGTGTAAAAATAACTATGTCTGTATTTTTATCAAGTCCTCCACAACGGTCAATCGACCGAAAGACTTCTTGTAAAAGAAGTATATAGTCTGTATTATAAAAAACACAGAGATATATGAGATTTCTTGACATCTACTTCTAGTACGCGCCCGTATTTAAACGCCAGACAGACTACCAAGTACCGGTACAACTCTTCGCACACGGTATAATTTTGGTAACCGAAGTTCCTTCCAGGAGAAATTCCATTTTTTTGGTTTATATTTTTTATTAATTTCAAGAAGTATATCCTTCGGGTTATCATCCAGATAAAATGTTCGTTCATATTCCGATTCATAGTATACATGAAATCCAGGTAATTTAATTACTTCATCACGGTCCTCTTTAGTTGTTGTATCAAATGGACGAATATTAAATCCGATTTTATACTCTTTACAGAATTGATGCACGGCATCAAATACCTCCTCTTTAATGGGTTTATCCCAATCATAGAGTGCGGTAATTCTGAATAAATGTGCAGTTCGATTTAGTTCGATTCGATGACCTGTTTCTGTAAATATATTTTCAATAACAGGATTTGTCAATGGGGGCTCCATTTCTATGGTTAAACAAGACATTTCCTAATTGTTCGCTTCAATTTTACCCGCAGGGTGAGTTTAAGGATTTGCACAGCCAATTAGTAAATGCTCTTTCCTCTCTCGTACTCAATTCCAGCCGAAGTGATTGTGCCGTATGTGCCGTTTAAAACAACTCATACTGCAGAGCATAACTATCAGTTTGATGACGTGGCTCCTTACATGGAGAACTACCGAAAGGCATTTTTCGGACATACATCACTAAAATGTGGTTGGGATTGTATGAGACATTATGAGATTCTCAGCCAGGGAACAATTACAGAGTTCACTAATCTTGAAGGTCTTCCACGCAAGACAATGACGAACTTTCCAAAGGCCCTTGTATTTAATTTGAACACAAAATACTATAACCTCACATTTGAAGAAATTCTGAAGTGTTCATCATCAGTAGTATATAACGACCTCGACAGTCTTCTATGCTATACACGCGAGAATCTAACAACAGAATCGGCTGCACGATATGTGCTTCGTAAATCTGGCCATGCTGACGCAAAACGGATCCTCTATCTGTCAAATGCAGATAAATCGGGAAATTATATGGTAGAGATGCTTGCGCACGGATTTTCACGCATCACTCAAGGCGCAGCAGATATGTGGCCCGATTTTGAGGAGCGATATGATAATTATCCTGTAGAGCCAACCAAAAAACTCTATGGAAAGGGATTTAATTATACGCGATTTCTACCAGCAGCATGGCGTAGGGCACCAAGTGCCGATTTGATTCAGCAGCGAATTAAGGAGAAATACTACGATGTCATTGTTCACTGTACATCCGAACAGTCAGATTTACAATATCCTTTTCTAACCGGTGAGGGAAATGCAAAAGAGTACTATGACTTGTCAGACATTGTACTTATTTGCGGAAATGATTGTGATAATTATTGGTCGCCTGAAAAACAGTGGTACATTCGCGATTCGCATGACTGCCCAATTAAATGTCTCGCCGATAAAGCGCCGATTTTTATTCGTGAATTGGGGAATTAGAGGGGCAGAATTAGAGGGGCAGAATTAGAGGGGCAGAATTAGAGGTATGGATTTCCCTTAATAGCATTTACTAGTTCAACCACAATTGTAACAAAGATAGTCGTACTTGCAGCAATACAGCAAACAACACCTACAATTTGACAAGGCTGTGATTCATGCCATGATTTTTTAGATAGAATCTCTTTCTTAGACTTTATCTCTACAAGTATCTCTTCATATTCATTTCCAGGATCTTCAGATAAATGAACGGTTTCCATACTTTTATCTGAATCTGTACACCTTATCAAATTTTATTAGTCTTATTAGTCCCTAACTTCAAGATAAAACTCTAGGAGGTAGTGCAAGGGTTCTTTCCACAGATAGTCCAATCAAGTGGAAGTGTATGCACCTTAGGTACCGAAGATTTAAGACCAGGTAGTGAGATATCTGTCACCCACGTGGGTACAGCTGTCCCACCCGTCCAGTTCCCACAGGGATCTCCAAGTTCCCAGCCATTTGGCCATCCATCTCCGTCTGAATCTTGGCATGCTAGCGTAAGATTCCATGTATGGCCGTTGGCTGCGAAGCCCAAGCCAAACTTATTATTTGCTCCACCACCCGCTGGCGCAATATGGCCGATTGCAAGTACACCGGGTACGCCCTTTGCATTGGGGCATAGTGGTACATATATCTTATACGCCTGCGTTCCAATTAAAGAGAGCAAAGCCATAAGAGAAAAAGGTGACATCCTAAACTTCTAACAGACTATTAAAACTAGAAATGTTTGGACCCATCTGTTCATTTTGTGGTACCCAAGGACATACTCTCATGCGGTGCACAGAACTCGTTAATCCTCTCAAGCCTGGATTTCATTCGGGCGGCAACGGTGGCGGAGGACATGGTGATGATGATGAGGATGAGCATTTAGACAAGAGGTACAGAAGCAGCCATCTGGATACCGCACTGTCCAGCGGGATTGAACTTGGCACCACGGCCCAGGAGAATGTAGCCCTTGTCACCCCAGTCGGCACCCCAAGAGTTCTTAACCTTGAAGTACTCCTTACCACCCTCTGTTCCATATCCAACCGCGAGAACACCGTGGTCTAACTGAGTGCCGCAGGCGCTGTCCATCACACCACCTGTGTAGAACTGGAAGACTGACTGGTCCGCCTCAACGGCAACGGAGACGGGCTGCGTAACAAGTGCCGTCTCCAGGGCAACCTCATTGTTCACAGGAACATCCTTGTAGCCACTGAGTGTCGCAGCCACCGGCTTACCTGCAGCCTCGCATGTATTTGGGCCAGTCGCCGTGTACGGGTACGCCTCTTCCGTGGTGATACCCTTATTCTTAATGATATACTCAAAGGCGTAGTCCATGAGGCCACCATTGCAGCCCTGATTACCCTCCGCCGTTGAGCAATCTACGAGTTGCTGCTCAGAGAGTTCAGGAAGAGTTCCATTTTTAAGGAACCAGGCACTCTCAACGGAGCCCGTCGTGCTGAATGCCCAGCAGGAGCCGCACTGCTCCTGATTCTTTACCGCCGTCACTGCACCCTTGGTAGTCCAATCCACGGACGCCGGGTTTGCCGTAGCATTAAAACTATTTTGAGTCACTCCACGAAGAGCACGACGCTTGCTCGGCAGCGGCGAAGAAACACGCGCCTTGAACTCATCTGCCGTTAGATCGGCAAACTTGTTCACACCCATCGTCCAGGAGTGATTGCCCGCATTGTGTGCAGCAATCTTCTTCAGATTGTCAGCATATACAGACTCACGGTAGTCGCGCTCCGTAGGCTGGTAGATCTTGTGGTTCGCACGTGCCCACTGCTTGAAGGTCGGTACCTTCTCACACACGGGTGCAGCAACAGCAGCAGAAAAAACAACAAGGGCAAGCATCTTTGTAGATATTCTATATATTAGATTTTTTAACCCAGCATCCTCTTAAACGTGGGAGCCCATTCATACATATCAATTAGATAGTACTTTGTGAGTAGACCCTCCAGTTCAGATAACTTATAAGGAGTCAAGAACCCGAGGCACTGGAGAACGGGCGCAAGTTCGCTAAATTTTCCATGAAGCACCTCCATAATTTCTTCTGGACGAGCATTCTCACCATACCAGGCACACTTATTCAGAATGGGTTCACCTTTGACCCGACGGCGATAATTCACAATATGGAATTCGACAAGTTCAATACACTTTGAGCGATAGAACTTCAGAATATGCGCATCAATATCTGGATTCAACCCGATATTCTTCTGCATTTCATCACCCGTTAAAAGCGTCAGATTAATGAAGTCCCCTCGGCGCGTATAATAGGGTCTATACTTCGTCAAATCAGTCATACAGCCTGCATCATCTCCGTACGTCATATCGAAGAGAATCTTTGACCTGAAGATGGGCTTATTTGAGGTAGTCTCATACAGGCGACGAAACCACATCTGCACCTCCTGTCCAGTGTACTCCTGAAGAACAAACAGCGTCTTTTGCTCAAGACTCTGAGCAACCAGACCTTCGACAATCCAGTCATCTTGCTGGTCAGAGTACTTGCCATAATGCTTGAATTCCGTTGGAAAGAGAATCACTTCGAGATCACCACGCACAAAGCGCCACCCATCAGCAAACTCGCTGAACTTAGCATCCTTGAAATACTCCATCAGCCATGGCAACTTGAACAATGGGTCATAATGGATTGCACGCTTAGGCATTGACACTTCCCGTAGAAAGACAGGGACAATCTGGTCCCTTTCAAGAATAATATGCTGAACTGGATAATAAGGTGCACTTCCAATCGCAAAGTAAGTGAAGGGACGCGGATTCTCACGACAGTAGTCGAGTAGGGGAGAGTCCATTATAGATTATTATTCAGTGACTGCCCCCCACATTTTCAAATTTTTCACGCCCTTGGACCTAAATCGCGCCACTATACTCAGACAGATGTCTCTGCCGCTCACAGTGGCAATTCCTACAATGCGACGCTGGGAGTCCTTCTTGAAAACATTTTTGCCTACATATCTGAATGCCCCGCAGGTTCGCCATGTTCTTATTTCAGATGAAACGGGCGAAGATATTGCGGCCATTCTCGCCTCTGAGTGGGCCTCTCATCCGAAGTTGATTCTCAACCAAAATCCAGTCCGTCTCGGAATTTATCATAACAAGCGGAAGTGTATTGAACTTGCGCCCACCGAATGGGTGGGTGTCTTTGACAGTGACAATTTTTTCCCCGCAGAATATTTTCAGAAACTCGAAGAAGTCTGGAACAAGGGATTCAATCCAATGCATTTTTACGCCTGCGGCCGTGGAATCTTCGTAAATGAAAATGACAATAAAGTCACAACACCTCTCGATATCTTTTCAGGGCATGTGCTCGATCGGTCAAACTGGAATGCTGTCTTTGATATAAAAGGCTGGAATTATATGCTCAATGATGGAAATTGGGTCGTTAATCGCTCTGTCTTAGCCCATCTACCAACCGATGTGCTTGATAAGGATATTCTCGCAGCAGATGCAATTTATATGGTTCATAAGTTTGTCAGCGCGGGCTACTCCTTTAATATTGTAGATGGCCTCTCTTATATACATACTGTTCATAAGGGGAGTACATGGATCGCAACATCAAAAGATTCTACGCGCATTTTTAATGAGACGAATTGGAAGATTGAGCCTCATAGTACTTCTTCGTCTCCGTAAATCCTCCCAGGAAACGACCTTCATGAAAGACCATCGGAAATGTCTTGTGCGGCTTACCAGAAAGGCCCTCTACATGTGCAAGAAATGCCTCCTTCTGCTCATTCAGAAACTCATCACAGTTTACTGCTGTGAACTTCTCCTCTTCAAGAAGTTCCTTTACAAAGGCACAATAGGTACAGTTTGTCTTGGTAAAGACAGTGTATCCAACAGTAGAAGGTACAGGAAACATCTATACTGAAGCCACGGAAATCTTTAGATTGAGTTTAATACTGCAGAGATGCTGAAGAAAAAAAGCGTGAGTCCTATTGTGATAACAACTAGAGCAAACCGACTAATTGCATTATATTGATTATAGTATAGAATGCGATGGGTTAGTTCTGAAAAAAGAATGGGTCGATTAATTCCGTAGCAACTTCTACAGACAGGGCAGAGTAATTTAGGATCTGTATGTTGATTCCATGTTGTTAGACACGGTTCACATACATTCATTTTACAGGTGCAGTATTTGAAGTCAGTAAGGGGAACTTTATTAAAACAAATAAAACAAGGTTCACCCCTCATCCCACTCTACTACGAAGGTCGTAAGGATTCATATTCATTGTAATCAAGGGAATACCCTTCTCCTTTGAAGGAACCACTGTAGAGATTTTAAAACCATGTCTCATGTACCAGTGAATAACTTTAGTGTTATTGACGGGTACAAGACAGAGACTGGATCTCTTTGCCTTTGAACGTGAAATCACCTCCTGAAGAAGTCGACTTCCATATCCTCCTGCTTGACACTCAGGGTCAATCCCAATATAGAAGAGTTTCGTATCCTTTACAAGTGTAAATCCAATAAGTACATCCTCGATAAAGAGGCCGAGACTTCTCTCAGTGTCACGTCGCCTCCATGCAACCTGAAACTGAGGGTATTCCTCTCGATCAAAGATACTTTGAAATAATGCGCGCACATCGCGATAATCGGTTGCAATAAGGGAACGCATTTCAGCAACACACATGGTAAACTTCCTTTCTACCTTCGGTTGATTCAAATTTTTTAGTTGGTTTCGGCATCGGCGCCTTCATTGCCTTCAGCGTGGCGTTTTGCAACATCAAGTAGGAATCCATCTAAGCGCTCATATTCATCTTCAGAATCAAGTTCCATGATTCTCTCTTTTGACAGGACAGACGCCTCATGGTACGCCTTATCATCTGTCATTAACTTCTCAACTTTCTCAATCCAGCATGATAAATCATTGCGGTCGCAACTATTCTCCGCCTTGCCAACGCATTCCAGAAGACCGGGAGACCGACTTACAATAACCGGTGTTCCACTCGCCATGGCCTCTACAGCAGTGCGTCCCCATGTCTCTGACTTGCTCGGCATGATAAGAACTTTCGTCTTTTTGTAAATACTTACCATATCCGTCTGCGTATCCAGATAGGTGAGATTTGCCGGCTTATCATCGTCTACATTCTGTTTTGCATAACTCCCCTTAATTCCGAGGAACTGGATTTCGGGAAGCGCCTTTGCGATTTGCGGTAAAAGCGGACCACCCTTATTTTCATTACAATTAATCAGTGTAACATATTTGGGGTCCTGTTTATCAAACTTGAATTTGTCTGTATCGACTTTCGGATGAACAACAATACTCGGATGAGCATTCGTACTCTCCAGTTTTATGAAATTCACATTGTAGACAACATAGGTCGGCGAACCCATGCGAAAGGAGAGTGTACTACGATTATCATTCTGCGTATGGAGAAAGATTACAACAGGCTTCTTGTATTCATCCACTGCTAAAAAGAGATCGTTGATAGGATAGTTCTGCGCTGCAATAAGATCAGCAGACTGGAAGAGTTTGCGGATTCCATCAGGTGCTTCGCCAAGTCTATCCTTCTTTATCGGGAAAATCTGTACTCCTTTGTGCTCAGGCACAACCCAACGATTCACGAGTACATAGACTGTCCAGCCCTTTTTCTTTAAAAAGGCAATCTGGTCCTCCGCCGTGATTTCGGAGCCTGCTAACACATTCGGAACATAGGAGTGCATGACCCACACAATACGCTTCTCTCCAGGACGTTTCGGGGGCACATTGGCTGCAGCCTTTGCATAGGCCTCCTCAGAGAGTTCAGGATCCTCCTGACCAGGAGTCCAGATACCCGCCTTTGAAATACGCTTTTTGAGATCCTTAATGAAATAGAGACTTGCGAGTACGGCAAAAAAAAGTATAAGAGCGCCATACAGTGCGCTAAACCCCGCCATCTACTTACACTCGAAAGATTTCCTACGCCTTGAGGGCACCCTTCTTTGACTTAGGCACCGGTGCTGCCGCGGGCTTTGCGGGCACCTGCAGACCTGCTGCCTTCTGCCAATCAGCGAGCCAATCAGTAAACATCTTTACACAGCCCTGGGCGGCCTGTTCAATCGTCTTGCGAGCATTCGCCTGGTCGCCTTCATGAATACCGACACGAAGAACCATATCATTTCGCAGTGGATGGGGCACATTGTAGCCAATATAGGTCACATTGTTCTGTCCAAAGAGATTCTCATCCACATAGGTCTGGAGAAGATTACCAAGTGTGTGGTCGCAACTCAGCAGATCCAGAATGTGCTCACGATGCACATCCTCCTTGGTCGCCGTGCTATCAACATATCGCTCGGGTACAGTGAATGTAAAGTCCCAACCTTCAAGGCGATTGGAACATGCGACAGGCGGCTTCAGATTACGCGGCATCTCTCGTGTAAAACTCGTGTAGCGCTGACAGAGTTCCTGCGCTTTTTTAATTGCCTCCTCAATAATCTGTCGTGCATCGACCGTTCCAATCGTCTCCACCGTAAAGTCAAAACTATTGGCCTCGCCCGTCTTCGGATCCGTCAGATAGCAGCGGTCAATCTCCATGGTCTCATACTCCTTACGCAGGAGCACACGCTTCTCCTCTGAGATATCGGCAGGCTTGGCTGCCTCCTCACCAGTAATCTTATTCATTGACTTGGCCCACTTTAGCATGAGTTCCTCCTGGCGCTGCGTATTCGGGTCGCGTGTGTAGCGATAGGCACACTGCGAAACAGGGATGAACCGAGCATGTTCCTTTCCAATACCAATGGAGGCCTTCGCCGTGAACTCAATCTCCTGCGGCTCATGATTTGCGCGATACGGCTTCAGTACAGTCAGGAGAATTCCTGCATCAAAGAAGTCCATTGCATCCTTCGGAACATCCTCCTCCTTTCCGTCCTTTCCAACAAGGCGCACTGCGGTAATATCACTTGAAGTTACATCAAGAAGACGGTCAGTCGTATTCTTTACATTCAACTTGAAGAGGTAATCTGCGGGGGCACCATGCTTTGCACTGTTCCATCGAATAGGAACAAGACCAATACGGTCCGCGAGCATCTCATTTGTCATCGAGGTGCTGTTCTTCATAATACTTACATCCGTTGAAGTTCCCATATCATTCATATCACTGCGAAAGGCAACACTTTCAACGCCAGTGAGAACGAGTCTGCGAAGAGTATTGGCATAGGCGACATTCGTGTTTTGTAGTGTAAACGTGAGAAGTTGAGTTCCATCCCTCTGTACTTGCTTATTGAACTTGGTAAAATACGGTGTTGACATTTGCTACTTGCCTTCTACTTGGATGAAGCTTTCAATTTTAGGCCTAGGGCCCAGCCATTTTATGGCGTTGCGGTTGACTCCCGTGAATCAGTTCTGAAGAGAAGATAATGGAGTCTGCGTCCCCTCCTCACATCTGCTTCTATAGCAACAAGTGTCCTTGGTCAAAGGCTTTTATTGAGGAGTTGGCGAAAACGCCGTGGAAGAGAGAATTTCGTTATATCTGTGTTGACCCCGGCCCCCAGAGGCCACAACTTCCGAAGTGGCTTGAGAAGACACCTACGCTTGTCGTTCGTGGAGAGAAGGAGCCACGCACAGATGCTGATGTAATGAACTGGATTTATGAACGCAAGATGCGCGAAACAGTTGCCGCTGCACCGCCGGCCCAGCGGCCTGCCGATCCCGCCGCCGCAACTGAGCCTGAGGCGTGGAATATGCTTGAACTTGGCACAGGTCTTGGATCAGGCGACTCCGCCTATAGTTTTTATGGGTCAGATACATCTACAAACGGAAATGGAGGAGCCTCTCTGCCTGGAACCTTTGCCTTTTTGAGTGGACAGGCTGCTCCTGGCTCAAAGGGACCTGATATGTATCCCGGTGGTGCTGGAAATGGTGGTGAGAAAAAGACCAAGCGCGAGCAGATGTTTGATTCGCAAATGGAGGAATATATGAAACACCGTGACAACGGAATGCCGAAGGGTCCAGGGCGTGTGTAAATATCTAAAGATATTCCTATAGATTTTACTAAGAAGAATGTCCCAACCCAAATCACGACTCGGATTTTTTAATGACAAACTGACTGAATTTTTCCGCGACCTCGCCTACGCCTTTCCTGAGGAGCGGGACCTGCAGAAGGCGAGTGAGTACATTGAGATGGCAAAGAGGTCAAACCCGAGGCTGATTCTTGATATGTTTTATGAGCATGTATACGTAGGTGCTCATGAAATGGTTGAAAAGGATGACGAGGAGGGTGTAATTGCATTTGCAAAGAAGAAGATTGAAACACAATACAATGAAATCTCGTCGGCGCTTGGAATCTTTGATAAGCACTGGGCGACGCTTGACGATACGAATCGGACTGCAATCTGGAAGTATCTCAAAGTTCTCTGTATACTTTGCGAAAAGGCAAAGGCCAGCGCGTGAAAGCCACTGCGAAAAGCCACTGCGTAAGGCGACAGCGTAAAGGATTCTACATCTTTCTCAAATAGATGCAATCTGTATTTGTCAAGAAGTATGATGAGTTTTGTACAGACCTCCTTGGTGCCTGCCCAGAACTCACGGCGGAGATTACGGCCGCCAAGGCACTTGCACCCGAGATGAAGGTGAAGCGATTCAAGGCCGAAGTGAACGCATCACCGCAACGCAAGGCCGAGAACTGTCCGAACTTTGTTCTGCCTGGCGTGAAGATCACCAAGGCCATTTGGGCTGAATTATCTGATAAGACAAAGGCCTCAATCCAGGAGTATCTAACACTTCTCTCCATGTGTGCACTCTATGAGGGTATGCATGACCTGAGTGGTGCTGACCAGAGTGAGTTTCTGAAGGGATTCATGGAGAACTGGAAGGAGAAGTTGGCCGGTACAGACTTCAAGAAACTCGCCGAGAAGTTTACTGAATTTCTGGGGGCGGCGGGCATGGGTGCAGGTGCCGCAGGAGCCGCAGGTGCAGCCGCGGGCCTTGGAGGTATGCCGAATCTTCCCGAGCGTTTTCTGAAGGGTAAGATTGCCAAGTTCGCCGAGGAACTCGTACGTGAGTTTTCTCCCGAGGACTTTGGCATGTCAGAGGCCGATATTCGCGCCTGTGAAACGAATCCCATGCGCGCCTTTGAGGTGCTCATGGAAGCCTATACATCGAAGCCTGATATCCTACAGGGCGCGATTAAGAAGATTGCACACCGCATGCAGGAGAAGATTCAGCGTGGTGAACTTCGCCCCCAGGACTTAGCCGCCGAAGCCGAGGAAATTATGAAGGAGTGCACAGATAATCCGCAGTTCACTGAAATGATGGAGGGATTCCGTAATGCCTTCGGTTTTGCCGACATGGATACGGCGCGTGAGGCGGGTCGTGAAGGAAATGCCCGACTTGCTGCGGCTCGTGCTCGTCTCCGTGCGAAACTTGAAAAGAGAAAGGGACAGAAGTAAAACCTAGTAAGCACTAGAGAGGGACATGAAAGTCACACTTTGTGATCCATATGCCTGGGAAGACCCTTTGAATTTTCTAAGAAATGCCTGGGGAAAGTCATTTCAATGTGCACAGGGTCGCGCACCGTGCTACAGTGAAGTTATGAATCAAATCATCTTTATCTATCTGTTTGCTTTTCTAGCGACGACGATTATAGCCATCTTTCTGCAATACGGTATGGCCATACCGATTGGCCTGATTTTTACGACACTCTACTTAATTCCTGCCTTCCGAACCCTGCAGACAATTCAGGCACAAGGTGATCCTGGCTCAAGTCAAATTGAGAACTTTGACGATGTTGCCCCCACACAGGCAGCATCTCCGGATGCAATGGAATATACTCGTCCCACGGCATCCAATCCCTTCATGAATGTCTTAGTGAATGAGATTAAGTACAATCCTACAAAGCCGGCTGCACAGGATATAAGCAATCCGAGTGTTTCAGGTATGCTTGACGATGTATTCCGTGTTCAGTTCACAAGTGATCCTACGGATGTATTTGGAAAGACACAGAGCCAGCGTCAATTTGTAGCCATGCCGTCGACCACTGTTCCTAATGACCAGGGGTCGTTTGCAGATTGGCTCTATCGCATTCCTGGAAAGACGTGTAAGGAGGGTGGTCGTGAAGCCTGCTTACCTGGTACGGATGGAGGCCCTGTTACATGGCTCAATGCTGATAGGTGAGCGGTTATGCCCTAAATGCCTTCTGTGTAACAAGTTTTGCTCCCTTCTTACAACTAAATCGTTTCAATGTTCTGCCCCGAGTCTGTAGTACTGACTTGGTACAGATTGCAATCGCAGCGCTCTCACGAGCGGCTGCACCTTTAGCGCCCGGCCGCAGCCTCAGAGTCTTCCGCACAGCCTTTACACAACGGCAGAAACGAGTGGCCTGCTTCTCTCTCATTCTAGTTTTACATCCTATTTTTTCCCTTGTCTCAGTCAGAATGCAGATCAACCGGCTTACACACACTCGTGATGACCTATGCGGAATAGAGTCTTACTACAAACAGTCTGTAGGTGTTGGTGCCTACTACACTCGCAACCTTGTTCCCGATGCTCGTGTCGTGAATCCTCTCTCCGTTGACCAACTTCAGATGTACCCGAAGGAAGGATACGGCTACAATAATAAGTCAATCGACGTTGACTCCGTTCTCCGTAATCAGCCCGAGTTCAAGAATAACCGCTGCAACATCCGTCCTCAGGCGCGTCCGTTCTTGACGGTGCCGTTTATGGGCACAGGTCGTGGAAATCCGGATGTGGAGACCAATCTTCAGCACAGCGAGATGGTTCGCCAGGGCAAGGAGTGCGGTACAGTGACGGAGCAGGAGTTTGAGGGACAATATACGCCGCTCATCCCGACGCTGCAGAAGAATATCCAGAACCCGAGGAACTTAGTCCCCGAGGTAGCTGCGAATGGGTGGATCCGCGGAGGTGTTCCCAGCCGCAATTACATCCGTGATGTAAATTGTTAAGCAGGAAAAGAATGGCCGGATATCCGCTCAATGGCCCGTTTGAACAACCTCCTTCTTGGGAGAAAAAGGAGAATCCGCAAGCATATGACCAGTCACCGTTTTATTATGTAAGCGCAAAGCCTGGGCGCAATATGCTTGGCGTCGTTGGAGGAAATGAAGCAAGTCTTATAGTAGGGAATCAAGTGGACCTGGAATCAGACCTACGGGGGATTAATATTCCGAACACTTTTTGTCCCTCACGGCAATATCAACCTCCGAAGGAAGGACAAACAAAGATACAGCGTGATAATGTAAAAACAAAACAGAGCGTTGAAACTACGCTTAAACACATACCTGCCATTCAGATGTGGGCATACCCTGTCACCTTCGGCCCCGAGCCCTTGAAGACAGATGCATGTGGAACACCAGAGCGTTATTAAGGTAATATGATGATGACTTTGGTCTGAGTATTACCAAATAATGTATATGAAGGTACCATGTCTGGCGGTTTCTAAAAAAGGCCCTCGTGGCTTTGTCAAATGTAGAGGTTTTCAAAATCCCTACATTTGAATAGTAGTAGAATGCTGGCTCCTAAACAACAGGCTCTAACACGCCTCCGAAACGACGACTTTCGTCAGGCCGATGACCAGCGGATCACAAGTTATGCGCTGAGATACTATCTTGGTAAGCCGAACCATCAATGTGATGTCACATTCCCCGTCGATGCCACGACACGCATCCAGTTTGCAGGTGATAGTTTCCCCCAAGGCAAGTGGCGCACGGATGTAGAGTCTGACTTGAAGAATATCAACCGCATGGGCACACGTGTCCGCTGTGATGACAAGCAGTACAACCCCGATACGAACGATTTCAACAATACCTACTACAAATCTGCGCCTGACATGTCATTTCCGATGACGTTTAACAAACTCATAAATCCTCCTTGTACTCTCCGGGCCACGGGATGGAACAGATGGATTGACGTGCCTCATCAACCTCAGGCGACCTTCGAGACACCGTTCGATTTCCACATACCGAGCCGTGACCTCGACAAGGAGCGAAATAAAACGCATTAAAGTTGTCTAGAGTTAGAAGCCATGGAGGTCGCAACAATTTTGGCCCTAGCAGGCCTAGGATATCTCGTTACTAAAACCACTGAATCCCCCAAAAAGAAGAAGGAGGGCTTTCAGTCGTATGCTTATCCGTCACCCCCTACAAGTGCCCTTTCTCAGACACCTTCGGGCCAGTCTCCTAGAAGTTCACCTGCACAACTTGATATGATGTATGAAACAAGTTACGGAAAGACGTACCCTTCGCAGCCGAATCCTGCAACTGCATCTGGTCTGCTTCCTACCGATTATGCCCGTACCTCACCGCAGTTTGTGAATCTGGCCGCAAGCCCTGCAATGGAACCTAATCAGGATGGAGGCTCACGCATCTTCAATCCTATACCGCAGTCAATTGATGCTGCAAAGCCCTCTGTGGCCATGAATGCCCCTGGAATTGAGGAGAATCCCAACTATCTGAGTGGTGAAACGGTTGTGAGTCCGCTGAGTGGTCAGGTAATGTCAACCAAGGACTTTGTTCACAATAACATGCAGCCTTTCTACGGTGGTCGTGTCAAGCAGAATATGAACATCGAGACAAATGTGAGTATCCTCGATTCATACAATGGAACTGGAAGCACACAGATTGCGAAGCGCGAGGTCGAGACCATGTTCGACACAAATAAGTCACCTTTTGGCAATCCCTTCGGTATGGAGGATAACACAGACTTCTTCCAGAGCCGCATGGAGGATCCTGCGATGCGTCGTCGCGATGGTGAGCGTCCTTTCGAGCCTGTGAAGGTCGGTGCAGCCATTGGAGAGAAGTTCGGCGCGACTGGCAAGGGTGGCTTTCAGCAGTACGAGGTGAATGAGCACATGATTAATAATATCCGTCGCACAGATGACCTGCGCACGGCAGATAATCCGAAACTCTCCTACAAGGGCACGGTGGTTCGTGGACAGCAGTTCATCGGCAAGTCCATGGAGAATCCTGGCGAGGTTCGCAAGTACCGCCCTGATGGATTTTTCGTGGATCAGGAGGGTGAGCGTTTCGTTGGAGCCTTCTCTGAGGAGTCCCAGCGTGAGACGGCGCGTCCTGTTCAAGTCATGCCGTACACAACACGTACGGATACAACGACGGAACTTATTGGTCCCGCGGCCAGTCAGGAATTCGGTGAAAACTACGTGACTGGCTCCTACCGTACGCCGATGCACCAACAGTTTGGTGGAGCGGGTATGCGTAACGCTGACATGTCAACGTATTCAAGTGCAGACACTGATGCACCTGAGAATGACTATGGCAGGTCTGGTTATGAAGTGCGTCCTAACGAGCGCTTCTACACGAGCGACCGCGTCATGGGCCTGAACGTAACACCTGCAGATACACAGGCAAACACGGTTCACTATGCGGATGACTCTCGTCCTACACGTCGTGAGGAGACAAGTGGAAATATTCGCCAGACGGGTACACCTGTTGGCTATGCAGGTGGTGCACCGGCTATTACAGTCTGGGACCCCACAGATGTTGCGCGTACAACGGTCAAGGAGACAACGGTTAAGTGGGATTACCGTGGTATCGCGGCGCCTGCCGATGGACCGACGCGCCTCACAGTCTATGATCCTGATGATATTGCTCGTCCCACGCAAAAGGCCCAGATTTCAGCGAAGTCAGAGTACTATGGTGGTGTCAAGGCTGCCACGGAGAAGTTCACCAGCCACCAACAGGCGTACAATATGCGCCTCAACCCGAATAAGGAGGCCGTCTCGAAGTTGCCTAAGCCGTTTGCGGGCAACGGTGGTCTGGGTACATTCAACTCGAATGTTGTTCAGACATCCAAGAAACTCGATGTGGATATCATTGATGACCGTGCTCTTGCTGTGAACAATGTCGTTGGCCTCCCGCCTGGAGCGGGTGATATTGGTCAGGTCAAGTACCGTGCTCCTCTCAAACTCGATGTGAGCACCGAGCGCAATATGCAGGTAATTGTGGATGCGGTGAACAACAATCCTCTACAGCAGAGTCTGCAGAAGAATGCGGAGCACGATGAGGCACTTCTGATGCAGTACCTCAATTCACGCGCGTAGGCGTAAAGCATCGTTGCCAATTTAATTCAAATGCCACAGCCCGCTTGGCTTGTTGCAGGACCCCCAGGTTCAGGTAAATCCACGTTTATTCGCTCTGAAGCGCAAAGACGTGGAGTCAATCTTCTTCATTGGAATGCGCGTGTTGATCGTAGTTTGCGCGATGGTCGCGATCGCCTTCATATTCAGGTGCGATCGCGCGAAGCATCCATTCTTTGGATCGAAGGCGTCGAAGATCTTACACAGGAGGCACAGGCCTTCTTGCGTCGTATTCTAGAAACGGCCATGCCCCAGGTACTCTGTATTCTGGAATCCACCGAGCCGTGGCGTATCTCACCACCGGTCCTTTCACGCTGTATCTACAAGGAGGTGCGTTCATGGAAGAATTCTCTAAAGGCGGAGGCCCAGCCGCCAAGTCTCGAAGGTGTTCTGGAGGCATGGAATAAAGGTGAAGATCCGATTACACTTCTACAGAAAGTCTTGGAGACCAAAGGATTTGTTCCGCAGGAACTTGTTCTTGAAGCGTATCGGCGATGGGGAAATGGAATGAGTCCGTGGTTACTTTTAGCATGGCTCGTTGCCGAGAATAAGGCTGCTACGCGCGTTTAATGGCGTACGATACGAAACCGCTTCTCTTTAGAGAAATATGAACGTCGGTGGAGATTCTATCAATGTCTACGCCGAGGCAAAGACGGAGTACACTCGACAACTTTGCCAGATTCTATCACCGGCTTTTCAGATCTATTTCCTGGATTTACTGAAAGTTGCAAAGGACAAGGAGCCCGAAACAAAGCGTCTTCTCTGGAACTTCCAGGCACTCCTTCAGGAGATTCCGGACTGGAATCAGGATAAGGTTCTCAGGGAAACGGAGAAGATTCAGAAGGATTCGAATTGTGATTATCTGGAGGAACTGCTTACGGCTGTATTCATTGCGCACACAAAGGTTCTCTCAGCCATTCGAATCACTACGAAGCAGAAGAAACTCCAGATTACAATTCCGAAACTCGACCACTTTATTCACCGCACGCTGAGGGAAACAGGTCGTCTTCTGTGGAACAATGCCTTCCTTTTTGCGGAGCAGGGCTCCTCTATGGACCGCCAGAAGAATATGCGCCAGGTCGAGGCCCTCATTGTTGAGGGTATCCAGCAGTCAATTCGTAGTCTGCTGCCTGTGAAGACAATCCTCCGTGAGTACCTCAATGATGATGAAGGCGAGGGTGCCGATGCAGAGGATGAGGAGGAGGGTGAGGCAGAAGTTGTTGCGACGAAGGAAGCGGAGGTTGAGACAAAGCCCGAGGAAAAGCCGGCAGAGCCTGTAGTGCCTGCAGTTGAGGAAAAGCCGGCCGAGCCAGTGCCTATTCCTGAGGCCAATACGCAGTCTGTTCAAGCCCCTAAGAGTTCTATGAAGTCGACCATTACAGTAAACAAGGAGGCGGGCGTTGAATCTGCGCCTGAAGTCTCAGAAAATCAGCAGACACTCGTTGTCGATACAGAGCCGACGGTAAGTTTCACAAATATGGATACAATTTTCGATAGCAACGATCTGGAAGGGAATGAAATTGCAACGCACTCCATGTTTGAGGGTGGTGAGGTGGAGCGTATTGAAACAATTGATGCACCTCCGGAACCGCTCGATGGATTTGAAGACCTTGATACTTTGGGCAGTGCGATTGATTTTGAGGAAATAACAGCGTAAAAGTTTTCTAGGGGAGGGCAGTAAATGTTTGGCACGAGCACACCCCTTTTTCTTACAGTTCTGCTTGGCGGTTTAATTCTATCGGCACTTGGAACTGCACAGACGATTTATTACCAGAATGAGCCCTTTCAAATGAAGGGTGCCATTCGTGATTTCTGCATTGGAGCCATCATGGTGAC